CTCAGGTTTTTCACGCCAGGTTTGAATGTATGCCTCTTTGACGTCGTGGGCCAATGCCCGGGCAAATTTCTTACTCTGCATGATCTTTTGCATCTTGCGGGCGTCAACGATTTCAACGCCTGGCAGATTTTCAAACACTGTTTGCAGTTCTTTTTCCGAGAATTCAATGGTCACTGTGATCTTGTTCATTGCGAGCTCCTTTTTGCTTTGTATGCCATTATTATAGCAAATTGGGAATTTCCGGTCAAGAAAAACCCTGCATCAAGCAGGGTTATAAAAGGTAATACTTGAGTATTAGTGTTAATCCACATGGTGCTCGGTCTTGAAATTGCCATTTTTGAACCCAATCTCTCCACCTTCTGCCTCAATGCGCCGGTACACATCTTCCAACAAGATGGGTGCAAAGTCGGTCTGTTCCACACACACGCAATGGTACCGGGGATCAATTTCAGTGCCGTACAACACTTCGCCGGACCGGGCATCAACACCACGAGCACGTTTCACGCGACTGGCATGCAAGTGTCCGTGAATGTTGGTACCAAAGCGACCCAACGAGGCCTCATGCACAGGAATATGACTCAAGATCATGCCGTTCATCACATGGTATGCCCGCAACTCACGAAAGTATTCGCGATACTCCACATCCGGAAAGATGTCATGGTTGCCACGGATCAACACCTTGTCGCCGTTCAACCTGGCCAATGTCTTCAAGGCCCGGCGGTTGATAACAACGTCACCCAAGTGATACACCTTGTCACTAGGCCGTACACGATCGTTCCATCGGCGGATCATTTCCTCGTCCATTTCCGCAGGGTCATCCCAGGGACGCAACTTCACAGTGGGGTCGTCGGGATGACTAAAGCGACACACACCCACATGGCCAAAATGCGTGTCACTGACTAAAAATACAGCTGGCATACGCCCTTCCTTTCTTTCTTTTTGTAATTATAGCACAAGGAGCAATTCGGGTCAAGTAATACCTGAGTATTACAATTTAATATGTGTAGAATTCTTCTGTGCGTTCCGGAAATAAATCAACCCGGGTATCTTGTCTGCGTATGTCCAGGGTCAAACAATGTAGGCCACCGTCCCAGAATGTGCGTGTTCTAAATGGCAATGCATGTGCTGTAATTCCATGACATTCTAGTTTGCGAAATACGCCTTCGTTTTGGCCCAGCATCAGTACATTATGCTCATCAATTACCAAACAATTGACTTCAAAGTAAGTTTCTGTGTAGTCACCAATCCAGTCTTTGGCATGTGCAATCACATGCTCGTTGAATTTTGCTGACTCAGTGACGCCAGGCAAATACCACTTGCCGTTATGGCTGGCACCTTTTTTCCAGTGAAGATTGTGCTTGAAAAACTCTGGTTGATTTATGTTGATGCACTCCCAGCCAGGAAATGTGCGGTCATAATCTGAAAAATACTTGCTGGTCAGCAGCACTCCGGGTTTGAGCACGGCAAAACACCCGTCCACATGCCCGCCATTGTTCAATAGATGCAACCGATAGTCTTTGAATATATCCTTAAGGATATTGATATCACCAACATCTTCTTTAGAGTATGCAGTGTCTAGATAAAGATCACGCCCGGCACGTACGGTATATGAACCGCATATATGAGTGGCCACAGGAACATCATCACGGTTGACAATGCAACTGCCGGGATCCTGTGAGTAGTCGGAAATGGCATCGGCCCAGGATTGGTAATACCGAGAGGATCCGTACAATGTGTTACCAAAAACTAAAAAATGATCACGTGGTGTGATCATGGGCTTGTGCAATTGCCCTGCACTGGTGGGATGGCTAGGGTGGTACAAAAAATTTTCAATGCGATCATATTGAGGTCTGCGTACTTGAACACCAAACTCTTCAAGTTTGCGCTGTATCACTGCTAGATCTTCTTGAGTTTTTTCTGTAATTTCATAAAAGATATCACGTACTTCTGATTCCAAATGATCATAGAAATGTGCAGGATAACAATCGCCCAGCCAGACTTCTTCCAGGCGCCCCCAATTGGTGTAGCTGTTTACTCTGGGGGTAGACGAAAAATTTGATGTAGTCATAATTTTGTATATTTAAATTATTTAACAATTTGGGAATCATTGGTCAAGTGCTACTTGGCAGTTACTTCCAACCAGGTATGGTCGCCCATGTACCGGACCTGTGCCTGGTACTCGTAGTCTTTGGGCGCACTGCTGGACCAGTCATCGGGACCATGCGGGGTCAGCAGGGTGTGTTGTCGTCGTCGATCCCAGGCCAACCAATATGTTTTGCCCATCACAGGACTGAATTGGTACACTGCCGCATGCACGAGATCTGTAATGTCCAGTCTACGTCGAATGTCGTCTGCTTGCTGTTGCAACACACTAACCAGTTGCATAATTCGATCATACTCTTGCTGGGCATACATCCTGGCATGATTGATCATGAGGTCTTTTTGACTCTCAACAGGCACTAGATCAAAGGCAGGACCCAGTGTGCTGGTGGCATAGGGCGTGACATTGCGATTGAAAAAATGCACCAAGGTGTTGCCAGTTGCCACATCAAAGCTGTCGCGACCCTTGGCGCTGTTGCTTTCTTCCACAATTAGAAAGGTTGTTTGTTGCGTCTACGTGGCTGAACTTCTGTTTCACGATAGATATAGTCCCGACCAACTTTGCCAGCTTCAATCTCCAGCAAGGCTGTGACTGCCGGACTGTGTGGAAATTTTAGATCAATCTTGGGCAGGTCTCCTCGACTGAGTTCTCTCATGCGGCGAGCTCCAGCCAAGATCAAGTCGTATCTGTTGCCGATCATGGCCACTGCTGTTTCTGAGTCGAGTCCAGCTGTTCTGTTTGATGGGTGTTTCATGGTTCTTCCTTGGTTGATAATCCGTTTGAATGTCGATCTGTTGTCTTGTCCAGGTCTTGGAACAGGCGCTTTTCTTGCTGTGTCAATCTATCTTTGTGTGTCTTGCGTGGATTGCCACATAGGTAGCACTGCGAATTACCACAGTCCATGGCGCGACGTTTATGCAATCTATGTGGTTGTTTTATGTCCGGTCCCGGTGTCAATGCTGGGTGGTGACTGGCCACGGCAATTTTGAGCTGTCTAGCTATTGCTACATCTTTCTTATGTCGTCGTCGGCTGTTGACAAATCGGGCTAGTTCGTTGCTCATCCACCACGTCCCACTGCTCGTTGCACTGGTCTGCCTGCTACTATAGGAGTGCTGGGTTTTTTAGATTTGCCACTTTTGCTGGTTTTGGTTTTGGCATCAGGATGAGCAGCGGCCTGTTTCTTGGCCAGTGCGTCTTTCAATGCATCGGTAAATTTTTTGGGTTCAGTTTGATTGGTCATACTGTTATTTACATCCTTAATATACAGTATAACAAAGATCAGCGGCGGTGTCAAGACAAAAGGCCCGAAGGCCCTTTTGTTTTTACTGTGTTTCTTTATGTGCAGCCAAGGCCTTGGTAAAGCGGTTGGCATGTGAACGTTCTGCTTTGGCCAGGGTCTCAAACCAATCAGCAATTTCGTCATGACCTTCATCACGGGCTGTTTTGGCCATACCAGGATACATGTCAGTGTATTCATGTGTTTCACCATGAATAGCTGATTCCAAAGCTTCGGTAGTGGTTTTGGCACTCATACCTGTACCTGGGTCACCGGAACCACCTTCGATCAGATATTCCATGTGACCATGTGCGTGTCCAGTTTCACCTTCGGCAGTGCTGCGAAACAAAGCAGCAATGTCGTTGTCACCAGCTACATCGGCCATGTTTGCAAAATACAAGTAACGACGATTGGCCTGGCTTTCACCAGCAAATGCTTCTTTCAAATTCAATTCGGTTTTAGTTCCTTTTACGGATTGTGTCATGGGTTCCTCCTATTAGTGACATCACTAGTATATAGTATTTCTATGTCACTGGTCAAGGCATTTTGCCATTGTATTTTTTAATGTCAATGTTTGAAGTTTTCTATTGGTCGGCCCTGACGGGATCGAACCGCCACCGCTTGTTTCGAAGACAAGCATGATATCCATTTCACCAAGGGCCGGTGTTTGCTAAGTAACGTATGACTGAACTATTATACACCTTGATTGCAACACATATCACCATTGTTGCTGTCACACTGTTCCTGCACAGAAGCCAAGCACATCGCAGCGTACAGTTTCATCCTGCGGTGGCACACTTTTTTAGATTTTGGTTGTGGCTCACAACTGGCATGGTCACAAAGCAATGGGTAGCTGTGCATCGCAAGCATCATAGATTCAGTGATGTAGAAGGTGATCCACATAGCCCACATGTGTATGGAATCAAAAGAGTCTTTTTCAAAGGAGCAATGCTATATCATGCGGCATCAAAAGATAAAGTCATGGTTGATACATATGGTGTTGGTACTCCTGCTGATTGGATTGAGCACAACTTATACAGTGCTCACTCCAGACTTGGCATTGGCATTCTCCTTGTGCTCAACACTTTGATATTTGGCTGGTGGGGTATTGTGATCTGGGCTATACAAATGATATGGATACCATTCTGGGCTGCAGGTGTTGTGAATGGTGTGGCACACTGGTGGGGATATCGCAATGGCAAAACCAAAGATCAAAGTCGAAATATCATGCCTTGGGGCATTGTGATCGGCGGCGAAGAACTACACAACAATCATCATCTTGATCCTGCCAGTGCTCGACTCAGCAGACGCTGGTGGGAGTTTGATATTGGATACATGTACATACGCATGCTTGGCGCTTTGCGTTTGGCCACTGTGAAATAACTGGTGCTCAAGTACAGAATCGAACTGTCGATTAATCCTTACCATGGATTCGTTATACCACTTAACTACAAGAGCTGTTTGGAGCGGATGACGAGGATCGAACTCGTGACTTAACTTTGGCAAAGTTATGTGTTACCATTAGCACCACACCCGCAATATCTTACGCCGCCCGCAGACCTTTGAAACGATCTGCGGCATAGCTGGCTGCAAAAGCCTCAGGCTTCACAAAAGGAATCACATTGCATGTGCCTTTGATGTAGCCAATGGCCTGTGAAATCACACAGCTGGAACCATGCATTTCGTTGGGGTTGATGTCCAAGTGAACTTCAACATCACGCCCTTCCAGCACTTCGGCCAATTTCAAATACAGTTCTGAAACTTTGTAAACTTCAGTCATGAGTCTCATGGCCGGCTTTGATGCTTTTTGGTCCCACACACGTTCACGATGTACTTCGCCAAACAGTTTGCAACCGTTGTTGCCGTTGATGTGAACCACAACAGCCAACACATAGTCTGCCCACCATGCACCGTCAATTTTGATGCGTTCTGAGTCGCATCCAAGGTAGATGCGTGTTTCTGGGCTTTGAGCCCGGATGAATTTGGCCACTTGGTCAATATCAAGTTTTTTCATATGCACTTTCAAAATTATTTATGTTTGACTAATGGTGCCCCAGAGGAGACTCGAACTCCTAAAATTTGGTTTCTAAGACCAACACGTATACCAATTCCGTCACCGGGGCGTTAAATACAATATGATTCCAGTATTTAAAGATCAATCCAAAATAGAAGTACTCTTTGAAATTTTTTCCAATCAACCATATGTGCCACGGGCGTATTGGACCAACAATCGAGGATTTGAATTAGACTCATTATTGGTGCCTCCTCCAGGTTCCGACCCTGGTTCCCCGGATTTTCAATCCGGTGCTATGACCACATCAGCTAAAGAGGCATGTTTGGTACCTTGTGACGGGATCGAACCGCCGACATTCGCCGTGTAAAGGCGCTACTCTACCGCTGAGTTAACAAGGCATATTTGGCGGAAGACGGAGGAGTCGAACCCCATCCCTGTTAAGAGAACCTGGTTTTCAAGGCCAGTCGCAGGACCAACCCCGCTGCATCATCTTCCTTGGATTTAATTATTGTTGACTCAAACAGTTTGGACACAAAAAATCAACATTGCCCTGAGCAAAATTCTTTTGATTGCCGTCCTGATGAAACAGTTGTAGTTTCAATGGCCTGCTGTTGTAATCAGCAATGCCGCAACAAACACATTTGTAGTCTCTTTTTCTAACCGGTATACTTTTTACTGCCTGATCAGTGGGAATATCACTGTTGTGTTTAACGAATGTGCCGTCTGAGTGCTGTTTGAGTCTTTGTTCTACAGTCAGTTCTTTGAAAGTTTTTTGTAACAATCTTGCTGATTCAGATGTAGAACAATGCAAACTGCAATACCCTGGAGTGGATTTTTCTTGTGATCTGTTGTATGCAGACCGGCAATGTTGACAATAATATTGATTGTATCTATACATGTTTTATTTATGTAACAATCAAGATCGGTTCTGCTGAGTCCGTAATCGCATGCCCACCCAGGTACCCAAAAATGCACCTAGTCCTGCAGGGATCAGCAACCATGAATTTGTTGTGTAGTTGATCACTGCCACACAGGCCATCACAAACACCACAGTGGCCCACAAACTGGCAGCCATCACCTGTTCATGTTGCACTGCTCGCAGGTAGTAGGTGTAAAAGATATCTGTGAAGAACACAGCAAAAAAGGTCACAACATATTCCCACATGGGCACTTTCTATTTTGGAGCAACGGGTGAGATTCGAACTCACGGTTTTTGGGATTTGCAATCCCATGCGTTGGACCTCTCCGCCACCGTTGCATCGCTTGGTCTCCGATGCAAGAATCGAACTTGCGCCACATGGTCCCAAACCATGAATGATACCATTTCACCAATCGGAGTAAAAAATTAGACCGCAAGTGCAAGTGACCTACGCCGGCAGGCTTTGCCTAGCGGGTATTACTTGCGGTCCAAATGGAGCGGCGTGCGAGAATCGAACTCGCGACTTTAGCTTGGAAGGCTAAGGTAATACCATTTTACGAACGCCGCGTATGCAATAATTATACAACAAACATCACAGTTTGTCTATTGTGTCTGGCAGGAGATATAGGATTCGAACCTATGCGTGTCGGAATCAAAATCCGATGCCTTAACCAACTTGGCGAATCTCCAACTGAACTGGTAGCCACGGTTGGGAACGATCCAACGGCCCTTCGCTTATCAAGCGAATGCTCTACCACTGAGCTACGCGGCTAAAATTTGGTGGTAATAGTTGGACTCGAACCAACGGTAGGTTGCGTATGAAGCAACTGCATTAGCCACTATGCTATATTACCATATAGAAACACACTTTATGCTTTGGGAACGACATTGCTGTCGAGCAACCATCAACGGGTACGAAATGTGTTTTTATATGGTAGGGGTGTTCGGGAACGATCCGAATTTTACCGGTTAAAAGCCGGTTACTTCACCTTAAAGTTTCACCCCCATAGGTTTGCCATTCTTGTCACAGGTCATGACAGATCTCCTTTATAAAAAATTTGGTGCCCCACGACAGAATCGAACTGCCATCACAGGATTACAAAACCAGTGTAATGCCATTATACTAGTAGGGCGTGTTTGGCTCCTCAGGCTGGGCACGATCCAGCGACCAACAGATTAACAGTCTGCTACTCTACCAACTGAGCTACTGAGGAATGAATTTTAGTCTTTTGGTTTTTCTCTTCGGACGCTGACTTCTGAACTGAGTTGTGCGTCGATCATCATGCGTTTGAATTGGTTGCGTCCTTCAGCAGGTCCGCCCATCAAGGCCTTCATGCGCTTGACTGTTTTACTGAGTCTAAATGTTTTGGTAGGTTTCATAAAATTCCTTATCTTTGGCGGAACGTTAGGGAGTCGAACCCTATCAGCGGCTCGTCACCACCGCGGGATTAGCAATCCCGTGCCTTACCATCCGGCCCACGTTCCTTGAAAATACTTATACCAACTGTGGTGGAGGGTAAGGGAATCGAACCCTTAACTCATGCTTGCAAAGCACATGTGTTCCCGTTAGCACCAACCCCCCATGTCATGGCATCCCGGGAGGGACTCGAACCCCCACAAACGGTTTTGGAGACCGCTATGCTGCCATTACACCACCGAGACAAATTTCTAACACACTGAAACCAGTGTGTGTATCAAAGCATTCTTCATGGATGAACCCACTTGCCCTAAGGCCCGAGAATGCTTTGATACTCCGGAATTTTACCATCAGCGTTTTCACCACTGACTTCCCATCCTCCGGGCCGCCCACATTTGTAGTTTAGAGTGATACAGGCTCGCGTTGCCATTGCACTTAATGAAAAACCCCGGAGTGTTCAGTTCCGGGGTTCTTGTTAGGTATACGAATATAGTCTAATCAGAACCCCGGAGCTCCTGGAATACTGTTGAATGAGCCATTGGCCAACAGCCAGGTTGTTGCCTGGAGCATTGTGGGCTTGGAAATTGAACAGAATTGTTGTTTCATCATAGTGCTTATTATAGTTTATTTATGATTTGTTGTCAACCTATTGACAAATTTGGTTGCGGGGGACGGACTCGAACCGCCGATCTCGAGCTTATGAGACTCGTGAGTTGCCACTTCTCCACCCCGCGGCAGAATATTTATTGTAGCAGATATCAAATAGTTGGTCAAGTCAGTTTGGACAATAAGTATTTGTATGCTAAAGTTAGATCAAATACGCCGGGCACATGTGGAACTGACCACTCGGTGCAATGCTCGCTGCCCCATGTGTCCCAGAAACTATCGAGGGTTTGAATACAACTCAGGATACCCTGTGACCGAGCTCACTCTCAAAGACTTCAAGCATATTTTTCAACCCAGTTTTGTTGAGCAGTTGAAACCACCACCTGTGCCACAGGATGGATTCCCTCATCAAACCAACAAATTTTATGGCGTAATTTTCAACGGTAATCTTGGCGATTTTGCCCTGGCACATGACGGTGTGGAGATTGTAGAATATCTTGTGAGCCACGGCGTGGCAGTAATCATCTCCACCAATGGCAGCATGCGGTCAAAACCATGGTGGCGCCGTTTGGCATTGCCGGGAGTCACCATTGGATTTGCCTTGGATGGCCTGGCCGACACACACAGTTTGTATAGACAAGATACCAACTGGCAAACAGTGGTTGACAATGCTCAGGCATTCATTCAAGCAGGTGGCAGAGCCGTATGGCGATTTGCGCCATTTGATCACAATCGTCATCAAGAGAGTGCCTGTCAACAATTATCACAGGAGTTGGGATTTGTAAGATTTGACAACATTTACGATGGCCGAAACACCGGACCAGTGTTCTCACGTGATGGCGAATACAGTCATCAAATTGGCCACGATCCTCGTTCAGCACATATTATACCCAGCATACAAGGCCTATTGGAAAATCACAAAACATGGTTTGATCATCGCACAATCAAAATAGCCAAGGATGAACCAGAGTTACGTTTGGTATGCGAGCACAAACGCCAGGAAGAAATTTACATTGCAGCCGACGGCACAGTGTACCCTTGTTGTTTTTTGGGTTACTATCCCACCACAATGACACACCCCGGCAACGAACAATTGAAACAATTGGTTCACGAAAACAATGCACTAGAATATGATCTTGCTCATTGCCTGGACTGGTTTGAACGCATAGAAGAAACATGGAAACAGGCCAGCATAGCCGAAGGTAGATTATACGGCTGTGTCAACAATTGCGGAGGTAGATCATGAGTGTGGCAAGAGTGTTATTTTTAGCACGTTATCGTGTGCCGCATGCTTGCTTTGCACTGCAATGGGACCACAACCTGGTGGGCATTGACCACACAGTGATTGCTACGCCCATGAGTCGAGAAGAACTAGAACCTGTGTGGGCTCAGTACAACATTGACAGCAGCAATTTTGTCTATGTCAACGACAGTGAGATCTATCAACGCTATCCCGAGGTCAATCACTGGGTGTTTGATGGTGACTATCGTGGCTGGTGGCTGCGCCAGCAGGCAATCAAATTGGCATACTTGGACCTGCTGGACGCTGATGTCATGCTCATGCATGACGCAGATACATTCATGACCGAACCATACTGTTGTTATGACAATGGCACACTAAACCTATTGAGTTTGTTGAACACCACACAAGGCAGTTACACAGGAGTGTTCGAAGCCATTACTGGTATGCCACACGCCAGTCCACACTGCTTTGTGACTGAGCTGTGTGCTGTGCGCAAGAGAGATTTTGTAGAGCTACGCAGACACATTGAATCACGCTGGCCCCATAAGAAATGGCTGGATGCCATCATTGAAGCAGTGCCGGGCATGCCCACTGTACCTCCCTGGGGCGCAGGTAACATTATCAAATGGTTCAGCGAATACGAGTTGTTGGGCAACTGGGCTGTGACCCAAGGTGGTGTAACCTATCAAGCGCAACGCAGATTTGAATACAATGAACTGGACCAATTGGCCAACTTGACTACAGAATACAATGCTGTGTGTGATGCAGTTCCGGATCTGAGTCGCAGTATGCAGTTTGATTGGGCAACGTTGGATGTGCCCAATTTTGAACACTACCGGCAGATGGTGCAGAATGTCACATCCTAAATTCAGTTACCCAGTCTACAACCCCTGTTGTGATTCCATTGACGTGGCACGTGACTGGGGTCTGGGCATACTGGATGTCACAACTGATATTGATCTGGTGCTGGCACAACCCTTTCGTGTGGCAGCAGTGCAAGTGTTTTACAATCAACCCTGGATATACAGTTACAATCCCAATTTGAAGATTGATCTAAGCCAGTTTGATCTTGTGTTGTTTAGTGACATGGAGTACTATACTCAAGCAGATATTGAAGACTGGATCAGCCAACAACAGGTCCAACAATATGTGTTGGCCTTGGGAGGTATCAATCCCACTGACTGTTTGAAACCCAATCAACTGTATCGCCCTTGGTGGATTCGACAATTTCAAGAATTTAATGAGTACACAGATACTCAGGCCACTACCAAGCCCTATTTGTTTGATGCCCTGCTTGGAGCACGTAGGCCCCATCGAGACTATGTGATGTTGGCTCTGGCACGTGTGGGATTGCTAGAGCAAAGTCTGGTGACCTATCGTGATTGTTTTCCGGGTGCAGTGATAAATGATCAAAACACTTATTTTCAAAGCCTGTTTCCCAATAAGTTAAACTGGCCCTATGTGAGTCCACAGTTGGATCCGTTGTGGGAAGTGCGCACAGTGATCGACAACACTGTTAGTCTCGACAGCCCGTTGGAAATATATCGTCGTACTTGGTACAGTATCATTTGTGAAACCATTGGCACCGGGTCAACATTTTTTCTAAGTGAAAAAACTATAAAGGCCATGTACAACCGCAGAATCTTTGTGATTTTTGGTCCACAAGGCTACCTGCGCCACTTGCGTGAACAGGGCTTTGCCACATTCAGCGGTGTTGTTAATGAAAGTTATGATGATGAGCCCAGGGATAGCATACGCTTTCAACTGGCCATGCATCAAGTCATGCAGCTGGCCTGGTTTGAGGATCCCACAGAAATGTATGACAGCATGAGTACTGCATTGGATCAGAATCAATCACGTTTGCGTGAGCTGGAAGAAAAACGCTCACGTGATCAGCGTGAGCTGTTGCATCATCACATACCCGGTCATCACTGGTTATGGTAAATCAAAATCTCTTGTGATTCTGTTGTACCACTGCTCGGCAATGAGTTCTTGGCCGCGTGGGCTAGAGTGATATCCAGGGTCTTCGCCTGTGAACGGATTGTTGCCACAGATGGCCTGTGGATTTTGATCACTGTGGGTCAACAGATACTGGTCGGGAATCATGCCGGGAAATGCCTCACGCCATTGAGTGGGATTGCTGGGGTCAAACGGCCACAGCAGGTTGGGCAAGAACAAAAACTTGATGCCATCCAGGTACATTGACATCACACCTTCACGCATGATCCACTCGTCTTGTTGTTTTTTCCAAGCATTGTCATAAATGCTGTCAATCCAGGCACGAATGCCACGTTGTGCATCTTTGCTGATTCTAGCCATTCTATAGGGATGATCAAAGTTTTCTGCCAGTGTAAAAATAGTTTCACAAATCATGTTGCTGGGCCCTGTGCCATAGTTCACATTCTTTATACCATCTTCTCTGCAATATCCGTTGCCACGTTTGCAATCTTGCAGGTGCTTTTCCAGTGGCGGATTCTCTCCAGCACTGGGCGCTTGTGTCCAATCGTATGGAGCAGAGTTGGCAGGGATTTCCATACGATCCCAAAACGTTGCACTTACCACAGCAAAGTCTGGACGTTGTCTGCGTATTTCTTCCATTTGCAAACGGATACCGCCATTGCTGCAACCTTGACGTGCTAGATTGACCAAGTTCCAGCCCAGTCGTTGGGCCAGTAGTTCACTCCAGGCAGTGCCAGGCATGGTGTTTGACACTGCTGAAAACGAGCAGCCTGCTACCATTAATTTTTTCATTGCATTGACTCCAGTATTGATTGCACCTCTTGCGGCACATGGTATTCGTTGCGGTGTCCGTTGATGTGAAATGGTTCCACTGTGTTTTTGTGCAGAGGAAATTCATCCAAACTATACACATCTGCGTCCAACGAAAACACACAATTGCCTTGTCCGGGACCTTGAAATGTCACTGCATTTTTGAAATGTTGTGTCACACAACGATTTACAAACACATGATGCAGGTGCCCATAATCGCCTGATTGATTGTGTGTGAGCACCAGGTCCTGGTCAGCAATGGCCGACAATATGGCCTGCTGGGCAGCAGACGCATCAAAACTTATGAATTTGTTTTCGATATCATGCCAGTTGTCCACAAATTCCAAAAATTTAGTTGCAACTCCTCGACGAGCCCAAAATTGTGCGAATTCGCTGCCACGATGGTCTGTGGCACCGTAGGTAAGATAACAAACAGTCCAATCAAATTTGGGGTGATGATGCATAAAACTGTAGGCAAATATCACACAATCATCAGGGTGTGCTACCATGACCGTGGCCTTCATTTGATACCTCTTTGAGATAAGAAATTGATATATCGAGCACGTTGCTGGTCTGACAGTTGTTGCCAGGCATTTCGATGTATGCTCACTGTGGTGGCCTGACACATCTCAGAAAATTTCCGATCAAATTCTGCCACCTCACTGTGACATAAATTACAAGGCACAATACTGGTGTGATCAACATCATAAATTTTATCAAATGATCCTTGGGAAAACAACACATATCCTGAATACAGAATGAACTCAGTTATCATTCCTTGATCTTGAAACCAGTGTGCAAAATCTTGTTTGGTGCGTGACTGTATTTCTTGAATCATGTCATATACCAATTGATTGTTCATCACAAAAGGCACACCACCGGGGCCCAGTTGATTTGATAAATCGATGTCAAACAGTTTGCTGACTAGTTGTTGACTGATTTTAAATACAGGAAATATATCCAACAACCCTGTCTGCGGACGATCATGGTATTTTGGCACTGGGTTGACAAACAACGTTTTGGCATCCACGACCATGCTCCAGGTATTTTTGCCAAGAGCACAGGCCAGCAATTTCAAAAGTTGTTGAGTAAGCCATCCGTTTTCGGCGTAATCGACGGACCAACTGCTACGATGAATTATCTTTACACGATCTTTGAATTGTCCCCACCAAGCAGGATTCACATCATCGACGGTCATGCGGTCATCGTTGACAATCACAACAATGTCACCAAGGTCCATGTGTTGACAATACAATTCCACACTTTGTGCCTGTAATTTCAGTGTGGGTAATTCGTCAAGAAATACCACAGTAACTAGATCCATCATGACAATATTTAAGTGTTACAGCTCAGGCAATAATTTATATCATGGGGTGCATGATGGGATTCGAACCCACGCATATCGGAATCACAATCCGAGGTCTTGACCGCTTGACGACACGCACCATATTGAAGCACACTCAACTTTCTGCCCTTGATTCACTACTGCTACTAGGGGCATGTTCTAATGTGCTTCAATATGGCGCGACCAGAAGGATTCGAACCTCCCACCCCTGCGTTCGTAGCACAGTGCTCTATCCAAATGAGCTATGGTCGCTGTTCAAATATGATTGAATTCTATTTGCAATAGTTTGTTGCAAGTTTAATTTAATCATGCTATTTTCGTCTCCGTTGGCATAATGATATTGTTGAAATAAATCAATACAGTTAATACCATCTTTAAGAATTTTATCAAATACATCTATATTTTCTTGATTCATATCACCAAATTTAACTATGGTCCATTTTATAGAAAAATGCGTTAGCACTTTAACAAGTTGTTCATAACTTTTTTTATGTTTTTTGCTGTGCCAGTCACGAGACTGGTTTGTTTGAAACTGTATCCTATGCAAGAGTTTTTGATGTACTTCAATGGGTGTTATACTGTGATTGATCAAAGATTCAAGATTTTTCTCAAAAAAGTATCTTTTATTTTCATATCTAAATGAACTTGACACATGTGGAAATGTAAAATCAGTTACTAACACATGATCTGGCATTCCTACTTCTTCAATGTGCTGTAAAAGACGTTTGTGATATCCGGTAAAAGTAGCTCCGTTGAATGAACGATTTGTTACTTCGGCGTTCATCAAATTGGGCCAAGCTACTTTTAGCTCTTCCTCACGAAGATACGTCCACATGGCTGTCTCAATGTCTCGTGAAGATATTGGATCTAAATTATTATTTTTGCGCCTCCGAGCCAGGAACCACATTATTGCCTTAGGCACATTTTCAGAATGAAAACGTAAACTCCATGAGCGAGGTAATGAATTACCTAAAACTTCATCGGCTAAACAGTTATTACCGTTACTTTGACAATCCCCTAGCACTAGTATTTTCATAACTTATGTATATAATTTATCACGTTGATAAAATTTTAGAAAGATTTGTACAATTGTCACTTCACTATTTAAACTCCAATTGGGAATATCTAGTGACATCATAAACTTGGCGGTCCTAGGGGGTAACGATCCCCACTCTTACGGCGTGACAAGCCGTCGTGCGTCCATGAACACTTTAGGACCAAAAATTGGTGGAGACGGATGGATTCGAACCACCGCGCTTTTTAGGGGCCAGATTTACAGTCTGGTGCAATCAACCACTCTGCCACGTCTCCAAAAAAGAGTAAGGGCAAGGTTGCAGAGCCTAGTGTCCCAGACTGGGAGAAGTGCTCAGGCGATATGCCCTTACAAAAATGGTACACGATACGAGAATCGAACTCGTCTTTCCGGCGTGAAAGGCCAGCGTCCTAACCGATAGACGAATCGTGCAAATTACTATATGAAAATACATTAGGGAAGTTCTTGACACGCATCACCAACTTGCATCAAGACCTCATTACGGGCCCAGTTGTTCCGCCGCCTTCCTGGAGTTTGTTATAGTTCTTGCCCTTTGACTCGATGGTGTCTCGTCATACTCTAGAACCCTCCTGCTTCATGGGTATCCGGTTCGCATCAACCTTCGTTCACCCCTAACGGACTAGGTAACCCTAATGTGTTTTCATATAGTACCCTATAACTAGACAGGGACTATATGACAATCGAAATTTTAACTAACCGGTCAACTAGTCTCGATCGACTGTGCTGTTTTCTAACTAGTCTCTAGTATAACACCTCTACCATTATTGGTCTAGCACAAAAAGAAAAACCCGCCTAGGTGGCGGGTTTTTGCTTGAGTAGTACTTTTGTATTAGGTACCACTGCTCCCGCTGTGTGTAGTATAGGCCAGCGCCTCACGACGATAATCATGTAGTTCGTGTGAGGGTATCTCAAAGGACAGTTGGGCGATTTGCTTAATCATAGTGTATTATATATGACAGTGAGTCAAAAGTCAATGATTTTCTAAACGTCTTTTACCGATTCATGTTCTTCCGGGTGGAAGTTTTGTGGTACCCAGTTGACGTTCAAATGAACCAGGTCCGGCCAACTCAGGTGGCAAGGGTGGTGGAACATAGCGTTCCTTTGGCGGCTTTGAGCCAAATATGGATTGGTGTCGGTTGGCCAGTTCTTCCTGACTGACCACTGACGGACGGGGTCGTGTGCCTTTGCTCATGGTATCTCCTCAATAGTGTAGTATACACAAAGACAAAAGGCCCGTCAAGGCCTTTTGGGTTGTTTCTGTTACGAGGTATTTCCTACCCTAGGCAGTGTTTAGGCTGCCAAAGCGAACTGTTCGTCGTTTGCATTTACGTTTTTTGCTTGATTAACGGTCATCGCCTACCGTGCTGTCCACTCTGGTACTTGTTGCCCTGTCGAAACTATGCAGGCCCATCATAAAAAGTCTATTTCGAACAGTAAGTTTCCTTACAAGTCGAACAAGAAATATCTAATAGTTTAATATCAAATACTTCCATTTCTAAATGCTTACAACACTTATCTTTACAGTTAGCACAATCTAAATTATCAAGTGCATCATAAACACATTTAGTTTCTGAACAAAACATTCCTGTATTTCTATTAGGAAAGTTTCTACAACAACTAGGACGAGTTTCATAGATGCTACAAAGTTCATCAGCGTTTAAGTAAGGACAGCTTATACTCATTAGACCTCTTATGGTGGACCTGGGGGGATTCGCACCCCCGTCCAGAACACTTTTCTCATCACTTCATACAGCAATAACTCTTATTTACCCTTTATTCACTGCTGGGCTCCTCGGCCACACGCCATCCCAGGATGGCCAAATCTGCGGCAATTTGGTCGGTAACATTGCCTTCACCAACAAAGTTGCTGTCAGTCTTGTCGCCAATGCCTGAACAGTACCAGTTCATGTAGTCTTCGCCCACGTCTCTCAAATCAGCTACAAGCCCGCCAGCGTAACGCCAACTGCATGACCAGTAGGCATCTTTTAACACAAGCCAAACATCTTGTTTTTGGAAACTGTTGTTGCACAAGGCAGCATACAAGTTTTGTGCATAGTCATCACTGCCGCGCACTAGGCTCACAAACCAGTCGGCCTGGTTCATGTCATATTCCATGTTGTTGATTTTGAATTCATCAGACTGCTTACGCTCAGCCTCCATCTGGGCCCATTGGCCACGAAGGTCATCAAAGAAGTCGTCGTCTGTGCCTTCACTCTCATGCTGTGGTTCTATGGTGATGTTGCTCATGTCAGTTCCTTTGGTACTTATTGGTACTTATTGGTACGAGTAACCGGAGTCGAACCGGTACGCCAATGGCGGCAGATTTTAAGTCTGCTGGGTCTACCTGTTCCCCCATACTCGTATGCTGTTATTTACTGGTCCGGCGTAGAGGAATCGAACCTCTATAATGACTTTAGAAGAATCATGTCCTATCCGTTGAACGAACGCCAGATTGTTTGGTGGGCCGTCGGTGATTCGAACACCGCACCAAAGGATTATGAGTCCTCTGCTCTAACCGAATGAGCTAACGGCCCTACATGTGTATTGTAACAGGAATTTTATTTATAGTCAACAGTGCCGTCTGCCAGGTGGTCCTGTTTGATTTCTTTCACAGCATGTCCCAAAATGGATGCTACAGAATTTTTGTAGGCAATGCGTTGATTGTTGAAATCTCTGATGGCAATGGCTCGTCGCCCAATCTCCTGGAGACTCAACATTTGTTCTACACCGCTTTTGAGTTGCCATTCCAGGTCCCAAATGGCATGGTGAATATCAGTCATGGCCTGAATCACTTGATCCAATTCTGAGCTTTGGGACAGTTGTTGATACTTGTCCTCGTACCAATCAAGTTCAACTTGATTTGCACCTTGGGTCCTGGCGTGTTTTACTCTGGCAATGCAGAGTCTATCGATCAGTTCTAATACTGGTAAGAATTCCATAAGGGGCCTTTCTTGTGTTATGGATTCTAATTATATAATATTGCGAAGTGTTTGTCAACACTTGCTAGATCAAGTCAACAGTTGGTTGATGGTGTGTATGGCCAGTTGAACCAAATCTGGATCAACACCCATTCTGTGTGCTATTTCTGCGGTGCTGAGATTGCGGTCCAGCAGTTCTCGTACTTGGTTGATGATTTCTCGCTTCATGTATATATAACGCTTTAGCCCGTGATCTCAGCTAGAGCAATTTGCTCTAAAGGACGTGACCACGTGCCAGTTCCAGCATACACATGATGGAAATTGGTGGGTTGATTGTTGTAAGGATCAGCTTCTAATCTGGAGTCAAAGTTGGCAGTCCAGGCACCGGCAGCGTCAATTTCAAAACTGTATGTGCCCCAGAATCTGTGTTCACCGCCGCGTGGGTAACGTGAATATCCAAACTCTTTTAGATCTCTTTCGGGTTCAAATTCCACACGGAACTTGTATGCACCCATGGCCAACCAAAAAACACGCAACAACGGCCAAGGCTCGTTGATCAATGTGTTGGCAACAACACCAACATCTTCTTTTATAATTTCATAATCAAAATCTTTTTCCCATGGAATTGTTTCTGCCCAGTTGGCAGGATCGTACTCAATTGAATATTGATTCTTTAAATCAGGGTACTGGTGATGTTGAGTATATGTGCGCACAGTGTTGTGCAATCTAAACTGTTCTAACAATATGTTGGTAAATTTGAATCTCATGAATCTGTGAAAAACAGTGTTGCGCATGTCCTGTGTGGCCCAACCCCAACTCCATTGTTGTGCAGCGACCCCAAATCGCTCACGTTCTAAATCCAATGGGGTGTTGTGTCCTAGACCGCAAGTGCCAGAACTTTGTGCGCCCATGCCCGAGTTGCGCAGGCGCCACATCAAGGTCATGGTCTGTGCAACATCAGTGAGTTCTTCTCCAGGGAATCCTGTAAACCAAGTGGCAAATTGATTGCACATATTAATTTTTGCAAGGTCATAAAAATTTTGTTCAATCCATTCCACCCGGCAATTCTTCTTCATCAGGTCCAGCACTTTTTGCGAACCTGATTCCACACCGAATGCAAATCCTGACGCACCACTCTTTTTTAACAGTGCCCAAAAGTCACGATCCATCTTGCCGTCCACACGACAGTATCCTCCCCAATTTACACGGATTTCTCTTTCAATTAAGCCTTCTGCAAATGCTCGCAATTCTTTCAAGTTGCCGTTGAGCAAGCTGTCAATAAATTGCACACTGCGTATGCCTTGTTGACGATACACAATTTCAATTTCTTCTAGCACTCGATGATTTTGTCTGGCTCGAAATTTCCAAAACACAGTTTCATTGCAGTACACACAGTTGGCAATACACCCGCGGCTGAACTCGCTGGTAATGCCTTGATTGTCATATAGTCGGACATCAAGATCAGAGTAATCAGCTGGTGGCATTGAATCCAAGTCCACACGTTGATCTTTACTCTGTGTCAAGATGTGTGGCAGTTGTTCAGTGGGGTTTTCTAAGTTTTCCAATATCTTCACAAACAATAATTCGCCTTCGCCACTGACAATATGGTCAGCAACCGACGTATCAGTGATTTTCATTTGTGTGGCATTGGCACCACCAAATATAATTATAACCCCAGGTATGCGTTTTCGAAATTCTTGAGCCATCCATACGGTGCATGAATCATTGGTATACCAAGTACCAAATCCAATCACTGTGGGAGCCCACTCGCATACCTGTTGCATGTACTTGAGCAAGGTTGGTTCAATCAAGGGATGAACATGCTGGCTGTAGTGAGGATTTTGCCATTTCCAGTCTTCGTATGCTGACCAATATTGTCTACAGTTGGCTTCGTGCATGGCCATGATATTGATATCCCAGGTTCGTGTGGCAAACCCGCTGGCACGACTGAGTGCAGTCATTCTAGCAATACCGTAAGGAGGAGATGTAGGAGTCCATTCGGGTGCAACGATCAGGGCCACACGATTTTTTCTGGTGATGTCGTAGGTGGTATGGACTTCAGTTAGATTTTTTTGTTTACGAACTTCAGGTGGCGGTGCCGGCGGGGCTGTCACAAACATTTCGGACAGTTTCACGTGCGGATCGTGGTCATTCACGACCGGTCTTACGTCAGGTGCTTGTGTGGTTTGTATGGGTATTACTCGGCGTGGTTGATCCATGCAAGTACTTATCGCCTTAACTGAACAACGCCCATGTCCATGCCTGCACAAAAATCCAGGCTGAGGCCAGGCACATGGAGCCTATCACAGCGTCTATCACAGTGCCTGACAGATCAAACGGTGCCACTTTGGGCTTGCTGACGGGACGGACCACAGCCGCACCCAGGTGTAGGTCAGTTTGTGCCAGTACATTCAACGGACGAAACTCTGCTATCATCTCGTCGGTTAGATCCGGCATGTCAAAATCATCGTTAGGCACAGTGGCCACTATTCGAGTCCCAGTGTAGCAGGGGCATGATCCAGCCTGTCGCCTGATTTATCTTCATAAAAGAACGCATCAGGATCAGTTATTGTCACACTAAGATCACTGTGCATCAAATCATAGTCCTGAAAATTGTGATCAGCATCGTACACACGGAAGTAATAGGTTCCGTCATGGCCGCGTATCAAACATCCTTGAATTCCATTTGCACTTTTTGTCATACTCATTATTTATTCCCAAGTTCGGTGACGTTCGGCCACCCATTCGCGGCCATCATACTCCTCGATGTACCAGTTGACATCATCAGGGATTTCAACAATCTTTAGGTCTGCGTGACGTCCGTTGGCACCGGTACCCAGTTGTTCAACCACTTGAACCAGGTACGGATCATCACGAGCCACATCGCGATCATAGAACACGGTCTCACTGTACGCGGCATTGTGTGCTTGACGTTCTGCCAAGGTCATGTCATGCCAGTTGTCAGGAGTGCCTTCTATGCGCAGTTCTGGTGGTACCAGGTAGTAAGTGAACGGAATCAAGCCGCTGTACTTTTTGTCGGCCTCGGCCCAGACCTGTTGGCCACTCTGTTCAAGATATGCCAGCACAGCCTTGTGACTGAGTCCGAAGCCACCGTGGCAAACATTGATCACAATTTTAGTCATAGTTCATCCTCATACCAGTCAACAGCATCAGTTTCAATTACGACATGTCCAAACTGGAGTTGTCCGCCTTGTGAGCCAGTTGCAAACGGTTCTGCAAACTCTTGAATAGCACCCAAGTCCAAGAATTGATCAAAATTGTCAACGTACTTTATATCGTCCAATCGAATACAACCAATACTTCCTGCGTCTACACTGTATGCATGGCCGTGTTGATCATGATAGGTGCCGTCACCGTAGGCAGTGCTGTAGATGGCAAACCTGCGGCCATCGGGCAGTTCAAATTCGCCGTCAAGAATGCGGGGCTCTTTTATGATGATGTTGCAAATTTCACGCCACTCTTCATCGGCCATGACATAGCACAAGTCGCCAATGTAGTACTTTCCTGCGGGCATCATGTTAGTATGTTTCCTTTATGATGTCAAACTGTTCGGCAGGCCATTGGGCCTTGAACTCGTCGGTTTTGACGTAGGCGTTGTAGTCCGTGGCATTGAAAAACACCTTGCGAAATACAGCCGTGTGCTTGCCCTTCTCAGTGATTGTGAGATAGACTGATTTTGCTTTGCCTGCCATTATGCTGTCTCCCGATCAAATTCACAACCTACTTCGGCCCACAGGGTGGGGTTCATCATGTCCATGTGATATGCACAAATTTCTTCAGCATCCTCAATGGTGGCACATCGGTCTATAGTGGTACCAACTCGCGCACCTTCCGCAGTGGTGTCCCAACGAACCACGTCCCAACGATGCATTTTGTCATGCCATTCAACTGTGAACTTCATCATGCTGCCTTTCTAAAATAACCGTAGGGCAAGCCCTGGGTGAAAGCGAAATACTCAAAGTCGCCATTGGCATGTTCAGCGTCCATGAGCCATGCAACCACACGCTCACGGTCAGCGCCGGTGTGCATGAGACTGGTCACACGGTCTTCGAACTTGACAACGGCTTCAGCTTCAGCTGTCTTGCGGTCAGCCTCTTCACGCTGGATAACACTGCCCAGGCTGGCAAACTCTTGTTCGAAGTCTGCAAAGGTCCAGCTGGAGGTGTCAACACCGCGGGGACGATGGCCATAAGCGTCCTTGTACATGTCCCAATAAGTGCATTGGGCTTGCTCAAGATCTGTCATGTCTTCCCAAGATTTCAACTGTTCCATTTGCGACTCCTTTGTGTTCATGTGTGTATTATATGCTCTTTTGGATAACCTGTCAACTGTTAGGATTGTTTGTTGTTTTGCAATACCACAGCGATCTCTTCTAGAAATTCTGCGTACAGCACCTTTTCGCTTGCTGTCAATCGGTCAAACTGTTCTGTCAACACCTGCATGGTACGTACAACACCTGGTGATCCAAAATTTTCATTGTAATCTGCAATAAACTGTAATGCATTCATTTTTATATCCTTTTTGCTTTGTATGCCATTATTATAACATTTTGGGAATTATTGGGCAACCGATTTTACACGCACATCAGTGTTGAGTGCAGGTGTGTACTTTTGTATTAACTCGCGCTCGAGTCGGTGTGCAACATCTTTGCCACGCACCGTGTCCACCACGGCGTAGTTTACAGCGGCTTCGCCTGCGGTGCGAATTGCTTCGTACAGGTTCCAGCTCTTGTCTTCTGTGCGAGCACGGTAGATGTGCTTGTTCACACGGCTACGAAGGCTCATGTTTATGGTGCGCTGAGTTTTAGCGGTAATACCAATGTAGTACTCCAATCCGATTTGGATTGTGTACACAATGTGGGTTCGATCAACACGTTTCTTTCTTGTCATGTGTGTATTATAGCATTTCGGGCATTTCGAGTCAACCAAAATGTACTACTACAAAAGTATTACCTTTTGATTTTTGCACTCGGTAACACTTGAGTACTATAAGTATTTGCATGCCTGACTTGTATCACAACATATACGAAAACGAAATATTTGTCAAGAGCCGTTGTATTTGGCACGAAAACACCTTGATGGATTTTTTCCGCGGTCAACTGATTGCCTTGGGCTACACTGCCGAGGACCACAGCAACAAGGTATGGCAGCGCGGCGATCAAACTGTGGTGGTTTGTTTGGTAGATGATTTTACCACCTGCAATACCAACTATGATCTCAAACTGCCTTACATGTTTGATCGCAACACTGTGATCATAACAGACACCTGGTGCAGCGCACCCACTCAATATCAAGTGGCTCGATTGCCTGACAGTTTCTTTGGCATCTATACACATGTTCCCGAACGTCTGACCTGGCAACCTGACCGCAGATTCAACTTTGCAGTGAATCGATTAGACCAAAAACGTATGTTAATGTTTTTGGAACTGCAGATGAGAACTGATCAATGTTTTTGCTCAGAATCCACACAATTTCCCTACGCCGTGGACTATGTCAATTTCAACTGCTGGTCCTGGGATGGTGACAATGCCAGCGATACAGGCCTGCGTGATAATTTTCAACGTCAGTACCAACAGCTGGAATCTCAGTATCATGAAGTTTATGATCACACCTACAACATGCTACTGGATGCGGTGCCTTATCGTAACCATGATTTGGATCAACCCACTGTGCATCAGTCAGCCTGGATGAACATTGTGATGGAAACCTACAGCAGTGACAACACTGTGGCCCTGAGTGAAAAAACATTTAGAGCCTTGTGTTTGCCTGTGCCTTGGCAGTTGTATTCGGGACGTCACACTGTGGCTCGGTTAGCTAGTTTGGGATTTGATACACTGGCAGATTTAGTCACGCACAAATACGACAGCATGATTGAGAATCGCACCGCAGCTTATGGTGACAAAATGGTAGACTTTTTGTTCGAAGCCGTAGAAAATACACAACAGTTCCAACAAAAAGATATCACTGATCGTTGTGCTCAAGCCGCCGATAACAACATCGCACTGTTGCGATCCATGCAGCAGCAATGGCCTGCAGACTTTGCTGCCTGGTGGCCTGGTGTACTAGAAAAAATAAAATAATGTGCGGAATATTGTATGTGCAAAGCCGCACAGCCAAGCCGTTGCCCCAACATCTTGCGGCCGTGAAAGTACTGCAAAGTCGCGGCCCAGACTTTGTGCGTTATCAACACAGTGATCGAGTTTTCATGGCACAAACGGTGTTGCACATCACAGGCTCGGCAGATTTTTACAATGAAAAAAAGCCGGACTTCTTTGCCTACAATGGAGAAATCTACAATCATCGCTGGCACGGACACTACAGCAATGATACGGAACTGGCCTATCAAGCAGCCCGGAGCAATCGCAACAAGTTTCAATACTTTGAAGGACCTTGGGCTTGGGTGTACTGGGACGGTGATTGTGTGACCTATGCGTCAGACCCGCAGGGCGAACACTATCTGTATCGTTACCAAGACGACGACATTGTGATTGTATGTTCGGAAGTTGCGCCCATATTGACCTATGTCAGCACAAATAAAGTACAGGTACCATATGTCAACAAGAGTTGGACCATGCAAACTCAAACGCCCTGGCAGGGCATTGAACGGTTGGAACCTGGAAGACTGTACATTGATCACGTGCCAGACATATCCTTAGACAACATTTGGTCATGGATCAATCCCGATCACCATCGAACACAAGCACAAGTACAGGAAGAATTTGATTGGCTGTGGACCAGAGTCATGCAAGAAATGACACCAGAATGTTCAGCAGCCATCAGCTATTCTGGTGGAGTAGATTCAAATTTGATATTGTCTCAATTACCGCAGGCCGAACTTGTAAGCATAAACATGACCGGCAAAGACCCAGTAGTGGATCGAGTCAAAGAATTTTTACAGCCAGATCAAATTTTAAATTTAAAATTATTGCCAGTGTCTTTTGAACAATATGCTGAACAATATCATGCACTGTTGGAAAGAACTCAGATGCCTGCTCAGAGTTGGAGTTTTGTGGGCAAATGGCTGGTGGCAAAAAACACTGAGTCTAGAGTGTTGTTTACCGGGCTGGCAGCAGATGAATTGTTTGGAGGTTATGGAGTGTATCAACACATTGATTATTCCGCAGAACGTAGCTACAGTCCTTACAGCCAAGCTGGAGATCCTGAATTGTGGCAACGCTGTTTGACTGCCTACAATGGCGATGCACGGCAGGCCACCTTGCTCATGGACTATTGGTACCAAGTGGTTGGATGTGATGCCCCGGGTCAAGATCGAATTGGTGGTGCCTGGGGCAAGGAAACACGCAACCCTTTTATGAACAAACGCATAATGCAGTTTGCACTGAATTTGCCCTGGGAATTCAAAGTAAATACAACAACCAAGCCAATATTAAAAAATCAGTTTTTGCGACAGTGGCCAGATTTGTTGTTGCCCAAACAAGGATTTACTGGACACGCCAATGATGCTTTGCCTTGGTTGAATGTGAAGATTGAGCCCACAGGCGATAGGCATCAAGATTGGAAACAAATTGCACAAAATACCTTTTATCGAAACAGTTAAGTATCAACTGCCCTGGGAACATTGGATAGTAAATGACTTTCTAAGTCAACAGTGCCTGGATGAATTAAAAAGTGTACCTGTCAAGACACAACAGCAAGTGCATGGACGACGGGTAGGTTCTGACCGGTTGTTTGTGACAGATCAAACCGCCGAACAGTATCCTGCTTTGTATGAGTTGTGGCAATCCCTGCAGCAAGGGCCTGTCAGGGAATATTTTGAATATCACACAAAACAAAATTTTCAAGACATGTTTCCCAGAGTTGAGGTGTTGAGTGACTGGGGAGATTTTTACTTAGAACCGCATCATGATCATTTGGAAAAGCGCCTCACTGCCATGGTCTACACCAATCACGAACAGCTTTATCCAGGCACAGAATTAGTCAATGGTTATCGAATTGAAAGTCAAGACAACCGTTGTTTCTTTTTTGTCCCCAGCGTAGAAACTGTACACGGATACCCTGCCACGTACTTTGAAAAAGTTCGTAGATGTTTGCAAATCAATTATTGGACTTACTCTGTGTAATTGTGCCAGGGTACCAATTGACCAAACCATACATGGTCAATTACCAAATTAGACTGTGTGCCAGCGTATCTTGCAAACACATCCACACACCAGGATTCGCCAGGTGTGATTGATCTGGTTTTTGCACTGTTGTATTCATACCAATACATGCCATGTGTGGCTTGACCATCTGCAAATTTAAACAAAAACAACTGACCCGGATCAGCCCCGCACAATGTGGCAAATTGATCAAATGTTGTCACTGGTTCTAGATCACTGTAGAGATGAGCACGTGACTCACAGGTACTAACAAATGCAGGCACTGTTTGAATTTCGGGTATGCACTCTAGGCAACGCAATCTAGAGTCTCCAGTACCTGCTATGTATGTGCCGTTGCCCTGATCCAACATCAGCCAGGGTTTGATAATCCCTTGTTTTCTTATGTCTGCTATCCACATGTTGAGCTTGACCAAATTGGCGATGTCATAGTGGTTACGTTGATCGGCCACAAACAAATTGATGCCGTCGTGCAACAGCCAATTGTTGGCCCAATCGCAAAGATCTTGTAGTCGTTGATTTGTGTCAACATTGTCAAATGAACACTTGGGGTTGTAAAACAAATATTGGCCTTTGATGGGATCTTGATCACTGGGCCACGAAAATTCAAGAATAGGATTATTCCAGTACATGATCTACTTAGTAAATATCATATGGACTACACAGTATTTTTTCACAAAACTCTGTCAGATTTGGGATTTGATGTGCATGGGGTATGGAACACATTTGACCCTCCCTACAATCAACACCGGGGATGGCCGATCAAACTGCCTGATATTGAATTCAAACCCAACACACTGTTGGTCATGCATTTTCAAGATTTTATCACAAATCAACATGGTAAAATACTAGAACTTGAACAGGTTGAACAAAAATATCAACAGCATGCTGATCAAGTGGTGGTCATACACTGGCCGCACAATCTCAAAAACTACTACACAGGCCCAATCAAACTGATTGAATTTAATGTGCATGAATATCAGATTGTAAAAAATTTACACACCAGATGGAATGAATGGCAGCACATGCCGCACATGCCCAAGACTCAGGCCTGGCAGTGTTTGAATGGCAGAATGTGCCCACATAGATTTCAAGTGAAAGAAATTTTACAAAACTGGCCCAATGGCATTTTCAGTTACCACGATGCTGTGCCATTGACTCAATGGGATTACAGCACATATCGGGGCACTGAGAACGAAGACAATTTCATACGGTTGCTAGATGTGTATGGCAGTTGTGCAGTGAACATTGTGACAGAAACTCAGTATGATGTTGCACCCGGCATAATCACTGAAAAGACTTTTATGGCCATGCTGGCCGAACAGATACCCATTGTGATTGGATACTCAGGCATTGTGCAAGATTGTGTGGAACTGGGCTTTGACATGTTCACAGACATAGTGAACGTGAGTTACGACCACATGCCCAATGATCAACGAATCCAACTGGCCCTGGAATTGAATCAGGATCTCATACTGGGCAAGATAAATCTTGCACCCTATCGTGACCGCTTACGTGCTCAGCGTGAATTCTTGTTGGACGATTATCCCACCATGATGGAACTGCGGTTTTTGCGTGACTGTGAGCAGCTCAGTAGGTTAGGCTTGAGATAAATTTTTTGATGTCGCCATACAAGGCAGCCATCATGGCTTCGCGACTGCCAAACATCACCATGTGGTTGTGTTTGCGATTGTTCACAATGTAGTAGGGTGATGCCATGTGCCGATCCATCACAATCAAGTTCTTGGGTGTCAACAGTTGTTGCGGCAATTCAAATGTATAACTGTTCAGTTCCAGGCAGTCACTGAACACACGATATCCTTCATAGCTCAATCGCAGGCCGCCATCTTCTCGAATGTTTTGCCACCAGGTGCGCATGGCTTCATCCACAGTGGGAGCATCGGGAAAGTGACGTATCAGCTCAGCAGTGAATTGTAACCTATTCAGCATTGGGATACACTTTATCCCCTTGTGTCAGCAGCACCACTGAAAATTTATCAGTCTTGAATTGTATGTTGAGTTTGCGAGCTAAATTTTTGGCATGCCCGGGATTGCTGAACGATACCTTTTTGTACTTGGGACCAGGGTATTGTGTGAGTAGGTTACCAGTTTTAAGATTGATAGGTTTGGAATCAAAGAATACCGCCCACACACCTTCTGAGGCCAGCACTTGCTCAGTCTTGTAAGTTTGTTTGTTGGTGTGCTCAATCAGCACAGATGGCTTTGGTCTTGACATATTAAACTCCACGTTTATTTATGCCAATAACTATGCAGATTTGAAACTACCTCCGGTAATCTGCACTTCTACTACTTTTGTGCCTTGTGTGGATTTTTCACGCAGTTGTTCCAAAGTCAACAACAGTTTGGTTATGTCTGCGTGTAAATCCTTGGCATCGCGCATGGGCATGGTGTAGTCTCGTTGTCCACGTGCTTCGTGTGCTTTGATTGAGTCAACAAATCGATTTATATGCAAACTCATTTTTTAGTGAGATAGAGAGTTGTCACGTGCTGCCTCCTGAGTATGAAATGGTCCTTGATATTGATAACGTTCCAACACAATCAGTTTGGGATTGCGCAGGATCTTCCAGGCACGATGTTGTTTCACAGCATACCAACCTGCGGCATACCAAGACTTGGATTTGCGTTCTTTTGTGAACAATGGCAATCGCTGTTTGACGTCCCACATGGGATTGTGTGCTCTACATCCTGTGGCATAACCATGCACTTGATCTGGTGCTGGCCGGGTGGTTTTTTCAGCAGGTGCAAATTCAATATCAACTTTTTTACGCACCATAGGGATGGTCTTGAACTTGCCGATCTGGTCCAAGATACGCATGGTGTAACCATCAGGTTCAGCCTCTAGCGCACCAATCTTGCGATTGTCTTTTTTAAGTATCCAATACTTTTTATCAATTACTGGTTTGGCTTCTATCATCTATTTCTCCTATTTTTTGCATAAGTTTATCAAACATTTTGTAATACCCGCCCGCTCCGGCATGTACCCATCCAAAATTTTCATTGGTTTGCCATATAGCAGATCTTTCGGCTAGTGCATGATCAATTTTAACAAAACTGTTTTTCAAGCTAGTTGCATTCTGCGGGAACTTATCTACTAGATAATCTGTAAAATTTAATGCACGTTCCCATGAATCAAAATAACTGCTGTTTAAAAATGTTGTGTCAACCAATTTGGTCCAACAAGGTAAAATATAGTCTAAATTATCTGGAATATGTTGCTCACATAATTTACTACATCCTGCAAAAAGAACAAAGGGCACATTAATTTGCTTCTGAATGCTAGACAAAGATTGATAAAATTCTTTACATAATTGTTCAGCCAATTCGTTTAAGTCGGAATATGAGACAACAATAGATTCTTTATTTGCATCTATTGTTGTTGTTCTTCTATAGCAAAGATTTCTCAGTGGATCAGTTTGGCAAACTAAAATTACATCACAGTCACTAATACTTTTTTTGCGTTGTTCTATAGATTCAACAGTATCATGGTTAGAACTTCCACCAACAGAAAAATTTTGAACCTCTATATCATAATGGGAAAAGAGTTGTTTAAAAGATGGATTGCTCGATAATTTTTCAATACCTGGTAAATTAACGCCTGGAACAAACAGAGACAACGGGGTAGTATCATTGGAATTTTGAATTTTTTCATAAGAACCCACAGTCCAGCTATCTCCAAAAATAGCCACTGATTTAATCACTTAACTTCCCTTTATATGTTTCATTCATCCAACGACCCATTTGTTCAGCATGGTCGCTGAGTTTGGTAAGATCGTACCGGCCACAGAATCGTAAAAAGTGCGCACCCACCATGCCTACATCCTTATGACTGATCTGCTCACGTATTGCTTCATCTACCACAGCTTTGATCTCATCAGGCTGTGCTGTGAGATCAATCAGGGTGCGATTGCGTTCATAATCTTCCAGCACCTTGTGCTCTGCTTGCTCATGGTCACTCCAACGTTGCAACATGAGATTGTTCCAGGCATAGCCGCGGCGATTGCGATCTTCAAATGCTTCTGTGAGTCCCACTTGATTCTTGGTGCCTTTTACCCGCACACCTGGGTAGGCCGAGAACACATTGTCACCGGGATCGCCACGCATGCACTTCATGAACAACACCCATTTCTGATAATCCACAGGCGGCACAAAGTTGGCATCTGCTTTGCCAACTTTGATCTTGCTGTTGCTCTCTATAGTGAATGCCAAGTTTTTGCCTTTTGCGTCCGTAACACCCGTGGTACTGAACAAGTGATCATTGATGCCGTTGTACAATTTTACATTAGGTGCAATCAACTGCACAAAGTCTGAGTCACTGCTGACAATCACGTGTTCGTCTTGGGGGTGTAGTGCAATCCAACGTGCAATGATGTCATCTGCTTCTGCTGTGGCACAGCGGACGACACTACAGTTGGTTCGTGTAGACAAGTATTTAGTCAGCTCATCATAGGTCTCCCAGAACAGCTTGTCCTCTTCTGCTTCAGACTCGCTCATTTGTCCACGTGCCACAGCACGATTGGCTTTGTAGGGCTTATAGTGATCTTTGCGCCAGCTACGTCCTTCTAGTGCGAATACCACATGATCAGCACCCAAATCACGTGCTACTTTGTTGGCACTCATCAAGGTCAAATGTAGGGCAAAACCCAGCTTGGTCCATGTGTCTGCGGCTCGATGCGCCTGGTGTCGCGCACGAAAAAACATGTTGCTGGTGTCAATCAGTAGATAGCGCATTATGTGTTACCAAGTTGTGTTGTTTGATGTATTGTAACACATACTTGGCCCAAAAGCAATGACCTTTGGCATCAAAGTGATAACCTTTTGTGGGCACATGCCCGTTTTGTTGTAAAATAGTATTGTAAGTACCTTGCCGATTGTAAGGATACATGTAACTGGTGCCCCAAATATGTTGATTTTGGACATCACCAAAACTGCTGTGCCCACTGTAAAACAAATGGGGAATGTTCAAACTTTTCAGTTCAGTATGCAGGGTCCAAATCTTTTCATGACATTCTTGAGTTTTTGCCGCCCAATCTACATCGACCACAAACTGTTTGTATCGTTGCTGTAGTTCTTGCGGTACCCAATCTGCCCCAGATGCATTTACCTGATACCATGTGCCTCGGTGCAACCACTCTTCTCGTTCCCAGGTGGTCCATTGAATGACCATGAATGTATTGTTCAATTTGTCTGAATTATTGGCAATCCATTCACGTGTGGTTCTCGCAATGCGATCGTTGCTGCTGGCTGACTCTGCATCACAGTACAAGGTACGACCAAGATCTCTTGCCAAATGTGTACACCAACTGGCTGCTAGATTTGTAGGATGTGGGCGACGATCTATACCGTTCTTCCCGTCGTCCTTAGCAAACACATCTGGCACAACTGCTTCGGCAGCCGCGGTGTGACTGCAACCATTGGCGTACAGTATCATCGTGGGCTGGGTCCGCCTGTGTCATCTGCACCCACTGGCTCCCATGCCCCCATTTTCTTTTTTAAGTCTTCGGCCTGGGCCACACGCTGGCGCAATTCACTGCTGCTGAATGAGTGATCGCGACCATTGAAATGTAATTCAATATCTCGTTTGTGACAAATTTCACGACCTGTGAATTCCCGGCCTTCGTACTCTACACCAAGTATACGCACATCGATGGGCAGTATCAGTAACAGGTCTTCTAGATCTTTTTCTGTATTGTAAACCCAAACTTCGTCCACATACTTGCAGCCTAACAGTTGCAGTTGTCGTTCCACAATGCTCTGCACTGGTCTGTTCTTGTTGGGCCGATCCAGGGTGGGATCGTTTTGCAATGCACAAATCAAATACTCACATTCTTCTTTGGCTTCGCGCAACATACTGATATGCCCGGCGTGTAATAAATCAAATGTTGAGGCAGTGAAACCAACTCGTCTTCCATCCATCATGATCTTTTCCTTAACTTATTTCGCTGCGTCCATTGCCGATGTCTCTAGTGCGAACATACTGTGCTCCTGAGTTGCGAATGGCCTGTTCCTGTTCCCAGGTTTCCATCACCACGTGTCTGCACACATTCTGGAACCACCGATCCACCAGGTCTGAGTCAGCGTCTGTGGGTTTCATCATGTAACCGGCCTTGACCAGTCTCGCAATGAATATCTCATTCCAGTCTAGTTCAAATGCACCTTGGTGCAGGTTATTGGGATCTATGTCCATGGTAAGAATAGCCACATAAGGTTCGTTGTTCTCTGTGGCCAGCTGTTTGGCAGTTTTTTCTGGTGCTCGAGGCACACGAATAACTTTTTCTTTTTCCTCTTTGGCAGGAGGCTTCTTTTTAAATCTATCAAAAATTCCCATGAGGTTCCTTAGGCCAAGCTGGCATATAAATGCATCTGCAAATTCAATTTGAGTCCATGCTCAACACAGTAACGCCCTGTGTATTCGTGATTAGCTTGATTGGCTGAAAGATCCAACAAGCCAGGTTCCCAGAAGCTGATGACCTCATCCACTGTGCTGCGTTCAGCCATGGTAATTGTGCCTTTTTCTGCTCGCAACAGTTTGATCCGTTGTGGGAAACTGTTGTACACATTCATTGGACTGCAATAGATTTCCTTGTGAGGGTTTTGACGTTTCCATTCGTGTGCCCACTCGGGAATGTTGTTGTATGGACTGACAATATCTGCTGACATAACAAACTTCAAACAGTCTGCTCGATCCATGATGGTTTTGCTGGGTGCAAGATATTTCACCGCAACACCGTTTTTCTCTATACATTTGGGACTGCATACCAGTGTAACACCTGCAGGTACCTCAGTTTCTGGAATGCCATTGCTTTCCACCTGCACCGCCTTGAATCTTGGCAATTGACGACTCATAAATGCTGAAATATTTTCCTGCAACAGCGGTTCGCCGCCGGTCATTACCAGGACCACTCCGGGATAATCATTTGTGTTGGCATTGACCCATGCAGGAGTTGCTCGGCCTTGTTTGTGCCAAAAATCATTAATGGCATCATGCATCTTGTGGTCCAGCTGATCAAAGGTCAACCAGTCGCCGTCATCAAAGAATGTGTCACAAAAACTGCAATCCAAATTGCACTTGGCCAAGCGTATGAACAGTGCAGGCTGACCTGCATACGGACCTTCGCCTTGCAGGGTAAAGAACATACTGGTCACAAACAAACTGTCTGCAGGTGCGTCCTTAAAATACTTCTTGCCAATAATTTCGTTAGTACCAAACATGTTGCATTGCCTTTATAGTCTTTTTATTCGAGCCATTCCTGAACGACAAGGATCTTTATTTAGATTCAAACTTTCTTCATGTATTTTAACACGAGTTTCTGTCTTTGTCACCCAACCTGGTAACACTGCATCCAAATAGGCCAAATGTTCTGCAGGAGTAGGATGATAATCTACCCTTCCTTCGGGGTATTGAAATCTTTTGTGTTGATCAGTATTCCAATATTCCTGCCCCAGCACTGTGGTAAAACTGGGCAATATATTATCAAGCGCACTCTTGTACACATCAACTGCATCGTGATTTTGATACTGTGTTTGTTCCCAAAGATCCAGTTGTAGTATAGGGCACATGCTGATTGTTTTAAAAGTCACTGTGGATCTTGCTGACAACACATCATGGACAGCTTTGATAAACGCCAAGTCTCTAATCAAATTGCCTCGTTCACACACCGCATCAGTCACAAATTCTTTGGTAAAGATAGGTGTGGTCATGATATTGCCCAAGGTCACCCAATGATCTTTTATGTAACGGTCCTCGCGCATGATATTGGTCCAACACACTACTACTGTGTCGCCAGCACCAAACTGATGCCGTTGATCCGCTTCCATTAATGAGTTAAAAATGAAGTGATTGCCGCCGCCACTCTGCCCCCAGTTTTCAAAATAGTCAAACTCCGGTGCAAGACAATCAGCCCAGGTGCTCCAACGATAGTTGGTAAAACTGCACCCAAACGCAAACAGTCTGCTCATATTTTTCTTGCCTTGACCAGCAGATGCCAACCAAGATATTCCTTCACAGCTTGACGATGCGCATCTGACATGGCCTCAAACCATGGTTCCAATACATAACGGCCTTTTTTGTATTCTTCTACATTGTACATGAAACAATGGTCTTGTCGCAGTCTCTCAATTGTCCACCCATCTTTCATTAGATTTTGAATTTCATCTTTACTGAACGCCTGTGCATATGGGCAACCTGCCTGAGCTTCAAACTGGTCCAGTCCCTTCTGGATCATGGCATACTTCCAGGAGTTTTTGGCATACACCATGTAACGAAATTCTCCATTGTGCTCCAGCACTGACTTTACATTGCAAATGATATTATCGATCCCAGGAAAGTGATGTATCACACCATAACTATAAACCAAGTCAAATTTGCCCAGTTTTTGCAAGGCATCACCATCGGTGACATCAACATTGTGAAATTCGCCAAGCAGCCCCAGTACTTCAAAACGTTGTCGACTCAGCGCAATACTTTGACTGCTGAGATCAATACCCACATAGTCAGCACCATGCTTGGCAAATTCTTCTGCGTCTGATCCAATGCCACAGCCAATTTCCAAAACACGTTTGCCAGCCCACAGATGAAAGCCAGCAAATTCGGCAATATGTGGTTCAACACGATATCTTCTTTGACTTACTTCTTGAAAAAATTCTGGCGTGCCGATGTCACTAGTGCCATGTTTGATGTTGCATGGTTGGCTGTTCCAGTACTGTTTGATTTTTTCTTCTAGCTTAGAGTGCATGTAAAGGTTTCCTATCTCCAGACACTGCATATTTGACTGCATATTGCATCATTTGTTTATTGACATCGTTGAGTTTGAGTTTTTCCCAAGGATCTTGTTTGCCGGCAAATACATTTCGGAAAAAGCTCATGTCCTGCCCACGTTGAGATTCCAAATAGTCAGCAATCACATCACAATCTTTATGGCGTCGATCAATCTGTGAAAGATGATGAAAGTCCAAGGGATTTTGCGGATTTCCTTCCAGCATGGGCCGATTCAAAAATGTTTCGTCGTTGTTGTTGCCAGTCAGATCATGTCGATCATGCAACACTTGAATATCGGTACGTTGCATGATGTCCAGCAGATATGCCTGTTGACTCAGCCAAGCATCTGATATCTGATGCGGGCTTAGATAACCCAACAAATCCAACCAAGCTCTGGGCACAATGGGAAAAATACTATAAGGATGACGGTGATGGGTGTCAAATGCCAACAGTTTGAATTGACCTTGCCAGGCCATGATCTGATCATCCCAGTCCTGTGTTTGCATCACAGCATCGTCATTCCAAAAAACCAACCAATGTGCATCACTGGCCAGAGCCAATGCATTCACATACTGATTGAGTCGGATGTAACCCATGGGTTCAAACTTCATGGCAGTGTAGCTGACATCTTGTTGGTCCAACCAGGGCTGAACCACATTGACAAAATGTTTCATACCAATATCATCGTCATTGTCAAATCCAAACATCAATTGTACACGACTTGGATCCTGGGCCAGTGTGACCAAACTCTGAATGCTTTTTTCTAACATTTCTGCTCGCCCACGTGTGGGCAACAGTATAGCAATATCAAATTCTGGATTGTTCATTGTCTCCTCTTTCATATAAATAATCCCATTTTATTAAACTTCGTATATAGCTGAGTTAGCACCATGTTCAGCACATTCAACTCTGACACAATAACAACGATTATTAGTTTTATCTCGAATCAGTTGGTTAGCAAAGTTAAAAGCATGTTCGGCAAACTTCTCTGCACCCACACCATCAAAGATGCGGATCTCAGCTAGATCCAATGCTTCTAGTTCTTGAAACTTGGCCAGGTATGGATCTGCCTTGTCTAAAGCCAACTTGTGATCAAAGTGATCTTCTAGCCAGGCTTTGATTTCTTTAAGACCGCCAAAGTCGACGGCCCAATTTTTATCATCTAGCTGATCACACCCAAATGTGAATGTGAACGCTAGACTGTAACCGTGTAGCAAGTGACAGTGTGAATGATCTGCGTTGGGTTGACGGAATACAGCACTCAAGCCAATGTTGTGCCCGTAGTGTTTTGTTGAGTAATATTTTGCCATTGTAATTTCCCTATGTTAGATTATAGCATAGGCAGCAGAGTTTGTATAGCGGGATGAAGCCAAAGGCCGCTTAAAAATATTTATACAGGCAGTTGATAGCCGTCTGCTTTGTAATTGGCTTGCCCTACAATAACTCCACGCACACCACCTACAGGATCAGCACAGTCGCCCACACGGCGTGGTATCAAATGCACATGTGGGTACATCACAGTTTGTCCTGCTTCCCGACCCATGTTGATGCCAATGTTAAATGACGCACATTCGCCATCGGCTACCATTCGTCGACCTTCCTGCATGGCTGTTCGAAAACAATCCATGATCACTGTATCTGTGTTGTATTGTGGCACAAACAACAAGTGTCCCGATGTTACCGGATATCGATCTTGAAACACCGCTACACTAAATGCTGTGAGTCGTTCAACTGCCAAGTCCCAAGGTGCCACTCCTGCGGCTTGTGCTTGTTCTAATGTTTCGTACTTGATCATTCTTTTCTGCCGCCAAACAACTGCAACAAATTCAAGAACAAGTTGATAAAGTCCATGTACAAAGTCAATGCGCCACGTACTTCTGCAGCCGCGCTGGTTTCCATTGAAAGTTCTTCGCGAATCTTTTGTGTATCGTAGGCAGTGAGTCCCAGAAAGATAATGATAGCCAATGCGGAGATCACCATCTGCATCACGGTGCTGCCAATAAAGATATTAACGATACTGGCAATGCAGATGGCGATCAAACCCACAATCATGAACTTGCCCAGGCTATCCAAACTTTGTTTGGTAAAGTAACCATAGCCACTCATTACACCAAACAAGATGGCAGCGCCCATGAATGCACTCACAATTGATCCCATGGTAAACACCGCAAAAATCATTGCAAAGCTCAGGCCCATCAAGGCCGCAAAACCATGTAGACACAACTGTGCCACTTGCTTTGACGGATCATTGGCCAACACGTAACTCACACCAAATATGGCTGCTAGTGGTGCAAAAATCACAATCCATTTCAACACCCCGGTAAAAAAGAATTGCAAAAGTTCCGGGGTAGTACCAATCCAATAGCTGACCAGCATGCTGACCAACACAGCAAGACTCATGTGCCCATACACACGACCCATGGCCGAATTGATTTCTTCTGCTGACCGATAATTTAAAACACCTTGACTGCTGTAGTTTGTACCAAACATGATTTTTCCTTTAAGTTAATTCTACTACTCTATACTGAGATGCAGGATAGTGTTCCTGCAACCACTCTAAAAGCCCTGGTTCCCAGTGAAATTGAATTTCACCTGTGATATTTGTAATTATGATCATCTTGGTGCAAACTCCTGCTGTAGTTTAATATTGTCCATGAACTCTTTTTTCACACTGTCGTCTGTTTTGAAAGCACCTCGCAGCACAGTGGTCTGTGTAAGACTTGAATGTGCCATGATGCCGCGATTCTCACAGCAACCATGTGTGGCCTGTATGTACACACCAACATCTTTTGAATCAGTCGCTGCCATGATCTCGTTGGCAATGTCTATGCACAGTTCTTCTTGTAGTGTTCCTCGACGAGCACACCATTGAGCAATCCGAGTATACTTAGATAAGCCAATGAGTTTGGCAGCGGCGATGATTCCAATATAGGCGACCCCACTAACTGGTTGATGATGATGACTGCACATACTACGAAGTTCACTTCTAACCACCAACATACCTTCGTAACGATCTTGTGAATCATTGGGAAACGCTGTTGCATCTGGTGCTGGTTCATATCTTCCTGCCATTATTTCGTTATAGTACATCTTGGCCAAGCGTCGAGCTGTGCCTTTTGAGTTGGGATCCGTTGCACGATCAATCAGCAGTGCATCCAGCACGCCTTCAAAAGCCAGGGTAGCTTCGTCAATGAGCTTTTCTTTGATGGCATCACTCATGTAGTCACTAATGTTGTCGCCGGCCCAGAAGCGTTGACCTCGGGACTGCATTTGTTCTCTAAGCACCTGTGATAAATTTTTTTCTTGCATTGTTACTCCAGTGTTTGATTGTACACTATTTAGATTTGTGCGTCAACTGACTATGGAAATTTGTCTGCAATCTGGATAGATAACCTTGCGTGGTGGTTGACTTTGATACTGACTCAGCAGTGCCAGCCCACATTGAGCCTCTTCAATTGTGGGACGATAATGATAGCCAACTCGAAAAGTTTGTTGTGAAACCCAGGGAGACACAGTCAAATCTCTGCCATCATAACGCATGGCCAACAAGGCACGATAAGCCTCAGCATCATCCAACAGTATGGCACCACCACGCCCAATGTTCAAAGGTTTGTCATGTCCAAAACTTACGCATTGTATCTGTCCTGGTCGATACATGTTGTGTTCCAAACGTCGAGCACTGTCCCAGATTCTAGTTTTTCTAAAACGATACTCACCAATCCATTGCGCAGGATCGTCCTCTTCATACACATACTTGATACCCAATTTGTGCATGAGCATGGGTATGCTCAAATAGGTGTATGGGGTGAATGCGCAAAACTCCACACGGTCATACCTCATGCACAGTTCAATGGCATGAGTACAACAATCAGTCATTACCACATATTGAGCACCAGTGAACTGGGCTAGGGCTGTTTCAAACTCAAGAATTTTTTCGAACATACCAGTTCCAAGCGTGTTGTATCATGTTATCCAATTCAAACTGTCGCCAATCCTTGGCTACCTGACCAAATTTGACAGCACTGGCTGTGAGCACAGCCGGGTCTCCTGGCCTGGCCTCGCCCATGACAACTTTTAATTTCCGTCCAGTCACACGCTCAGCAGCAGTAATGATTTCTCTGTTGCTAACACCGTTGTTGGAACCCAGATTGTATATACCTGCGGGAACATCATGATAGATAGCCAGACTGTGTGCTCGAGCAATGTCATCCACGTGAACATAATCACGAATGCAGGTGCCGTCGGCAGTGGCAAAGTCTACTCCATTTAGTGTGAATTCTGTATCGTCTCTAATAGCTTCCAACACTCGGGCAATGATGTGTGTGGCACCTGATTCTTGTCCGTGTCTACCTTGACTGTCAGCACCGCAGGCATTGAAATAACGAAATGCCACATAGTCTAGCCCATATGCACGATGATAACTTTCCAAGATCTGCTCCACCATCATCTTGCTTTCACCATAAGGACTGATAGGTTCACGGGGATCAACTTCGTGACATGGAGTCATAATAGGTTCACCGTACACTGCTGCGCTAGAACTAAAAATAAATCTGGCTTTTGGCACAGCAGACATAGCAATGTTCAGCAGTCTGAGAGTCTTGACCACATTGTTGTCGTAGTATTCGCTGGGATGCAGTATGCTGGGCCCGACCAAGCTGGTGCCTGCACAGTGTACAATGGCGGTGGGCCACACAGAAATCAACTTGCAATAAGATTCCTCACTGTCAAAATCTGCTTGCACAAAGTCCATGACATCTTCAAGATGCTGCGGCAAGGGCCTACGATCGATGCCAATAACGGTGTGTCCCGAGTCAGCCAACATCAATGCAGTTTGCCCGCCAATGTATCCAGCAGCACCGGTAACTATTACTGTTTTCATGTTATTATCACCTGCGTTAATTGTTGTGTTATTGCGTCTAACATACGTTGAGCTACTCTCTTGGGATCAAGAGCATTATTGTAATATGATTGCTCAATCTCATTAGCAGTTTTGGTGCCTTCAAAATTACGATAGCGCATATTAGTTTTAGTCAATGAAATCTTTGCTTCGAGTATTTTAATGTGAGTGGCTTCGGTGGCAATTAAGTCAAGTGAGAATTTGCTAGCCATTTTTGTTCCGCCGTACACACTTTGATAGGTACTGGGAGTATCTATTGCATTAGAACTACACCAAACAAATTGTCCTTGCTTTCTAGAATTAGCGTAATGTTTAAATAAAAATAAATTTGAAATATAATTTACATTAATTTGACTTAGTTGATTTTGCCAAGTGTTTTTTAAAAATCCTTGCCATGTGCCTTGGCTATGTCCGGCACAATTAACAAGAATATCATACGGAGTAAAATCACGCTCAAATATTTGTTCTGGATGATTGAGATCTAATTCTTTTGAAGACCATGGAGTAACTGTGTATTGTTTAGAGTCGGTCATTAGGCTGCCCAAGTTTGATCCTATCCCGCCCGAAGCGCCAATTAATAATACAGATGTTTTCATAAATTAATTACAAAAACTTCAATTAGTCTAAACCTCAATCTTCAATCCTCCTCACGTGATACTTGTCTGTAGCCACATGATCTCTATATCTGTTGCCAGCACGATTCCATTGCTCACCTGCACCGCTTATGATGTCTATCACACGATCGATGGTACCATTATTCCAATCACTAATCAAGCCCATGTTGTGATGTGGTTCACGCAGGAGATTTTGCATTTTGTGATAGGCATCATCTATTGACCAAGGAACATAAAGCCTGTTAGGGTCATTAGAAAAAGTTTCAGGGAAAGACCTATAAGCAGGGTATAAAACATTACAGCCAAGAGTGTCTGCTTCACTGACTGTGTTGCTAACCCAATCTTGAAGGGCGCAATTAAACAGCACACGAGTATTATTAAGGTGAGCGTAGTAATCATTTTTTGTAATGTTGTCATAGATTTTGAGTTTGCCTTCCTGCTCGTACATTCTGGCACGGGTCACATATTCAGGATTGTTGCTGCGCAGAGGTCCACCTGAGTAGATCACAAATTCACAAGGCTCGCTGGTGAGCTGCTCATACATCTCAATCAAGTCCATAAAGAAGCCTGGTTGTTTCTCTTGATCCCAACGTGCAGCAAAGCCCACACGTCGCGGACGATCTGCAAATGGCTTGATGTTTGCACTGCCACCAATGCGTTCTAAAACTTCTTCTTTGCCAAATGCCAAGCCCGAAATGTTGTAGATTGGAGCAGTCCAGCCTGCGATTCGCATGTGAGCCACCATCTCTTCGTTGGTGGCCAGCACACCTGTAACAAACTGATTGACCATCTTTTCATAAGTGCTCATCCAGCCAGCCATGCCCCACACATGCACAAAGTCATCGGGATCAATGGCCTGTGCTAGACAGCGAACAAACACTTGTGGGCGTTGTTCTGCGGGAATCTGGTCCATGATGTAGGGCAGGCTTTCAATGCCAGGTTGAAACATGTCTTCAAAGTAGATGACATCTTCCGCAGTTACTTCGCCATTCTTCATCAGCTGAACCAAGTTCATCATTTGACTCATGGCAAAGTAACTGCGGCCATGTGCATCCAGCACCTGTCCAACACTGATGCTTTGTGTATTGTCAATGGTGACACCGGGCACATATACCACATCTAGGCCACGACGCTCAAACACACGTCGATTCCATTCAGTTAGTTGTAGAGTGTAACGGGCCTCGTAACTTTCGAGACCCATGTAATAAAGTTTTTTCATATAGTTTTTTCTTGGGAGATTTACAAATTATACACAGTTTTAATAAATTTTGCAACTTCTTTATTGCCAATGGTGTCCAAATGATTAATGGATCCAGGATACCGTTTCCAAATAGAATGCAAATTAATAACGCTGTTGTTTTTTTCATTTTCAAAAAAAGTCAAATGCAATGATCGGTATTGCGAAGTCATGTCAACTATTTTTTCCACCAGTAAGCGGTAAACGGTGTCTGCTTCTTCTAGATTAAAAACATTTTCAAAGTACCATGCGACATTTTGAGTAAAGTTTGTTTTGGCTGCTGACTTTACATCCTGATAAATTAGATCACAATTTTGATGTGTTTGGCTGGCTGAATGCAATGGATTATGATCAATGTAAATTCTATAAGGACTACTGTGTACAACAATCACATGACTAAATGTTGTTAGGTCAGTGTTGATTAATTTTTTATAAATTCGGTATTCACTACTGCCGTTGCTGGATAGATTTGTGATTTTGCAGTCGGTTAACATGGTAGTCCAACTGTCAGAGCAGGTATCTGATGAAAAACTGTCTCCAATTATCAATATATTATTTGTGTTCATCAAGAAATTTTAACACAGTTGGTTTTAAAAATTCTGCAAATAATTTATTACCGTTATAATTAGGATGCACTTCAAAAAATAAATTAGCTTTTTCTAATTCTTTCCAAAAGAAAAAAACGTCCCAAATTGCGTCTAATGCTGTTTTGTCTGGGTCAACAGTTGGATTTTCATGCAAAAATTTTTGCACATGTTCTGCACCCCAAAAATAATTTAGACAATAATTTCCACCATCTGCAGGAGCAACATGCACAGTTTGATCGACCACTTTCATTCCAGCCTGCTCAGCCAGCCATAATTGCCAATTGTAATGGCCCACAGTGATATTTTTATATGCCTGGTCATTGACCCCAGCTACAGCACCTATCAATAATACAGGTCGATCAAGTGAGTCGATCTTGTCAAGACAGTGTTGATTGCACTGATTCCAGATAATTTTCCAGTCTTTGCTAGTGATAAACTCTTTATATGACATGCCTGTAATGGATTGTAAATCAGTTACTGGGTCATGATAGAGAAAAACTATAGGTAATGTTTTATTAGGATGGTCACTAACTAATTTTAAGGACTCCAACACACTGATGGCAGTTTTTGACAAATTGTAATAAGGTATATTCCATTCTTTTGCCAAGCTGGTTTTGGGAGTTTGACCTGGATCGTAACTTCTATTAGCCCAACTGGACCCACCATACAAATACTGTGGTTCCATACTATCTGCGATCTCCGGCAAAGCGACGAGTGTCCTCATCCCACATGTTCTTGGCGTTCTTGCCTTGATGCCACTTGTTGAATTGTTGCCATGCATAACTCTTGAAGTTATACAAGTCGGACTCGCTATAGCGATAGCCATAGTCCTGACAGAATTCCAGGTAAACTTCAAGATCCTCTTGGATCTCTAGGACTTTGGGATTGGGTTTAAATGTGGGTCTTGCCATAATGCTTCCTTGATAATTATAGTTTATAAAATTCTAGAGATTGACGGAACATCTCTGGATGGTCGACAAATATGTTTGGTAGTTTAGCTCTCAACATAAGATGACCAAACATTTCTGTATTTTCAAAATGGATAAAATTTTTAGATTTATCCTGTATCCATTCATCCAAAAACTCATCTGCAGAATGTCCAACATGATGAAAAAACATAGCCTGGTCTCCTACCAAAAATGGTACAAAATCATGTTTTCCTAACAACTCTTCACATATCACTTGCTCTACCCCAGGCAAGTAATAATCATCCATGTGTAATATGGTATTTTTATGCATACAAGGCAAGCACTTATGTAAATCATTTAATGCATATTTGTAATCATGATTGCCATCAATAGATACAAAATCATATTTTTCATTGCTGCTCAACTCAAGTTGCATACTGTCAATTTCGATAAAATTTATATTATGATTTCGAAAAATGTTTTCAAATATATGTCTCAAAGAAAAATCTATATCTATTGAAGTTATCGCCGAATCTAGACCAGCTGCCTCTATCATGATGCCTGTGCTTTGTCCTGCAAAAAACCCAATCTCTAATAGCCTTTTTGGATCAAAGTATTCAATAATTTTCCATAACAAGAACATATCAATTCGCTCTCTCATGAGCCCCGTTGGCATGTTGGAAACTCTAAAGTCATCTAGATTGGCTAATATTTGTGATTGATACAGTTTCATTAGATGACAATGTTGAGGTTAGGTTTGGTTAATTCGTACCTGATCAGTGCGCCATTTTCGCCGTCTTCCGACACTTCGATATGTACCACACGACCAGGATAGCGATCAGCTATTTGTATATATAGGTCGTCTGCTATCATCTCACAACTTTTGTAGTCGAGACTCAGTACGGAATTGTCACTGTTGTACAGCGACTCACACCAGCGTTTGAACTGGATAAACTCCACATCTCGATCGTTGTGGAACACATCAATCCACACTCGGAAATGGAAAATATGACGATGGGGATTGGCAAGAAATGACACATCGGCCAAGTTGGGATCTGTGGCGGCAGCAGGATACATGTGAATGCCTTCACGTTGCCATGTGACCCAGATCTGGCGCTGGGCCGCTGACATCACACGTTCTGTTCGATCTCTGTCTAGTTGATTCATTCGTATAAGTCCTTGAAAGTTGAAGTTGCCATGTTTTCTAATTTTTCCATTGCACGGTCAGTCAGTCTAAAATCATAAGATCTAGACGTTTTGGGATTGGTACGTTCGAAATAGCCATATGGTCCACCAGATATGTAATTGCTGTCATCGCCTGCAACAATTTTTTCTCTAGCTGTTTCGTACGATTCTTCAATCTTTTGTTGTATGAAAGGATTACTAAAATCATACATGTCGGCGCTGACAATGACCTGGTCTTGAGTCTTTACTCTGAGTTGTTGTTGTATTTTATCATGAATGGGAGATTCAGGATACGGTGTGATTTTGATGTCTTCGGGCAACATCTTGCCTATGCTTTGAGCCGACGTTGAATCTAGATCTCTGCTTTTTACTTCAAATCCATATGCGGGCACATCAACTCCCTGCCCACGACGATCCATGGGCCAGCCATGCGCTGCCATTATTTCTTCTACTTCTCGTCCGGCTGCACCGTTGGTCTTTGGCGGCACTGACTGTCCTACCAAATGTTTGACTTGTTTGATTTTTGCCATTTTAAGATTTCAAACTTTCAAATGTCACAATCTTAGCCAGTGCCGAACCAAGGTCTTGATCAGGATGTACAATGTGTAACTCACAAGAGTGTTGATCCTTACGTTCGTCGTATCTGTTGTACTCTACCATCATGCCACCATTGGCACGATACACAGTAAAGTTCATTCTGTGTTTGCTACTGCCAATGCTGGACACATCTTGTTTGAAAGAAGTCTCAAGATTACTTATTGTTGCTAATGTTTCACCGCGGTTTCTGAGATATTTGGCACGCCGTAATATCCAGTTGTCTAGCCATTTCATAATTCTCTGTCGCCTTTGTAATCATCCCAACTGGTAAATGTTTCACGGCTCATCAGGCTGTGTAGACTGTGGCACCAGACGCCGGGATTGGTAGCGTCAAAGTCCTTGTCATCTATTTTTAACATTGTATTATAATTCCACAGTCGTGTATACGGCACACTTACTCGAATCTGTGGAATAAAGTTGCGATAATCACACAGGCCGCCATCATTGAATTCTTCCACATGTGTGACGGGAATGTCCAGGCTGCACAAATAGCCCAGGGCCAAAAAGTGTGAGACCATGCGTTCCCATTGTGCCCATTCTTCGGCCCTTTGCGGAGCAAAACTGTGATTGGCACCAAAAAATATGTGCTCACAATCTGCCATTTTGGCTGCAATATCAGCAATGGGTTGTAGCCCCACCACAAACATGTGCGTTTGCCAAACGCAGGTGTGCGTTCTACTTCTGTGCCTTTGAAAAAGTCAACGCTGTCATGTCCTTCACGCTTCATACTGTGGTCTCCAAGTTGTCAAGTTTGCCGGAATCAAAATCTTCTTGTTCAGTTTGCTCGTATTCAAACAGCGCATTGAATTGGGGTTTAGAATTGGTAGTGTTCTTGCCTTTGTTGCCACGTGTGCCAACAATTTGATTCCAATAACCAGTCTTACCTGTGTAACCAGTTCGTTCAATCACAGCCATGGCGCTGGCTTTGTCTGGCGCTGAAAAAATTTCTTCTATAATGTTTTCAAAATACTCGTAATCGCCGCCGTTACGTTGCATCATGGCAGGGTGTTCTCCTGCATCAAACCGACGATTGGCCTCTTGTACCGCAGTCATGTGCATCCAGACATTATGACCCATCAGCAGTGCATAACTAAAACTGTCCCAGGATGTCTTGCCTTCTTTGCCATTTTTGTTGACATCACCTGGACCATAAATGCAGACATCTTTCATTGTGAGCATGTTGCTGATGGGACTGTCCTGCCAGTTTTTAATATTGCTTGTGCTTGGTAAATCGGCCAACAATCCCACACTCCATTTGCGAGTATCTGTGGAATATTTTTTGTCATCCAACACCGGAGCCATTCTATAACTCCACTTTGAATCGTGCTCAAACACATTTTCATAGTACACCTGTCCGTTGGCTGTGGCGAGGAATGGGCTGGCACAATCAAAGGATATAGTAAAACTTGGATTAACGTATTTTCTAACAGCCCTTTGAATCACGGTGAGTAGCACAGCCCATTCCAACTTTGATGTTCCTAAAAAGTGCATCCAATCATGTACGCCTTGCTGTAACAGATTGTCATAACGAAGTGCAACCAGTCGAGTCAGTATCAATTGCACATCACACATGTTCTGACCACCCATGGCCCAGCCGTCAAAGTGTGTGGCAGGATAAACCGCAGGATCACAAAACTCTTTCATTTCCTGATACCATGCCTCGGCACTGGCATGACCATCACCTTGCAACACATTCAAGAACCGTGCGCCACCTTCTTTGGCACCTCGACGGTGTGCCATAAAATACAAGTTGTTGTATTTGGTTGCTGCAACAGCTTCATCCAATGTAGTAACACCGCAGGCTTTGCTGGCTTTTTTATCATGTATGACCCAGGTAGGAATATCAAGAATCATTCCATAGTCTGCAATGCTGTCTAACCAACGCAACACTGCATCACGTTTTTTCTGGGCAGCATCCAACAACTTTTGATAGTCAGCAGCTGGATCTTTTTTGATTTTTTTACCTTTGGCATTGACCGTTTCGGTTGGGCCTTGCGCAATCAATGCAGCCATTTTGTCTTGCACTCCCTGACTGGTTGGATCACGCCATTCACCTTCCCACAAGCCTTTGGCAATTTGGAATCCACCAGAGTCACCCAGCATGAACGTGCCTGGCTCACGATTGCGAACCATGTCTTCTGACCAGTCTGGCTTGTTTAGGTCTAAGTTGGCATGCCCAGCTGAATACAGGCTCCATCGGTAAGGAAACAATGCCTTTTGACTGTTGAGCCAGTTCATCTGTTCCATGTCAGTTAACCCTTGTGGAAATCTTGCAGGATCCACATACGGCTCGTTGCGTTGCTTGCCCACAAATGTGGCATAGAAACCTGATATGGCCGGCAAGAACACAGCATAGTCAAGTTGTTTGGCGGTTAGATTGTCTTGAGTCATGTTTGGTAGAAGTTTACTGTGTTAAACAATTTATAGTCTTTTTTATAAAAACTTTGAAGTTTATGAAAATAATCTGGATTGCCCACGAGTCTTTCATTGATACGGTTTACAATATTTTGTGCGGGCAGAATTTTTTTAGTAATATTAAACACATTGTCAGGATCTTGGTCGCTTGTTGTGATCTTAAATGGTGTACCAGTAAACTGTTCCATTATTGTTCCATAATTTTTGGCCAATGTGTGATCACACCGTAACCAGATGATCTTGGAATGATCAATACCTTTGATAAATTTACATTGTGGTCGTGTGTGACCATCAAAAACCACAGTGTCAAATATCATATCCCAATCAACGTTGTTTATGTGCAGTGGATGGCTTGAATCACCATCATATCCTTGCAGATATTGTGCAAGTCCGGTTATCCATCGATTGATAGGATCTCTAAGTATCACAACATACCGGGCATTTTGTAGAGCGGTGTTCAAAGTTGAAACATCAATATCATACACTGTTTCATTATTTTCGCTGAATTTTTGTGTATGGTGGTTAAAAAAAAATCCCGGTGTATGCTGCTTGATCCAGCTGCTGGCATTTTTGGGAATATTAACCCAAATCAAACATCTCAATGGATCGGGTCTAACAACGCAATAGCTGTGCCCATGCTCGGTTGGCATGGACCATGTTGGATCAACATAGTCGACAAATCTAGATGCTTTTGATTTTTTAGACATCTCACTTGCTTTGTGCCAACAAGATGTAGTTGTAAACAGCAATACCAGAATCCACTGTGATCATAGCAGCACCATCATCACTGACGCGAACAGTTTTATCTCCGGTTGATTCCAAGATAGCCATAAACTGTGTGGCTGGCCACGACCAGGTGCGTTTCAATTGACCATTTGCGCCTGCATGGAACACAAAATTACCAGCATGTGTGCTATGATCACCAAAGAGAAACTTCAAGTCACCGTTTTCGGTCCGAGCCTGGAAGTTGGGAGTTTCTGCATTGGCCTGTGCCTGCATACGCAATCTTTGAATAGCAACCACAGTGGGTTCAAATTCAATGTGCCAGGTCACACCTTTGAACTTGGGTGTTTTGAGTTTGTCGTTCACAATCTCTGCTGTCATGAAACGATATGTGTTACGAAAGTCTCCCCCAACATTTTCAAACTCAATACCATCTGGAGCACCGGTGGCCTTCTTGGTCAATTTTAACTTGGCATTTTCCTTGTACTCTTGCAGGTTCAACAAGATTTTTAACTTGTTCAAGTTGGGCATGCCAAATGTGCCCACAAAGTCTGGATGTGGATTTTTGAATTCGCCTTCCAGTACCACACTCAAATCTTCTGCCACGCCCACAATGCTTGTGGCTTTGTCGTTGCCGGTGATCTTGACAAGGTCAATGCAACCAAGATCGTGTGTGTGTTCTACCAAGTCTTTAAGATAATCTCTCATGTTTACTCCTATGTTGTATGATTATATAGATTTTTTTACTGATATGCAACTATTTTGGCCAACACCTGGGCGGCTCGAATACTGGTCAATTCGCCCGAACGTCGCAGACCTATCCAGTGTAGATCACCATGATCATTGTGTTGTTCTACAATTTCAAATCCAATGCTTTGAGCATGACGCAAAATCATGTGTCCAGGGGTATAGCACATGAAATTTTTTTCTGCCAAAGCCACATTATGTGCCCAGTCACAGTCATTAAAGGTCATGATCAGCACACCCCCTGGTCTAAGTTTGTTTATCAACTCATTGAGATATTTTTTAATTATATTCAAGGGTTTGAAATTGAAATAGTTGTAGGCCAACACAAATCCAAATTGATTGTCTGCAAACTCATGCATGATGGTACCACCTTGCCAATCATTCACAGCATAGCAACGCAGTCGTCGTTGATATGCAGGATGAAATCTTGCCACACAAGGTTCTAGCAATGCCAAATTGCTATCAACTAGATAAAGAGGATCCAGAGCTACCAAATCGTCAATCAATTTTTCTTGTGCTGGTCGAAATATTAGGCCAGGCCAGCGCCAGTCGGCCAGGCCACGACATCGACTCATCAAAACATCATAACATTTAGAGTTAGAAATCAATTGCCTGTTCAACACATGTTCATTGCCTTCCAGTCGCATCTCGTTTTGCCAAAAATTTTCACTTTGAGCCAGCAGCTCAGTTTCTCGCTGAGCAATGGTCTGAGTCAGCAATGTCTGCAGATTGGCCATGCCATGATCAAATTCGGCCAGACTGCGATGCACAGTTGACAATTTGTTGTCTAAATCTTCCAGATGCTCTGCAAATCTCAATGAATTTTCTTTGATGTGATGGACAAATCCGTCAATATATCTTTTGGTTTCGTTGCTGTGCCCAACATCAAACTGTTGCACTAGATTTTTGAGATGAACAATATCACTCAGTTTCATTCAAAAGAAAATAAAGAATTAAAAGTGTTTTCAGTATTGGTAGCTGAGGCCAAGTCCCAATCCAACACTCCCAACAAGTTGTCAATCTTTTGATCCACCACTGTGGCCTCCATCTCTGCGTCGTCAAACGGCAAGTCCTTGAACCACTGTGGCAAGTGCATCTCGTCTGTGGGATAGCCAATGCTGGTCCAGCCCAAGGCATTGCTTCTTAACTTGCACACAATGGTCTTCATGCCGTCCACAATCTGCATTGAGTAGTTGTCCGAATTCATTCGTCTCAAGTTGTTCCAGTTCAAGGCCGCCCGTACATGCCCAGGCATGTTGGCTTTGCCCAGGCGTTCTTCTTCCCGACCGTACTTGGTCAAGTTGTTCACACGCTTGGGAGAGCCTTTTTCCCAGCCCGGCCGTTCTTTGAATTCATACTTGAACTCGCGCACACGTTCAATGATTTCATCGCGACCAGCGCCGGCCAGTGCTTTATTTAGAATTTCCAACAGAAAGTCTTGAATAACTTTGGGTGTGTCACTGCGTTTTAGATCCAGGCCAGTGGCCTTGGTCTTGCCGATTGCTCCGTTCACATCCAGGCGCTTGTTTTCAATATCAATGGCGTTGACAGCATAGCGTTTTTTGGTGATGAACAAGCCACGGTCTGCCACAGTTTCACGACCGGCCTTGATCAATTCGCCCATGTCTCTGGGACAATGAAAAGCACGTTCCATAAAGCTCGGAAATGATTCATTCACTTGGTCAGCAATTGAGTCGTACAGCTGGATGCAAATTTCTTTTGACCATGCCATACGACCTTCGGCAACTTCCTGCTTGAGCACAGGCCAGGCACTGAAGTAGCATGAGTCTGTGTCACCATAGATAACTGCCTTGCCCATATGATCATACTCACCTGTGATGCATTCATTCAGGTATGCATCCATGTGCCGGGCAATGCTGCGGCCTGTCAGTGTTGTGCTCTGTCCAATGCGCTTGTCAAAAAATCTGCAGCCAGAATTGAGAATGGCGCCATACAGACTGTTCAAGTTAATCTTCTTGACCAGTTGACGTTTGTCCCAGAACGCAATCTCTTTGGCATCCCGGGCATCTTTCTTCTTGGCCTGTAATTCTTGACGTTCACGATACCAACGTTCCAGCAGACCTGGAATCACACCTTTCTTTTCGTATGTGAATATGGTTCCATTGGCGCTCAAAATCCAAGGTTGATTAGAGTCAAACAACATGTACCAAATTTCAGCGCCTGAGTGTACAGTCTCTTCACCTGACTGCCAGTCTATGGTGATCTCTGTGCCACGTTGCTGTTCCATCACTGCTGTGTATTCCAAACTGGCAAACACACCTTCCCAGGCCGCTGCAAATGAATCACCCCGAGCCATTTTATCTTTGATGTATCGATCAGTCATCACAGGACGCAGTTGACCAATGATGGTTTCTGGACCCATGTTCAAGGCACGAATCGCTGATGGATACAGACTGTTGATGTCCACTGATCCCACCCACTCGTGCATGCCCTTGCGTGGATATGCCACATAAGCACCTGCGGCCTGTGTGTCCTCGTCGGTGAGTCGTTGTTGACGATTGGGCACAACCATGCCGCGTTCGTGTGCTTCGTTGATGATGGCCTGTTCGGTCACGGCCACAGCACCCATGGTGGTGGCCAACAACACAGTATTGGCATGCGCCAGTTCGCTGGCCAGTTCCAGGAAGCGCAGTTTTTTGTCCAGTTTGTCCAGCAACAAGGTATCTTGCCTGTTGTATTCGATAAAGGTCCTGAAGTATTGGTTGTACAACTGATCCAGTGTGCCTTCAAACTGTGTCTTGCGCTCACTCAGTTCGTACTCGGCAATGGCATCCAGGCTGTAGCTATGTCGTTCTTCATAGGTGTATTTGCGATACAGTTGCATATAGTCCATATGCACACGACCCACCAGGTCATAGGTTTCGTTTTCAGCACCAAAACGTTCAAACACACGCTTCTTGGGAAACTGCCCCCATAAACAAAATCTGCGTGTGTCGTCTTTGCTGAGCACTCGAGTGATACGATTCACTGTGTAGGGTATGTCATAGCCTTCTGAGTTCCAACCGCTCAAGATATCTGCATCTTCGATCAGATCCAAGAACATCTTCAACATTTCTGTTTCGGATTCACACAGCACAGTGTTCTCAAATTCTCCACAGATCTCACGAGCAGTCTGCTCACTCATATGGCGCGGCGCCACCACCAGTGTGACCAATTGCTCCAACCAATTCAAATATACCGATATGGCAGTGATGGGATTGAAAGGATCTGACACAGGCGAAAATCCACGCACTGAATCGAATGCAACTTCAATGTCAAAGAATGCTGTGTGCAAGGTGGGGGCATCTTGGTCCTTGTAGTTTTCTTCAAAGCAACGGAATATGGGATTGATATCCGATTCGTAGATCTGTCGACCGCTTTGTGCTCGAACTTCCTTGCGGAACTCTTTGTTGTTGCGTGATGAAAATCTTGACACAGGTGTGCCGTAGATGCTTTGGAACTTGCCTCGGGGGTCGTCGTAGTAGAACACATAATTGGCAGGATACTCCCGATACTGCCTTTGGCCGTCGCGGCGTTCTACCACGTGAATGCGATCATGCTCACGATCAAATAGTGCGTCAATATAACTCAAACAGAAGTTGCCTTTTCAAAAAAATTATCAAAGAAGTTTGCGTTGTTGTACGCAGTTTTCCAAGATTTCAATAACTGACGATTATGTTGACTTTGATTATACAATGTTTTTGAATCAAAGTCAATGCTGTCCTCAACTAAGATTTGTAATAATTGTTGTTGCCGTTGTTGCCAAGGCAAATCATCAATTTTGTCAATGGCCGAATCAAACTCAAACCCAAGTGCTCGCAATTTGGCTATCCCATGTTTTTGTAAAAACAATAAAGATATGGTTGGAAATTGTATTGAGCGCAGAGATTTTTCAGTAAAGCACCACCGATTGGTATCATCTTCGAGCGCATAAGTTTCAAGCACCAGTGAGTATTTAGAATCCAGTATCAACGGTGATAGATTGTGAATTTCAGTAAAATTTCTGTAAGGAACAATGGATCGAAGTTCTTGGTAGGCTTTTTCAAAATGGGGTAACTGATCAAGTTGATATTTGTAATGTATAAAATCAAACAACTCTGTACCGGTCAGATTGCTATAATCAGACAGTTGCTTCATCAGAACACTCACATACCCTTTGTCTAGTAGATTGTGATGATGTAAAAAATAAAACCAACTTTGTCTTGTTGAGCATACACGTTGTATGAAACAGTTGTATAATTTTGAAGGGGGTGACACAATATCAATATTGTCACTGTATGACGCATGTATGCCTAACAGTTTAGGGTAACTAAAAAACTCAATACATGACAAGTTATTAAATTCAATAATGCTATCAGTAACAACCAATACTTTCTTACCATGCTGATGGCAGTGTTGATTTATGTTTTTCCAATGTTCATAATTGCCAATTATATCAGACAGCACCATGTACACAATCACTGTGCTGTTGATATGTTGTACGTTGGTAGGTGATAGATTGAGAGTAAACTTTATTTTATTTTTATCACAAAATTCTTTTATGTGATTGTATAGTTTAGCCCGTTGATCACGACAATTATGTTGATCAACACTGTCAATTTCTAATTGATTAAACAAATCTTTCTCCGTTTGTGACCGGTGCGGTCTTGATACATGCTGCTTAAGGCAGCGACTCTTTGCTATTTACATCGTTAATTTGGATTATCTAAAATTCCATGAAACCAAACACCAGGTAATTTTTGCACGGCAAGGATTTTTTCCTTAGCTAGTGCGTAATCTGGATGTGATGAATCAAACACATTGTGTTCATTGAATTCTTCTGCAGACCAGGTCCCCCAGTTTGTTACTTTTGCATATTCAATTCGATCAACATCATAGCTTTTGCAAAAATCATAAAATTGCTGTATTTCTTGATAGTTACGATTTTGTACCACCATTCTGGTCCTAAAATCAAACCCCAATTCGTGTTTTTTGTTTTGTAAAAATTCCATGGCAGAAATCAACTGCTGCCAGGTACCACCTCTTCTGACCACTTGATAAGTTTCTGCGGTAGCGGCATCAATTGAAATTACCACGTGTTGTATAGCTGATTCTAAATGGGATATTCTGTGCCAATTTTTTTTTGCCAACAACCCGTTTGATTGTATGCATAGTTGAAAATTTGGCAAACGATTTAAATCAATTGTAGACAACAGATTTATCAGCAATGGGCTGGCAAATACTTCTCCAGAGCCACTGGTATGCACTACAATTTTTTTATCAGTTGGCTGAGAAAATAAGTTTTCAGTAATTATTTTACCTAATCGTTCTTGTTTTTTGATCTGACCGGGGTTTGGTTTTATAATGCCGGTCCTGCAACTGGGACAACTGAGATTGCAAACACTATCTCCCTGTATAGATATCCAATGCGGGATTTCAAACAAGTTAGAATCAGTAATTAAGTGTTTGACATTGTCAGGCAAGGTGTCAATGGTATTAAGTTGGTTATTGGCCATAATACCACATTGCTGTTCATTGCAATATTGATAAGAGCCATCAATAATGCTTTGTCTAATTCTTTTGGCCATCGGGGACGACAAAATTTCTTCGAGAGTGTTCACGGTCAAATTGCCAACAGTTGATGGCATCCAACCACCGCATCCACAGAGCCTAACTTCGCCATTGAGTCCAACTTCGATCATTGTAAACGGAGATAGACAATACTGCCCCAACAAGGCCTTGTTGGGGAAGATTCCTGAACGTGCCTGGCGTATTGGAATTGTGGTCAAATAGTCTTGCCTACTGTTTCAAGTATGGTTTCCAACAGCTCTTGATCTTGTTTGGTTTTTCCAAATTCGGCCTTGTGTGCCACACGAATGGCTTTTTTCAACACAGCCGGTTTGATTTCCAACTCTTCTGCAATGGCCCGGATGGTGTCGGTCAGGCCACCTTGCAAGGTATCAATCTCGTGCATCACAGCCATGCCTTCATTGATGATTTGGGTGAGTTTGATCTTTTGGTCGCCGTTAAAAGTTTTAGTATCCATATGGTTCTCCTATAATGTAAATTATACATTATGAAAGTTGAAAGGTCAAGTGTTTTTGACTTCAAAATTCTGATAGCGCAAATATCCCCATACCATAAACCAAGCAATAATTGGACTCAAGTACCACATGCGATACTGATGTCCAGTTTGGGCAAACAGTTGCTCTCTAGAAACTGCACGGCAAGTCCAGTTATCAAACCAAACATCACCGACCTGTGCTACCACATGATATTCACCGTTGTGTGTTTGAACTCGGTGCAGTTGATAGCGATGCAAGATCAACACATTCCATACAAACTGCCAGAATCCGCCACACAACAACCACAATACCGTGATTGAATAGTCATCACAATCACCCCTCATGACATTGTCTTGACTACGCATAACAAACCAGTAGTCAGTAAAAAAACTTCTGGGATCAGCAGTGTATTGGAATTGACTGTTGACTGTAGAAATGGCTTGATCCAGGGTCATAATGTTGATTCTCATTTGATTAATGCTCACTTCAAGCCTTGCGGTAGCGAATCGCTCAGCCTGCCCAGCAGCCGGGCCACACGGTCCTAAGGTAGGTGTGATCGGTTGAGTGATTCATTCAGTCCTTGAATCACACGTTGTATTTGTTTTAATCGTTGATAATGTTGTTCAGATTCGCGCCCGCGATAGTAAGCACTGCCTTCGGCGTAGTTGTAATCGGGATCACGGCGTTGCTCAGCATCAGCCACCAGTTCATCAATGTTGGGGTATCGGGCAGTCAAATCACGACGATGTTTTTCGGCATCATGTGCGGGAGGTGTGTATGGTTGGCGTCTTGCATCTGCACGTGCCAGGCCCCGCTCTCTTTTGGCAATGGTCTGATCGGCTGCTGCAACTGCGGCAGGATCGTTACGGTCAAAGAATCGGTTTGTCTGAGCCATGGCCCTGCTCATGGTGGCTTTTTTACCATAGTCGCCTAGGCTGACTTCCGCCACACCTCGTTTTCGTGAGTTAACATAGGCTTTGTATTCTTTTTGTGCCGCTTGATGCACTGCATGATTTGTAGTGAAATCTTTATACTTGTCGCCCTGCTTCAATACCCATGTGGCAAAGTCAAACCACTTGACCCCGGTATCATTATTTGCCTCCGCCACACCTTGCTCCGGCAATACGCCTTTAGGACCTGCCATTGGTTTTGTTTGAATTTGCTTCTTAATTAAATCGTGCTTGTCTTGGTCAGGTCCAGCAGATGCCATTATATCATCAAAGTCTCGGGTGGCAACACGCAACCTCTCCATGTCTTTGTTAGTCCATTGACGATCTTTCTTGCTGCCTTCCGCCATGCCTCGATCGGTACTTTCGCCACCGCCATCTCCACCGCCTTCACCAGATTCACCACTGCCATAGTAACCATAACCTGGAAAGAAGTATCCACCCATTGCCCTTGAAGATTTTTTCTTTCTATTTTTCTTTGCCTCTTCAACACCTGGTTTTTTATTATTGAATAAATCGTTGATGATCATGATTATCGTTCTTCTATGTAATCTGTGTCGGAGTTGCGTTGCTGTGCTTGGCGACGAGCTTGAAACAACTTCACGGCTATACCAGCATCATCCAGGCTGCGAAAGCGACTGGGCAATGTCTTGCCACCACGACGCAGTTCATATCCTTGATCATCATCGCCACAACATTCCAAGGCCACACCGTCGGCCATTTCAAATGTGGCCACAGGCGCCTGTGGTGCGCCAAGTTTGTTGGCCACATCCAGTTCAGCAGCATGTGCCACTTCGGTATCGCCAGGATCTGACGGACCTTGCATGGCAGCAGGATCTGTATCTATTTCTTCATTCAAATCCAATTCACTGTGTGGGAAAGCCATGTAACTGTTGCCATTCTCATCACCAGCACGTATTACAAATACCCCAGCATCATCATCACCGGACTCGTCTTGACCAATTTCCCAGCCCATTGCTGCCAAGGTGTCCTGTGCCTTGGCCATTTGTTGTTCTGTGCCGTTCCACCATTGCGCAGCTAGTTGACGCAGAATTTCTTCCTCATCAGGCTCACGGTCGTCTCCACCAGGCAACGCAAATTCATCAAGATCTTCTTCGGCCTTGCCCTTTTGTACAGCGTCAACTGCTTTGTCTTTCAAGTCACGGTCAACATGCACCTTCTTTTCCAACCGGTCCAGATATGTTGTGAGGTCTCGTTTGACCTTGCTGATCATGTCTTCTTCAATCTCGGCCATGGCTTCTTCCAGTGCAGTACGCTTGGGCTCCACGGAGTCGCCGACCATGTAGCCATCCATGGGATGAGCAGGGTCTGTTTTTGAGCCCAACGCACGAATGTTACGAGGCTTGAACAGTGCAGGCAACTGTGGTACCTTTTGTTGTGCTGGACTCAATCGGCCTTCCACTGTGGCCAGTCGGTCTAAGATTGATCTGATGTCGTTGCTCATGCTCGTTGGTCTTTCAGATAACTGCGCAGTTGCCATTGATACTTGCCGTGTTGACCCAGGCGTCCTGCCACGAAGTCAGCAATGCCCTGTTGGTTTTCTTGTTCAGCAGCAGCAAAGCATTGGTTCAGTAGGTCGATCATTTGTTGGGTGTTGGCCAGCAGTTCTTCGATCATGAGTCGGGCACGTGGGATACGGCTTTGTTCATTAATCACAGTGAGTTCGGCAAAACGTTCCATGCTGCCGGGAGCGTATTCGTCAAGATATCTAATGTATTCTGCTGTTTGATCTAGTGCACCATAGGCGTCTTCGTAGATTTCCTGGAAAAAATTATGCAGTTCGCTGAAGTCAGGACCTTCCACATTCCAATGAAATTGGTGTGCTTTGAGGTAGTAGACAAAATTAGTTGCCAATAGAGTTTTTAAATTGTCCGCGAGCATGTTTGTTCCTTTTATATTCCTTGGGCGTGTTAGGCGTAGGATCTAATGCAGTCGTATATTTACCTGTCAGCAAGGAACCGCCAGATCTTGATTGCATGCCTAATGCTGACTCAACAGGGGCAATACCGCCTGCTGTTGTGGCGCCCACTGACGCCGATTCCACAATTTCATGGGCTCTCATGCCATATCTCCAGTATGTTGTCTTTCCAAATACGTGCTGGACCATGGACCACACGTATATTTCGAACTTTGAGTCCAGCCCCACTGCTGGTGATCAATTGGTACTCAATGGGGTACTGCCCAGGAGCGGCTCGCACAACAAATTCTTCTTCTAAGTAAGTATTTTGCCAAATCCATGTTCTTTCAGTAAACAGTTCTTCATTGACAAACAGTCGATACACAGGAGGTTCTTTGCTCCATTTGCAGTAAACATCACAAAGAACTGTTATATCATAGGTGTGCATATCAAATCTCAGTGGAACATCAGGAATTGATTGGCCACGTCCAGTCGGCTGGCACCTAAATCACCGTGTCCTGCAGGGAATACCACAACGTTCCATTTGGGAGCAGGACCTTCGGGTATGCGATTCATCTCGTCATATGTGATCACAGTGTTGGGATCAATATTGTACTTGGCACCCAAGTCTTGACGGAACTGCTGCCAGGCTCCTGCGCTCTTTACTTGTGTGCGGCCTTTTTCATCTTTCACATACTTGCCCTTGGCATCGGTCACAAACAAGTCACGGAACATGTCCTTGGGCAAGGTCACAGCGTCTTTCACATGCCGGCCAGCATCACGCTGTAGTTGAACTGTTTTGACTTCACGGCTCTTGGCACCTGGTGAGAACTGTTTGACCACGTTGTTGGGTGTGTCAGGGTCTGTTACTATTTCGCCCATCTTGGTGTAGAAATAGAATTTTACATCAGGATTGTTCCGGGCCACATCCATCATCAAGTTGTAGTATTCTTTTGAAAAGAAGTCACCAGCGTCATGTATGCGCACCAACAGCTTGATGCCATTCTTGCTGGCCAATGCAGCGGCTTTTTTGACTTCACCGTCAAACTTTGCCATGTAGTCTGAAGGATGATTAACCAAGAAGTTCAAGGCCTGTGCCGCGCTCATTGAGCTGGCTGGGAACATCACATAGCCGCCTTTTCTGGCATAGCAGTAGGTTTGGCATTCGCCAGCACCTGGGCAGGTGATCACTTCCACAAACTCACCGGTTTCTTCATCTACCACAATGCCACTCAAGGCCGGCAGGGTCAAGTCATATGTGATGGCGCCTTCTTGTTTGCTCTTGGCCATTTTGGCATTGGTGCCCAGAATCTGTCTTGGCGGCTGCATGATCTGACTTTTCAGATCCGCCAGATCCCACTCTGTGCCACCGTCGTCTCGAGTGATGGCCTTGATATTGCTGCCGTGTATGATGGGCTTGAACTTGTCAGCCTTGGTCTTGGTGCCAGTCTTGATACGAGTGGCATAGTCTTGCATGTCTTGTTTTGACATCGCACGTTGAGGCGCATCCAGTTTGAGTGCTTCGTCTGTGGCGCCTTGTTCCACATTCAGTACTTTGATGGGAAATCCACCCAGGGTTGGGCCGCGTTCGGCAGCTTCTACAATTTGTTGTATTCTCATTTTCTTTTGGCCTTTGCTCTGCCGGCTTTCATGTTGGCCAGCCAGTGGGCCATGCGTTGCTTTTCACCTGATGAATTCTTTGCTGTTTTACGCAGACTGCTGACTGACGCTTTGGTATCGACTCCCGAGCGTTTGGCCAGGCCTTTGCGTCCAGGATTCTTACCGTCAGCAAAGTTTTCCGCTACACCTTGCTGTATTGTGCTTAGTCTAGCAAGTTCTTGTTCGCCTTCAGGAGTCAAAAACCAATAGCCGTCAGCATCTACAATCCATCCAGCATCATATAAACTGTCATACACTCTGCTTTGAGCACGACTTAGGCTTTGACTATCTTCTTGAAATCCCAATCCATGATCATTTGCAACTTCAATAGCTTTGAGTAGCAAGGCCTTGCCATAACCTTTACCGCGCACATCATCAGTCACTTCTGCCTGATTGTGTACGTCATCAGTTTCGGGATCTCTAAAAAATGAAAAATGCCCAACATTTTTTCCATCAGCGATTGCAGTGACAGTAAAACTACTTTGATAATTGTCAGTAGATGCTGTTTGGAATTGTACTGTCGAAGCGTCAGCTTCATGAACCTGGTCTTCCGCCACGTCTTGCTTGTTGGACCAAAGCAATTGGCCTTCTTCTTGTGCTATGAGGTGTATGTTGTATCCTGGATGGGTGGGTTGTATGTCATAGTTGTCAAAGTGAGAAGATAATTTTTGTAATATTCTCACCACGCCAAGATACTGATCACCCACAAGATCATCAGGTACCACTACCAAGATATCAGTGTCACTGTTTTTACGATGTTTGCCTGTGGCACGACTGCCATGGAACCAAATTTCTTGTGCTATGGGCATGACTTTGAGTATGGCATCAACCACTGGCTGACCTGGTTGTTTGCCCTCCGCCACACCTTGTTTCAAATAGCCCCATTCGTCCTTGCTTGTACGATCACGCCTGGCAATGTCTCTGCCTTTTAGTTGATCTTCTCTGCGCTTGTCGCCCGCGGCACGTAGTTTAGCAACCTTGCCATCATCTTTATTAGCAAGACGACCTGCGGTATTGACCATGGCATTGCTTTCGCCTGCCGCCACACTTTCTTTGACCACAGCAGGCACTGTTTCGTCACCCAGCAGGTTCAACAAAAATGTTCTGTGATGTCCGTCTTGCAAGTGATATGAGCCATCTGGCAGGGCAGACACTGTGATGGGATTCTTTTGTACAAATTGTCGTAGGCGTTGTTGGGCAGCAGGATCGGCCTTTAGCGCATCCACCAGTTCGCGCATGCTCATGTCTGGAGACACCTGCATGCCAGCAGCATGAGTCAACACATCTGCTGCTTGTTCTATATTGACGCCTTGTGTGCCAATGGCACCATTGGCCCGGCGCACATTGGCAATGGGAAAATTCTCAATGTCTTCACGCAAGTTCACAGTCTTCATCAACAGACCAGGCTCGCCATTGCGACCTGTGTTCAAGGCCAGCTTGTTGGCTTCCCGGCCAGTCTGTCCAGGTTTGATATCCACACTCAAGGCCATGGCATACTGTGGCATGGCAGCTTCACGCTTGTTCTTGGGAATATATCCTGATGCACCTTCGCCCAAGGCCGGCAATTCAAAATGTTCAGGATGACTGTTGGCCCAGTCACGCATGATGATGCCTGCTCGTGCATTGGCATCATTTTCCCAACGTGATCCAGTTTCGCCCGCGTCGTCAGGCAAGCCGTTGTATTGTTGATTTTGACTGCAATGCACCAGTTCATGTGCCACAGTGCGCAACACATCCAGGATATGACGATTGGGCATGCTGACATTGAGTGTGTGGCTGTCAGGATCGTAACGACCAAAACTGTGATTGCGTGTGCTCCATTCAGGATCGTTGTGCAAATGAATTTTGGGCATGGGATCAATGCCCAGTTCTGTGGCAGTGTGTTGAATAAACTCCTGTACCAGATTGGTTTCAGGAGAGGAATCTTCTAAAAATTGTTTGGTGCTGGCAGCCACGCCATCTTCTGAACTGTAGGGCTGACCTTGATGCCCTTCTTCAACTCCGCCAGTCCAGGGCTTGACAGGAGTTCGAGCTATCTTTTGAATTTTTTCTTGGCGTTCAGCTTCGCGCTGTTTTTTTACTTTTTCGTATTCATAGGGACTGCGAAATACTTCTTGTTTCGATGTTTTGGCATCAGCATCAACGGCTGCTCGCATGTCTGCCCAACTGGCTTCGTCAACTTCTGTGCCATAGCCATAACGAAATGGCCTTGCAGGAGTTTCACGCAGGCTGAGTTCTCGATCTTGTTGTGCGGTCATGGCATCTTTGAGCAACTTGATGCAACCACTGTTGCGCAACAACTTGAAAGAGATATTTTCACAACCAAATTCGCCTTGTTGTTCAAGACCGCTTTGGCGCATGGTCTTGATCTTGTTCCACAGTGTGCTGATGGTTTTTAAATTGTGTGACTTGACGGCGGCATGTATTCTGGCATCCAGGTCTGCTGTTTTGTCACGCACACAGGTGTCATCTATCTGAGCACGTTTGCGCTGTGGTACTTGACGCCACTCTGAATCCTGGATTGAGTAAATGCCTTGGCTGTGATGTGGCTGATCTGCAGACTGCACATACAGTTCTACATCAGCGCCACCAATCCGTATGTTGTGCTCGTTGTTGTACTGATACTTCTTGGCTGTGAACAATTCCTGGTACACAGGATTGTCGGGCATTTCTACCACAAGATGCAGATCAATGTCTGAATTTTTTGTATAGGAGTAGGCTGCGTTTGAGCCTGATATGGTGATGTCTTGGATGTTGAGATTGTCAACACCCAAGAATTCTTGAAAGTCTGCTGCAATGGTCAGTAGCTTTTCACGCACTTCGGGCAGCAAGTGCTCGTCTCGCCCCCAAATTCTGGGGTTGAGACGGCGGTGAAATTTTACTGCGTCGCCAAGATTGTAGGAGTCCAACTCATGAATGTTCATAAGTTGTATTTACCGTTACACTGCGGCAGCGGCTTTCTTGCTCTTTTTGCTTGATGCCATTACCACAGGTTCGGCTGTGGGCACTGGATCAACAGCCAGTTCATGTGCTGTGGCAGGCAGCTCAACAGCCGGCGCCGCAACAATATTGGGCTCAAACATCACTTTGAGATCCTTGTACAGTTGCTCGTGTGTGTTGTAGTCAAATGTGTATGAGCCCACATGACGCAACAAAATGCGCTTGTCCACATACACTTTGCCGCCCAGATCACGCCAGTTTTCACAGAATGTCCAGTCTTCCGAGTAGTAGCGATTTTCGCGCACAGCAGTATCAAAATAGGTTTTCATGTAGGGATTCAGTTCTGCAGGCAGACCAATGTCGTTGTTGAAAGGTCTAGTGGCAGGATGCTCATTCAATTTCTCAAACACATCACGCTTGATCAACAAGAAGCCTGTGCCTGTTTTTGTGACTTCAATCAGCTTGCCATCCGGTTCGTCGGGCTGTCCAGGAATGCCGTTCACACACCATTTGACTGGCAGACTCTTCATGGGATACAATCCACCGATCACGTCTTTTTGTGCATCCAGCATGACCAACAGGTGCCAGGGTTCCCAGCCAATGTCAGCGTCAATAAACATCAAGTGTGTGCTTTCTTTGTTGTGCAAGAACTTGGCAGTAAGAGTGTTTCTGGCACGTGATATCAAGCTCTCATTGGTCATGGTTTCCACTGTCCAGTCAATGTTCAGTTGACGGCACATGTTGGCCCATTTGATATAGCTCATGAAACACTGTTCGGTCAACTGTCCACCATAACAAGGCATACAGATATGCACTCGTGTGGTACGCAAATAGTCAATATTTACTTGTATGTTGTTCTGATTTGTTTGTACAGGATCAGTTGGGGGTACAGTAGTAGGCACTGCATCAGCTTGGGTGTCAGACATGGGTTCTCCGTTAAAATGTGCTAGTATTTAAAGATTATAACAGAGGGTGTTATTTTTTACGACCGACGTTCTTCCACATAGTCTTCATAAGTGGCAGCCCAGCCTTGGTTTTCGTTTGTTTTGGGTTGACTACGAGCAATACTTATAGTGTATCCTTGCAGTCCTTTTTTGGATAATATGTTGTCCACAAATTCTACGGCTTCTTGAGAAGTGCTAAACTTGTTTCCAAGATCAAGGTGTTTAGTATCATTACCAATTTTTACAATAGCTATAAAATTGGGTCTGGCAATTTCCTGTGCGCCTAAAGCGCCAGCGGCAGCCATGCCCGCGGCAGCAGTTGTGCCTTGAAGGAATCCTCTGCGGCTGATGTCTTCTGCCACGCCGCCAATGTTCTGATCAAATATACGCACAATATCCTGTGCGCCTGCTGGATCTTTTTGCGTTGAAGGATACAGGCTCATTACCAGAGCCATACGCCGTTTGGGAGTCAGCTGAGGCCAAGCTGCACGAATTTGAGAGGCTGATGTAAATGCGCCAGGTCCAAATTCTATTGTGGGCAAATACGCCATGTAGGCATGTTTGCCAAATGGTTCCAGTCGCTTGGCACCCAACAACGGCTGCAAATAACTAGCAGATCCGTCTTTTTTTACACCGCCAGCATGTGGAGGGTTAGCAGCATCTTTTTCTGACCGTACAAAGATAATTGTGTCACGATCGGGGTTGTATTGACTGGTAATTTCCATGGCCTGAAAAGGTGACTTGACCTGCACAAAGTGTCCAGGTTCTACACCTGCAGCATAGGCAATCTTTTGTTTTTCTGAGATATCAAAAGGCCTGTCACTTTTGTCATTGGTAGCAGCCACATACACTTCGGCATCAGGAAAAGCTCGTTGTGCCGATTGATACAGGGCCAAGTGTCCTGGATGAAAAGGGTGAAAACCCCCGGGCATGATTACTACAGTTGTCATAAACTGTATTTAGCGTCACATGTTTTCCAGCAACCACAGATAAAAAGGTGTAGAAAATTCAAAACTGATTGTGCCATTGCAACCAGCTGTGCCAAAAAATTGATCTGATATTTCGGTCCGTGTGCCATTGAAATTGTGATGATATACCGACTTTTCGTAAATCACCTGATCAATATTGATGCCATCAACGGTGACATTAGATATTGTCAATGTGGCATCTTTGACAATATTTCCTGTTTCGTCAACCTCAGTATGATCAGCAGTTTTGCCTGACATCACAATTTGAAGGCTGTGAGAACTGTCATCATCGGCCAGCTCATGTTCAACATGACATAGACCTTCAACATTAGTATTGGTATAGAATATTTTGCCATCTAATAGAACTTGCACACCCAATGATGCCTGAGCATCTGAGGTGTTGATATCGAACTCAATTTTGATTTTGTCCATTTTGTCTTTCAATAAGTTATAGTAACAGCGTTGATGGTACCGCCCGAAAAGCCTTCAACTCGCACTCGCATCCAGGTAAAATTACCAGTCACAGTGGCAGGATGGTAATCAGTCAATGGAATGGTACTGCCGTCGCCATACACAAATGTTTCAAACCAATTGGCTTCTGCAGGATTGTCATCCAAACAGGCTTCCAGATACATGATACCTTCAAATTCTGCCACAGAAAAAAGCACAGTTTGTACACTGCCGCGTCCGCGATAGTAGTTGGCGGCGGTGACAGGATCACTGGACCAGTCTTGGCTAGAACCGTCATAGTTGCCCGCGGGCGTACCATAAACGGTGGTACCAAGAATGATTTGTGTGGTCATTAAGCCTTGTCCGCTTCCACAACAACACCTGCACCAGCCAGCTCTTCAGCTACTGATTGCAATGCAGCCACAATATCAGCAGTAGCAATTTCGCCACCAGCATCGTCATCTCGGATCAATTTTGATAGTTTGATCACAACTATTTCTTCGTGAATTTTTGCCATAGTGTACTATTTAGTCGTTTCAATGGCCATGGTCTTTCTTACAATACCCGGCATCACCAGACTCAGCATGGTGCCTTCGTTGGGATGATCATGATCCACAAAATAATGGGCTCGAGAGTAGTTGCGGTTTAGAACATAACCAGACGACATGCCAATGGTCAACCATGCCATCAATGAGCCACAAGGCTGCAGGGTATCTTTTCTTGAGTTCAAAAAATTGGCCAGCATGAGCCGTTGATCATAGGTGTATTTGCGTTCTCTAAAATAAGTTCTGTACGCATACTTTGATTCCTGCAACTGCACCACACCCACTGGGAGAGAAATTACTGCTTGTCGTACCAGTCGAACCCTGACTCCATCGTTGTCTAAGTGGATCAATCGATCAGCCAGACCGCGGTGATTGATGTATATACTCACAGTGTTGAAACTGACCACAGTTTTGAACGGTACAGTTTCACTCAACAATACCTCACGAGTTTCGCGCAGGGCAGTTTCTTTGGTAATGCTCCAGGCCCGATCAGTCCATCGATCATTCTCAGCCCAGTATTTGGCATTACGGATGGCTGCTTCAAATCTACCAGGCTCTAAGTTCCGCAGGCAAGCGGCCTCAGAAATGTTGATGGTTATGCACCACTCGTACTGATTGTAGTACAAACTGCTGCGATGATCCAGCTCAACTTTATACAACAATGATTCCGTCGGCATTTACAGTGCTCACTTTGTCAAGTTCGATATCAAATTCCACAGCATCCGCCGCCATCACAGCAGTGATCACACAGTTCTCCAAGCGATCAAACAGCATCCGCTTGCTGAGTGGCACACGTATCAGTTCGTCAATCTTGCGGCTTAAAGGACGTGCGCCCATTTTTGAGTCGTAGCCTTTGTCTGCCAAGTGGTCAATCACCGGCTCGGTCAATACCAGTCTGATGTTTTTTGTTGTCATGCTGGCCTTGAGCTCGTCCACAAACTTCAACACAATCTTCTTGATGGCCAAGGTGTCCAGTTTGTCAAACTTGCAGATACGATCAATACGATTGCGCAGTTCTGGACGGAAGAACTCTTTCATGGCACGATCTTCTTCACCGGTCTTTTCCATGTTGCCAAAACCAATGTTGTTGGCATCGTTGGCCTGTGCGCCCAGGTTAGACGTCATGATGATGATACAGTTTTTGACATCTACTCGTTTGCCGTTGGCTGACGTGATATGCCCTTCATCCAGCATCTGCAACAGGATGTTGGTCACATCGCCATGCGCTTTTTCGATCTCGTCAAACAAGATGATAGCATAGGGATTTTTGCTGATGTCAGAGATCAACTTGCCGCCACCTATGTTGCCATCTTCAAAGCCCACATATCCAGGAGGTGCGCCAATCAGACTCGACACCGTGTGCTTTTCCTGATACTCACTCATGTCATAGCGCAACAGTTTCATTTCCAAGTGTTCGCTCAGCAGTTTGGCCAGTTCAGTTTTGCCTGTTCCTGTGGGGCCCAAGAACAAGAAACTGCTGATGGGACGTCGAGCATTGCCAATGCCAGCAAAGTTGATGTACACACGTTCCAGCACCGCATCTACCGCTGAATCTTGTCCGTACAGTTTCTGCTTGATATTGCTTTCAAGATCCACAATTTTTGCACTGCGTTCATTTTGCAATCGATCCACAGGCACACCGGCCACACGTGATACCTGTGCTTGAATCATTTCTTTTGTGACAGTGACGGTGCCAGCATCTTTCACACGCTCACGTGCGCATGACGCATCCAACAGGTCAATGGCTTTGTCGGGATTCTTTCTATCGTGAATGTAGCGATTGGCCAGTTCCACTGAAGCCATAATAGCATCAGTGTCGATCATGACATCATGGAATTTTTCCAGTCTTGGACTCAGGCCAATGAGAATTTTTTCTGTAGTTTCAGTATCAGGCTCATCAATTGAAATACGGTAGAAACGGCGCATCAGCGCACGGTCTTTCTCAAATGATTCGTAGTACTCTTCCCATGTGGTTGATGCAATCACTTTCAATTGTCCTTTGGTGATTGCAGGTTTCAGCATGTTGGCAAAGTCCAATGAACTTTGTGACCCTGCACCAGCACCTTTCATGGTGTGTGCTTCGTCAATGAACAAGATACAGTTCTTTTTGGTTTCTAGGGCAGCAATCACGGCCTTGAACTTTTCTTCAAACTCACCGCGATACTTTGATCCTGCCAGCAGTGATCCAACTTCAAGACCCCATACTTCGTGGTCTTGTATAAATTTGGGCACACGTCCAGCCACAATTTCCTGTGCCAAGCCATCCACAATGCAGGTCTTGCCCACACCAGGGTCGCCTACCATCAGCACATTGGCCTTGAAGCGCCGCGCCATCACGGTGATCATTTCGTGCAGTTCTGTCTGGCGCCCAATTAGTGGTTCCAGCTGATCTGCCTGGGCCTGGGCTGTCAAGTTGGTGCAGTATTCATTGAGTATGTCATTGGCCTGATTAGTGTTCATTTTGACTGAGTCAGCCGCTATGTAGTTCTTGCTGTAGAACTCAGAAAACTCAGTTTTCTTCACACCATATTTGAGCAAAAAATAGTGTGCATGACTGTTGGTCTCGGCCATGATGCTTAGGTACAAATCCAACGTGGTCAAGGTTCTGCGCCCGGTGAACATGACCTGCACATTGGCACGATTGAACAGGCGTTCTAGAGTTTGTGTTTTGCGTGGCTGCACTTCGTCACCGGCCTGGACCAGGTTCTTCAAACTGTCAAGATATGCATCAACTTCTTGGTCCAATTGTTCAACTTCCGCACCAAAACGGTCCAGGGTCTTTTTAAATGCTGCATGCCGGATCAGACTCAACAGCAGGTGTTCTGTGATCACATACTCGTGATGTTTGTCTCGTGCAATTTTGACTGCTTGATCTACAATATATTCGATTTCGGGATTGTTTTGCATCGGGGTCCTTGAGTTGTCCTATGGATTATTATATGAGATTTTGTTATCGACCGCAACCTTGGCTGAGTCAAAATATTTATTTGTGTTGTGTTTGAATGGCCGCCAGCAATTCAGGTGAAATCGAATCTGGCACAAAGGCCTGCACTCGCACCAGAATGTCACCGGTTGCGCCGGCTCGATTGGACAATCCTCGACCCCGGAGTCTCAAGGTCACACCAGGCTGACTTCTGGCAGGTATATTGGCACTCAGCACACTGCCAGTGATGGTGGTGATGTGCAATTCGGTTCCCAGTATCATATCCCAAATGCTCACACGAGTTTCGATTATCAAATTGAGATCTTGACGTTGCCACGTTCGGTCTGGTTGCACTCGATACTGTATCACAAGGTCTGAGCCGCCGGGACCAATGCCTTCATAATGCACATTGTCCCCGTCATTGATACCCAGTGGTATTTCAATTTCCACAGCACTTGTGCCTTGCGCAGTGCCCAGGCTCACAGTGCGTCGGCCACCTGTGGCCACATCGTTCAGTGTGATGGTCAGGGTCATTCTCACATGACCGCGTGGCCGTTGCTGTTGAGCAAACCCATGCCCAAACATGTTGAATATGTCATTGATGTTGACACTGCCGTTGAATCCTGAAAACTGTGGTCTGGGGTTGTTGTATTCAGCACGTTTTTGCTCATCACCCAGGGTGGCATAGGCTTCTTGAATGGCCTGAAACTTCTGAGTATCGCCACCTTTGTCAGGATGATGCTGGCTGGCCAGTCGACGAAACGCCCGTTTGATTTCGTCAGCAGTGGCAGTTCTGGGCACGCCTAGTGCGGCGTAGTAGTCGGTCATAAGAAAGGTCCTGTATGTTTAATTATACAGGACCCAGTGGTGGCAGTCAATTACTTCTTTTCAGGAACTTTGGTGCCTTCAAGTTTCTTGTGTACTTTGATTTTTTTGCAATCTTGTACTGGTTTTTTAGTTTTTGGGTTTACAATGACTTGACCAGCTTTGTTTTTGAGATCTTTGCAAACTTCTTTGATTTCTGCGGCTGCATGCCCAAGGTTGGCAAACAACAACAGGCTGAGGCCCAGCGCAATGGGCATGAGTGAGTATAGTCGAGTTTTCATAAGGGATCCTTGTTTTTAAACGCAGTCATGATCTTGATCTGAATTCTTTTTGCAAACTCAGGTTGTGGAAAATTCCAACCTATGAAGGCTCCTAGCGCCAACCAAAATAGTGTTTCTAACATGATTTATCTCCTTTAAATTTCTGGATAGTCAGGCTCAGGTGGTGCTTTTTTACCGCCAAATCCTGTGGTGATGGCTGCAGGAGCAGCGGGTTCAATTTTTGTGCTGCTTGGTGCAGGTGCAAATGTTACCGCTGGAGCAGAGGTTGGCAACGGTGTACCTGACAGTGTGGGATTCACAGCCGCGCCGGCCAGTTTTTCTTGTGTGCGACCAAATGCCGCAATACCCAGCACCGCACCCATGGCAATGTGGAACAGGCCTGCACCTTGCAAGGTGAGTGGCTGCCACTGTGTGATTGAGGTATTTTGAAACATCTGCAACAAAGCCCACAGTACCGGGAACACTGCCATGTCCAGAGTACAGATACCCATGTACATCCATCCCATGGCAGGGCGCCATTTCTTCTGCATCCAATCTTCGTCTTTCTTTTCTGGTTTTTGTTCTTCTGACATGTGGGGCTCCTTTTGAATATTTATGTAGTTTGAGGTCAGATAACTGCTGTGTAATATTTAGGCACTAGGCATTTAAATAATAGCATGGCCCAATCTACCATTGATCAACTGTACAAATTTCTTTCTAATGTCAAACGTCCTTGTTTGTTTCTTGTGTCAGTGTTCGGCATGTTTCTAGTGATATCTATCATAGTATTGAGTGCTGTGTGGTTTTACGTTCGCCGTTAGGGGTCAGTCACTGGATTCATTCAATTTTTTCTCGCGTTGACGTTGTTCCAAAAACTCTTGATATTCTTGCAATCGTCGTTGACGTTCAAACCACTCTTGTTTTTCCACTGCTTCTAGTGTGTCTCTGTATCTGGTGTCAGTTACACCACCCCAGCGACGCTGTGCATCATGGGCAATGTACATGAACATGCCCATCATGGCAAATATCAACACAATTGATGCAATGCCCAGGGCAATCTCAAATTGATATTTCTGCATGCGTTGGCGTTTGCGATGAGCTCGTTCAAATTCACGGGCCATGAGCACTTTTTGTTCTTTGCCCATTTCTTTGGTCATACTTTCAACTTCGGTGAATAGCGCACCCAATTCAGGCGGGCTCTGATAAGTCATGAGTTCGCGCAGTTCCTTGCCCATGGCCTCAAGTTGCTTTTGCATCATCACACGTTTCAGCGCACGTTTGGCCAGACTGTCACCTCCGGAGTACACTTCTGTTTTTGATCGCTTTTCTTCATCTTCCAGCACTGCTAGGCACTTGAAATAGTTGTCGTAGTAGGTGCCCAGGGCATCGCCAATTTCGGTGTAGATATTGGTACTTTCTTCACTGCGTCGGTTGAGTTCGGTGACACGAGTTTTTTCTTCGTTGAGTTGTTTCACAGCCGCTGGTGGCACAGGCTTGCCATCGTACTTTTTGTGAAACTGATCGTCAAGATCTCGAAGCACACCTTTGACATCGCCAGCGGCTGATTTGATGTCCTTGTACAGTTGACATCCTTTTTTCACAGCCGCAACAGCCGTGTTGGCCAAGGCAAATAGTGTTAGTGGATCCATTGTTCGTGCTCATGCCACTACGCTGGTGGCTAGAGTATTTAACGGATCCTGGCGCTAGATTAATGCGCCGTTGTAGATAAAAGTTAACCTTGCCAGGCGCCGCCGGCAACGTTTATTGCCATATTATACTCCCATAATGTGTAAGGCGTGTTCGTAGTGCCGGATACGATCCTCTAATCCAATGTATCCGCCATTGATCTTCTTGGTCATTTTCTTGATGTCGCCAGCATCGGCTTCCACATTCAAGTTGTTTGTTTCCCAGAACCAGCAGGCTGATTGTGCGGCACCTTCGAATGTGCCCAGGTATTCTGCGGCTTCTTCGGGTGAAATTTCCAAGCTGGCAGCAAAGTTTTCATAGTTACTTCGGCCAGTCAACTGGATAAGTCCACGTCCGCAGTAGCGATATCCGTCCCCAGAGTGTTCGTCGCCGTTGCCCATGCGTGATGCATACACTCGGTTGGCAATCATTTCTGGCCGTTTGGCATAGGCATTGGCCAACACATCCGTGGGAAAATATTTGGCAAACACTGTGCGCAGACTGGCGGCTTTGTAGTTCAAGTTTTCTTTGATAAATCGAAATCCACCTGACTCATGTGCGCACTGTGCTATGAAGGCAGCAATGCGATGGGGTGTGTTGATTTCATAGTCTGGCAGTAACTGATCCAAGGCTTCATACCAATGCTCAGCATGGGGGATGCCTGGTACCATTTGTTTTAATTGACCAATTGTTAGTTCCATGGGTGGCTCCTTATTTTATGTTGTTGAATATTTGTTGTTGTTTTTGATACCATTCAATCCAGGCATCTGTTTTGACCGCACACTCATAGTAGGTGCCATAGTTTATTGTCACAGTTTTGGCAACATCACTTAGTTGAGCATCTTCGGCAATTTTTTGCAATTGTGGACAACGAGACAATGCAAGGCCACTGGGTGCGTCGGGAAATGTGCTTGTGACAGGTACCACAGTGCCACATCCAGTCAACAACAATGATAACAGCAAGACTTTCATCAGCAGTTCCAACGACGACGGGCTTTGCATATGGCCTTGTCAGGAGTCTTGGCACAACTGATGCTGTGCATTTTCATTTGTCCACGACTGCGGCTGCAATAACTTTTTCTACGCTTGGATGCCTTACTACCACGTTTGAGTTTTGAGGGTTTGGTAGTCACAGCAGTTTTTAATTTTGAGCCAGGATTTTCTCTACGGTAAGCATTCACAGCCTTTTGACTCATGCCTGCAGTACGATCACGCTTGTTGGCTTTTTGCCAATCTTCTGTTACACCTTGCTGACTGTACATATCCATTAGTTGTCGAACATAAAAATTATAAAAACCACGACGGCCGTTGTATTCTCTGTTTCCCAGCACAGTTTTTAGTGCGGCTACAGCATCATTTGATTCTGAACCCTGCATTATTTTTAATGCGTCAGTGACCAGCGAATCAACTTGTTGTGTGTTTTCCGCTATGTCTTGTGATTCCATAATGGGCTCTGACGTCACAGCAAAAGCATACAGTTCATCTTCTGTGAGTGTTTCCAAATCCTCCCAGATCACTTCAGCATCCACACCGTTGTGCTCGGCCAGGCGTTCAATGATTGATTCAATAAGATCAAACTCTTGCTCAAGCTCTGCGCTTTCGTTCTTGGGCTTCTTGCCGGCTTTTTTCATGGCAATGGCAATGGCCGCTTGCTGCGGATGTGCCGACTTGGCTTCTGTTACAATTTCAGTTATTTTCATTTGGGCGCCTCTGCTGCATCATTGATGGCTTTGACAAACTCTCGAGGAAGTTCGCATTGCGCACCAGGTGCAAATTTTGTATCGTATTTTATCACTTCACGGTCAACATATTTCACAATGTCTTCGCCGCGTGTTCGAATCACCTGGGTCTTGGTCACAACCCGGGTCTTCACAGTTTCATTGACTTTTTGTGATTCGGCCTTTGCTTCTGCAACTTTTTGTTCCATTTTGGCCACACGCTCGCGCCATTCCATTTCAATGCTGAGACCACCTCGAAAATACACGCCAGCAACCAACAGTGCGATGCCCAGGACTTGTGTGGGCGTTCGATATTGGGCCAGCAACGGCAAAAAAGAAATGGTGGTGGTCACTATGCCGGCCAGCAACAATGCCGTAGTCACAAACAAAATTAAAGATTCGGGTAAGAAGTGCAAGATCCACATGCTGTTATTTAGTTGCTGTATCAAACATCCGCTGCTGGAAATGCCTGCTGCGGCCGGGCAAAACTATAAGTACAGCTATGAATGTATTGATTTTGACTCCTGATCGCACCGGAAGTTCTTTGTTGTTGAATTTGATCACTATCTATATGCAATTTCATGAATATGATCATCCAGTGCTGTCATATTATGATTTAGGCTATGGATTGGTCAAATACTATAGTGATGTCTTCAACAATGAAGTTTTAGACAGTGCAAGGCAGTTTGATGATTGTGATCAAACGCTGCCAGAAATACGTGATCTTTTGAAATCAGTTTATCATTATAAAACCAGCAGACTTAGTTTTGCCACTATTCAACGACGCCAAGACAGTGTGGCTGATCAAATGAAATTTTATCAGTATCTGAATGAAAATTTTTTTATTATCAGCGCAAGGCGGGAAAATTTATTTGAACACGCATTAAGTTCGTGCATAAAAATTCACACCAAACTCGGTAACGCATCTGATCCGCATCAAAAATTCAACCTATTTGCAGATGTTTATAAAAACAAAATACTGATCAGTAAAGAAAATATCCACAAACATCTTGACCAGTACCAACAATATTTAAAATGGTGCAATGATCATTTTGATATTGGCAGTTATTTTTATTACGATAAAAATATTTCAAACATTGAACAGTACATACTGCAACTCCCAATTTTTGACAACCAGCGTCAAAAAATTTCTTGGAAAAATAAGTTTGATATTGAATTCAATGAATGGAACAAGGTCAATTATCTGATCAGTGATCTGAGTGGCTTGAGTCAGCAATTGTTATTGACTAACACTGATACACCACCGTTGACCGATCATGGTGAAAATATACCTAAGTGGCAGTTGTCAGTGACTGAAAATCACAAAAAGATTGTGTCAAGTCTAAATCAAACAGATGTTGAATTTTTAAAAAAACACGCTAGAAAATTTGTGCAGGCCAACAATAACCTAGATGAATTGATGGACTACAAGATACTAGAAAGACCCATGCAGGTCAAACTGCAGACCATGATCGAAAAGAAGCTGAGTATCAAAAACTTTGATCAATGTGTAGAATGGTATAATGAATGGGTCACTGCCAACAATTTTGGCCAAATCTATTCAGAGGACACTGCTTATCAATCCGAAATCAACGAACTCAAAAGTTGGCATGCGGCCAATATTTTAGAATATCATCAGCAATGATACCTACTTAATGAACGTTCTAATTCTCACGCCAGATGCAGTAGGCAGCACTTTATTGCAACGCATGTTGACCATTTACATGCAATTTCATAATTTTGGCCGTCCTGTTATTAACCTACACGAACTGACCAATGGGCTTGCTAGATACTACAGCCCCGAATTCAATCAAGAATTGGTCAGTAAACATGCCTTAAAAAAATGGGGATATCATCAGTCACTGGAACAAGTGGTTGAGGTGTTGAGCAGTGTTGATCATTACAAAACATCAAGACTTGCACACTACCATATTGTTCAACGCGGGGACTCCCAGGCTCAACAAATTCCATTTTACAATTATCTCAATGAGAATTTTTTCATAATTGCCTGCCGGCGTGAGAACGTGTTCGAGCATGCTGTTAGCATGACTCTCAATACTGTGACAAAGAAACTCAATGTGTACAATGTGTATGAAAAAGTAGACACTTTTTATGACATGTACAAATCCGGGGTGGTATTAGATGCGGCAGTATTTGAGCGTAAGTTGGACGCATACAAGAAATATGTGATCTGGAGCGAACAGCATTTTGATATTGGTGCATATTTCAATTACGAAAAAGATGTGCCAAGACTTGAACAATACATCCTAAACCTGCCGGTATTTGCTGCACAGAACAATCTTGTGACCTGGGATCAAAATTTTGGGATTAGTTTCAATGACTGGAATCAAGTCCACTATATCCGCAGTGACCCGGCTGCACTGACGTGCATGCCCAGTCAGACCAGTGAAAAATTGTTGTTGACCATTGCAGACCCAGTGACCGAGTACCAACAACACAGTCGATTCGAAATGCCCGCTGTTAATTCAGCAGCGGACCTGGCGGCCTTGCCCCCGGATGTGGCCGAAACCTGGGCTAGTGACACAGTCAGTCGCATAGGACTAGTGCCTTTTCTTAACAGAGACTATCAACTAAGACTAAAGAAATATCAAGCTGGCTACGAAAAGGCGCAGGCCACAATAGAGCAAATGAAGCAATTGGGCATAATATTCACTGGTCCACCCATTAAAAAACAAACCCTAGGTGACAAACACCGAATAATTAAAAATTTCGACGAATTGATCCAAGTCTATAATCAATGGCATGAGATCAATCCCGAATTTGGCCAGGCCATGAGCAGTGAAATCATGCAGAGTCAGATATCGCAAGAATATGACTTTTGGCATTCAATTACTAATTCAGCAGATTCTGCACCTGCTTTGCCACCCAGTCAGCAGTGACTATATCAAAGTGATGCCCGTCACGTGCTCGATCCAGATATTCCACTCTGATGACATCAGCTAGATACTTGGGATTTTGCTGTAGTATGGTGTAGAATTCCAACAGTTGGTCTATATCTATACCATGCAGTGTGCGCAGTTCAGCCGCAATAGCAGAAGACAAATCTTGGAATTCTTCAAGAGTTGGCGGCAACAACTGTGGCCAACTGGGATCACGTATTCTTTTCCAAGCAGCGTCATCAAATGATGTAACAAAGTTGGGAATCACAAGTTCTATTATATTCGAACTGGCACAGTATACGCGAACTTGTTTTCTACAGGAATAAAAATTTTCAAAATCTTGGAGCATGGTTGATCGGACAAAATGCAATCGTCGATTCAGGTCAGACTGGTTACGGTTGACATTTTCTCTACGATGCGGATAACTCCACATCAGTACCATGTTGCGTGGTTGTGCCAGGTCATATGCATCACATGCCTGGCGAGCCATCCATTCATTGCTGGCTCCGTCCATGCTTACGTTGATCACACGACGCTGACTGTGTTGGCTCAGTACCTGGGACCAGGTGTGCTCAACACAACTGCCAAGGCCCACAGTGAAGCTGTCGCCAATGCACCACACAGCTGAATTCAAATCCTGAGGCCATTCCTGATCTCGAAATCCTCGGCTGTTGTAGTTGTAATTCACAGGGTGCGGCCATTGACGAAATAAATTTTTGTCCAGGCACCTATTAAGACTGTCTATGCCAGAATTAGTAGACTGCTGGTTGACCAATTTTGATATTATTAACTTGCTGATCTCTAATTTGTTATTCAAGGCCTAGGCTTTTTCTTATATTGGTCGCAGAGATATTGGTAATGGCTTGATCAAATGATTCCTGCTCAATCTTGTAACCTACGTCTCGACCATATGTGATGTTGACAATGTTGGGCACCACTTGAATTTCGTACTGTCCTTGATACATCATGTCTAGATCTCTGCGTATATAATTCTTTACTTGATCAATGGCAAATGGATTTGATCCTTGCCAGCCCTGACAGTCTCTGATTTGTATCACAACTTGTCCGGTTTTGGCAATAGCACGTTCAAATAACGCACGATGGCCCGCATGCCAGGGCTGCCAGCGGCCCAGCATTTGCACAGTTTCCCGCTGCCAGTCAAACACAGGCCTACGACGATTGTCTAGAATATGCGCAGCAATGAATTCTCCCCATTTTTCACCATGTTGTTCGGTGATTCTAAAGTCGTAGACTTCGGGAGCAACAAAGGCCCGATTTGTGTCCTCGTAGCGGCCACGGTCAATGGTGTCAACCCATATGGTCCAGTCGGCTTTGAAGTTGTTGCGCATTTCTACCAAGGGTGCCACAAAGTCACAGATCACATAGTCTGTGTCTGTCATTGCATCTGCTAGACTACGCATACGCACACTTTGACGAATACGCCCGGCGTCGCTGAAATCCCAGTCGTTATGCTCTTTACGCACATCGTCGGCATTGAGCCAGCGCACACGTTTCTTTTCGGCCTGCAAGTGCTCGAGTATCTGCTGTGCCAGATAAGTTTTGCCTGCACCGGGCAAGCCCATGATCAAAATACGTTGTGTGATTTTTGTGTTACTCATAATTCAAATATTGATGCCAATTTTTTCCAACAATTCTGTGGGGTGCAACTTTTTCCAATGGTTTATCAAATCTAGTTGTGGTTTATTTATGGGAGGAATACCCAGTATATCCACCAATGTGTTGCCATTGCTGTTGACCAAGTCTTGAAGTTTGATCACTGCATCAGCATGGTGTAAAAGTGGTAACATAGCTTGATCTACCAAGGTGTTTTTGTATAATCCAGCGCCAAAAGGCACTCCGTCCAAGTAGTCAGACAACAGTTTTAATATATCTTGCGTGTACTCTGACTCAAGAATTTCTTTATAAATTGGAGCGGGCAGCTGGTGTAGACGCCTTGGACTCACACGAGATGGCCAACCGGAACTCCTTATACCACAGTAATGCATGTTCCATCGGTCAACCAGGTTTCCATATGATCTTCTTATAAAATTATGTTTGGGATAATTCTGCCACCACAATGATTTTTTATAAAATGCCAAGTCAGCTTGACTGTGGATGTCTGTATATAATATTAAACTTTTTGCATGGCATTGAGTAAAAAGAAAATTATTTTCCAATCCCGGATTACAAAAAAAATAAAGACGACCAGCTTGAGTGTCAGCAGATAATGTCCGTGAGTTGTTGGGACATGTTTCGGATTTTTTCCAATCACTGTGATTTTTTATATCCCATTGACTGTTGATTATATTTTGCAAAGAATCATCAGAATCAAAGGCTGTGTAGAATTTGCCCGACAGTAACAACAGGTGCAGCAATAAAAATCCACCAGACCCACCACTGTAACCAATTTTTATATCTTGCATTTTATTTTGAATTTACAGCGGTAAATGTGCCAAAAAGTCATTTGTTTTGGCAGTGACAACACCAGTAAGCTGTAGTGTGACTCTGGCATGATGTCCAGCATTGGCCGTGCAGTGCGGAATATTGCGCCAGTCAAATGTGGTCACTGAGCCGGCACGCCATTGATTCCAGTGGTGGTTACCATATTCCCAAAACTGTCCTGGCTGCCAGTCTGTGAGCTGGACGAAAATTCTCATCACACTCTCAGGCGCATCAGGCGCCCATTTGTACAACTTGTCAATGTGCAGATTCCACACCTGTCCTGGACGTTGCACATGTATGCGATTCATGCAATCCTCAAGGCCAAATGCGTCACTGATGGCCTGCAGTCGTGGTCCCAGGCGCCAGGACAAGTCTGTAATGACCACCTTGGGGTCAACACCCACACGCTCGAGATCATATTCTTCTTCGGCTAATTCGGGTCTGGGAATATACATGCCTTCGCCTTTGAAACCGCGTGTTTCCCAGGTGGCCGGCTGCGATTCAGACAAAATCTGTTGTAGTTCATCTTGCCAATCAGGCTCAATGTGTCCCAATAAAATAATCACATCATCCCGAGCATCGACCTGGGCAGGATCAAAATGATAGGTGCTGTTGGCACGTAGTCGATCCCAACTGCTAGATTTTTGTGTCATATTACTGTTACCCTCACGTCTGATTGGCCATAGTTTTGATAATAATCAACTGGTGGTTTGATATTTAACGTTTTGGCCAACATCACATTGTCCAAAGGATTACAACCAGCTGAGTTCATCATGGCCTTGACAAGATTTTGATTTTGTTGTTTGATACGTTGAGCCATCACACGTAAATTTTGATAGTACTGTGCATAGTCGGGATAGGTAATGTCAAAGTGTCCGCACTTGACCCACCAGCCCAGACAAGCATCGTCGCCACGATGCACCAACACAATGGGTGCATCAGGCCAGGTTCTACGTAAAAAATCCAGATGATCGCAAAATACATGACTTTTCACAATACGAATTCCCTGGCCCTGAGAATCAAAAGGTTGATCAAACAGTTGTTCCAGTTGTTCTTTGCTGAGTGTGGTGATATCCTCAGGCAAGTGCGACTCCATGCCAGGGTCAAAATACGCACCCAGGTGCATGAGATCCATGTCACCGCCAGCATCATGATAATAGGTCCATTCATCTCTGTAGTCTGAACGATCAATGTCAGGACTGTAGTAGATGTTTTTGACCACACTGCTCCATTTTGAGCCCGGGGCACCGGCTACGAATATGTATTTCATAATGAGTTTATCAAGTCTAGAATGTAGGGTCTTGTGTGGGTATTTACAGCACGTTCTGGATGCCATCCTATGCCCAGTTGGCGATTTGCTTTATGTATCACCAATTCCGCAATGCCAGCAGAATCTTGTTGTAATACTTCGAATCCTGATGCAAGTCGATCTATGCATATGGTGTGATGACACGTGACTTCAAATGCTGGCAATTGTATGCGTACATTATCATAAGGTTGATCCATCAACCTCACAGTGCCGCCGGATTCTAAGTTTAAAAAGTGGCTGCCTCTACAGATACCAATCAACGGAGTGCGCGATATCAAACATTGCCGAATCAACCGATGTTCAAACTCATCACGCAAGGGATACACATTGTTACGCCAGGTGTTGAACTTGACTGTGTCATTTCCACCAGTTAACACAATCAAATCAAATTCGTCTGTATTGGGCTCTTGACCATGACATGATAGTGGAACAATTTCGCGTCCAGCAAACAAGTCATACCATTCGTGATTTAAGGCCGCATGCCACGTATCACGTAGCACACGGGTCATTTCCATGCTGATACCTATTTTCATTCAGGCTTGATTTTTATTGCAAAGGGCTGCCATTGTTGACGCAATTTTGTCATGGCAGCACGAATGCCTTGCGGGGTGTGCTCGTCTGGGCTGATAAAAATAAAGTGTTTGGCAAACTGTTCTTTGGCTTCTTTGCTACGAATTGCACTCACAAACTCTCGATGATACCAGTCTTGCACATCTTGTGGTGTGCCTTTGGGCAACATCAAGTTCCAGCAAGCATATACATTCAAGCCAGGCACATGGTCCTTCATTAGAGGAGTGTTTTCTAATCCAGCAATGGGAACTTCGCTGGCCAAGCCAATTAATTTTAGTTTGCCTGCCTGTACCATTGGTGCGCCCACTGCAATAGGGAACACACCAAACTCCTGGTGTTGGCCCATCACATCGATCATTGCCTGCGCTGGTCCCTTGTACATACTAGTTTCTACTGTGTCTTTGGCAGGTTTTACTCCTGCAACAAAGTATTCAACTGCTAACTTATGTGCTGCTCCGCCCACTGCAAATGAAATGGGACGCTGACCGGCCCGCACTTCTGCTATCAATTTCTGCGGTGTGTCAATATTGCTGGATGTCCTGGCATAGAATGCCAATGGTGCTTTGCCTATGTTGGCAACACCTTCCCAATCCATTGCGTTGAATTTAACACTGTTGGCATACCAAATTTCTGCTGTGACAAATGTTGATTGACATGAGGGCATGCCCGCATGATGGCCGTCGGCTGGCAGTTTATCAAAGTGATTCATGCCAATGTTGCCGTCGGCCCCGGGCTTGTATTCTGGGTGCCATTTAAATGATGGATTCTTTTCTTCTACAATTTTTGCTACAATGCGAAATGCTATTTCATTTCCTGCGCCCGGTGCGTTCGGAAACACAACAGTTACAGATTTTGTTGGTTGCCATGCCGATGCTGACAAAGTGAATAATGTGAGTAGTACGCCTAATATTTTTTTCATCTAATCCTCGTGTGTTAAAAAAGGGGAGTGATCGGCTCCCCGTACAAATTACCAACCGTATGCGTCAGCCACTAGTTCTTTACCAGCAGCGGCAGTGGTAGTGTTCCGGCATGAAATTTCATACAAGTCTCGACGCATTGCAACAACCAGTGTTTCAATGCGAGCTTGCTCTTCAGAAGACTCAACCAACTTGGCCAAGCTACGAGCACCGATGTTGCTGTGGAAACCTTCGTCTCGGGCAATCTTGCGATATGCGCCAGAGATGAATGAGTCTTCGATGCAGTCAGCCATGGTGTTCCAAACAGCTTCAGCACGGCCTTCAGCAACCAATTGATAAGCGGCCAATGCAGCAGCGTCGTCCTGTGCGTCATACTTGGCCAACAGACCAGCACCTTTGGCTGTGGGTCGGGCAGCTTCTTTTGCAATAGCAGCTTCAACATCAACTGGTGAGCCTTGGATGTGTTCAATGACTTCTTTTACCAAACGGAAGTGAACTGCTTCGTCGTGTGCTTGTTGTGTCAACAACTGTAGCTCAACTGGATCAGCGTCTGCTGGCATGTCGGCGATGGCACGGCTGATTTCAACCATGTTCATGCGCTCATTGACCATACGGCCAATAAAGTGATCAACCAATTCTGATTGAGCAGGTTTAGAATCAAAGTATGCTTTCACATTGTGTTGGCTGGCTTTGAATAGGGCTTGGTTGTCTTGAACCAATTTTTCTACAAACTGTTTTCCTGTAAGCATGTGGTCTCCTTGGATATATACTTAACTAAAAACAAAGGAAGCTGCAAATTTTTGCTTTCTTTGTAAAATTATTTATCTAAAATGGAATTTTTTAATGAACACCAAAATTTTTAATCTAATCTGCAAAAATTTGCAGGACTCTTTTAATTTACCCAAGTACGCCAACATCCAAATCGATGCTGATACTCGGGTACAGGACCTGCCCTGGACTCCTGCAAGATATCGAAAATTCAAAGACGCTGTAGACAACGAACTGAGTCTGCCTTGTGATTATGTGGGCACTGTACAAGACATTGTGGCAGATTTGAGCGAGCGTTACACCCATCGTTTCTTTGCTGAAATGTGGAAGCCCAGAACAGGGGATTATGACTACACTGGTTGGACTCTGGTAGACGAAGTCAATGCTCTCAATCCTGACTCTGTGCTAGATGTGGGCTGTGGATATCATCCTTTCAAGGGTCGCATACACAATCTTGTGGGCATAGATCCTTACAATAACTGCGCAGATTATGAAGTAGACATCTTGGATTACAAAGTGCGAGCCCAATCTCATGATGTGATCTTGGCTCTGGGATCAATCAATTTCAACTCACGTGACGAGATTGAACAGCGTTTTGCTCACTGTGTGGGACTGTTAAAGACTGGAGGCAAGTTTTATCTACGTGCCAATCCAGGGATTGCACATCGCAGCGGTCCTTATGTGGATGTGTTTGCGTGGAGTTTTGAAGTTGTGAACCAGTTTGCAGAAATATACAACCTACGCCTGGACACTTTCAAACAAGATACCAATGATCGCTTGTATTTTGTCTATACCAAGTTGTAACTGCTGATCAATTCAAAAGCGGCTTGATGCGCAGTTTCCAAGGGATGCTGGCCTGGATCGCTGATGGCAAAACAATTTTGGCGGCACCATTCAAGAAAATTTTTGTTGTCAAATGTGACCACATGTGGCTGAATGTGAGTTTGCAACAATTCTATAGCTGAATTGTAATGATAGCATTTTTCAAACAACAAATCATCCAAGCATGTGATGATCATGCGATGACCGCCAGATATCACAGCATCTATCACGGATTTTATTGTGATCAAATCAGTCAGTTTGTCTAGATATTGTGAATGAAAATGCTTGTAGTAGTAGGCAGCTTCGCTAGACGTATCTGTGGGACAAACGGTTTTCCAATGTCCTGAAAATCTGCCTTCTCGGTCATAATCAAACCTGTCCATGTAGGTCCAATTGATCACGTACACGTTTGGTGCCTGATCGTGACCCACTTGTTGCAGCACCGACTCGGCAATGCGCAGGTTGCCGATGCCAGGAAATGCATGACACTGATACTCCAGACCATGATGCTGGGCCAACAAGCTGGGCCAGGTGTGTTGGCTGTGTTGATTTACAAATTCACCAGCGTCTGGTAAATCACTGCCAAAGGTAAAACTACAACCAAAACTTTTTAACATCATGCAGATATGTATCTGCTGCGGCCTGCGGAGATTATTTTCCTGCTACTGCCAGGCCGGCGCCTTTGTTGAAACTGGGGCTCCAGGAATTGGCTTGGCGTAGGCCTTTCCTCTTGCTCCACTCATATCCGGCTCGGTGTCCCGAACAGTCTTTGGTGCATTCGGATCCTAAGAAGCTGAGTTCTCTCAGCTGATCGCGTGTCCACTTGTCAGGAATCACGCCGTGTTTGGCCACGAACTTGTCATGCAATTGCCGGCCGGTAATGCCGTGGTCACGAGCAATGGTCTGCATCATGTGATCAATTGCACTGTAGCTTTTGGGATTGTCAAGATCTTTTTCCAAATCTTCCACTGCACCTTCCGCCACTGTGTTTGTTTTGACTTTTTTGCCTTGTACCGCAGTGGTCCGGTTGGGTTCATCTGCGCTGTCTGGTCTGGCACTGGGCATGAACTGATTTATGGTTTTTTGAGTGAGTGGTCCCAGCACACCATCAACGTCTAAATTTGCGTTGAATCGGTCATTCAACATTTTCTGTATGCGGCGAATCGATTGTTTTTTATCGTCACCTTCCGCAACAAACTCTTGTGCTCTCATTTTCTTGGTGGTTGAACTGCTGTGGGCACGTTTCGGTACACACGTTTGGCAGGATCGTACACAGTTTTCATGGGACCCAGTCCGGCCAGCTTTTTGACTCTAGCAACCATGGCATCGTATTCATCATCGTAGTCAACTTCTTCGGGGTCACGGTAGTCCGCGCCCTTTTGTTGCTCACCTTCTGCCATGCCTGGTTGTTGTGCACCACGAATGGCCTGCAACAACGCCCTAGCAACCACACGGTCTTTTTCTTTTTCTTCTTCAGGCAACTGAGCATAGTTTTGTTTCATCAACTGTGCTCGCTGTTGAAGTTTGGCTTCTAGTTTGCCGGCTGCGGCCAACTTTGCTGTGTCGTCAAACTGTTTGGGATCTTGTACAAATGCCTGTGCAGTGGTATTCCATCCTTTGTGGATGGCATCACTTATGGCTTCAATGTCTGTCACACCTTGATCGATCATCTGTTTGGCATAGGCAGCTGACTTCAAGTTGGCCTGCCAGCCAAATGTGTTGCCTGGTGTGCTACGACCGTAGCCGTATGCTTGATCCAATGCTGTATCACTTATGGTGGCCAACTGTTGTACACTGAGTGGCTGACCGGCATTTTCTCCCACACTGCGGCGGAAAAGTTTGGCATCATTAGCATCGTGTTTGCCGCGTTCTAGACCTTTTTCCCACTCGTCGTATTTGCGAGCTTGTTTTGTGGCACTGTAAGGATTGTCCTTGATAGTTTTGCGTTCTTGGTATGCGCGGCGGCCAAGTTCGTAAGCCACACCTACTCCAGCCAGTTCATACTCTTCCGCCACACCTTGTCCCAACACTTGACGAACTAATAGTTCAGGAGCAAAGTCCATATCACCGGCTAGTTCTCTTGCAGCCATCAACACTGCTTGTTTAGTTGGCTGTAATCTTTTTTCTTCTACATCTCTACGAAGTTTAAAAATAAGAGATTGTGCATCATACCCTAAATCTCTAACACCCTCCTCTACACCTTCTGACTTGTTGCCATAGTTGCCAGCACCTTTTTTGCGGCACTGTACCAAGCGTCCGGACGCATAGGCTGAAGGCCACACCTTGGCCGACGCTTTGACCTTGTAGTAACAAGCGTCTTTCTTTTCAGCCAGGATCAAGTCTGAGAAACTGATACCGCCGCATTCGGGGCATGGTTGCGGGGCTTCAAAAAGTTCGTCTATAATCATTTCTTTTTAGTGGCCACGTTGATGGCCTTTCCTGTACGGTTAGGGTTGGGATCTTGTCTGCGCTTTCTTGCGGCTGCGCTCGCACGACCTTTTTTGCCCAGTGCATGTGCCTTGGCCTGTGGCAAACACTTGGGCTTGCCTTCTTTTGAACTACCTCTTGCACAGTCTCCACGGATCTTGCCGTCGGGACCAAAACGCACCCATTTTTCTCGGAACCAGTCTCGAAGATTTTCTTCTATATCCTGCTCGCTGATCTTTTCACAACTGCCTTTGGAATACTCCGTAGTACCAGGTTTACGGCGATAGCCGTCCCAGCAGGCTTCAAGAATTTCTCGGTATGTCATAATTGTTTATTTATAACCAATCTTCATGTAGCGTGTGTAGCGAGTTTCGGGATCTCTCAGTCGGCGTTGACCCCAATACACAGTGGTTTCCAAGGGAAACTTTAGATAAAACACGCCAGCACGTTCGGTTTCAATTCGGGGATCCACCAAGTTGTCTCGGCCCTGCATCACTGTAAGTGTGCCTTTAGGCACACGTTGCATCCAGGCGCGACTCATTTCATTGGTACTGGTGTTGATCACTGTGATACGTTTGTTGGGATACTCAATTTGTTCAGCACGACCCAGTACCAACTTCAGTCGGCCCGCACGATACAAGGGTTCCAGCAGTTGCCTTGCTGTGGCCAACCGGCGTGAGTTGATTTCCACCATGATCAGTTGATCAAAATCAATGTTGGCCTGTTGTAAAAATATGCCCAGATTACCGTACCATGAGCCCAGGATATAGATATCGCCGGCACTGCGACCGCCCAGTTCTTTTTTCAGTTGACTGCACAGCCAAGTCTTGCCGGTCACAAGATCTGGAGTAAAACTTCCTGCTAATGTGCTGGGACTGGCTTCGGCAGTAATTTCATAGTGTCGCATGGCCGAGTTTAATCCGCATTTTTGTTCTTGTCTTTTTCAGTAATGGGACCACCAGTGATCCAGGCCTTGCATGATCGTGTGCCTGCACACTTGAAGTGCAAAAAATTGCAGTAGCCTAGGTCAGCCAGGTTGATACTGGCATTGGCATCCACCCCAGTGGCATCACCACGTATGCCCGCAGCAATACATTCTCTCATGCTGTTGCTCACATCAAATGCCGCACAGTTGCCACACTGCATGGTCCGTGCAGTAGCCACCGAAACATTGAAAATCTTGGCACTCTTGGTCCAGTAGTCTTCAGCACGGTCAGGATTGGCAGGACCATAGTGATACTCATCTATGGCTGTTTGACGATTCTTTAGATTTTCATCTATGTCATGTGTGGCCAAGGGACAGCCGCGCTGCACTGCTTCAATCAAGTTGATATAGTTTCTCACAATTACAAAATTCCAGCAGCTGATTGCAATTCACGCATGTCATTTTTGGTATCGTGTATCTGTTTAACTGGCAGGCCAGCGGCAGTGCGCCACTCATTTAGATCTGATTCGTGTGTGCGACGATAATCCGCAGGAGTCAGTGGCACAGTGCTGGCAAATGCTTCTTCTGAGAATGACTGTGTCCGACCATTGTACCGCATGGTCCAGTCTTCAGATTCGTGCTCTGTGAGTGTGCCCAGGTCATCAATCAGCTCGGCCACATACTGTGGTGCTGCACTGCGACGACGTATTTCCACATACACTAGATAACGGCTGGGTTTGATTTCGCCTGGTGAGCGATCAGCATCCAACACAAAGTCATAGCCCTTTTCAAACCAGGCCACCAGGTCCTTGGCAGCTTGTTTGTCACGCACAAAAAAGCTGATCACAATGATGTCTTCATCATCGCCCATTTTGCCTGAAAATTCATCCACGTGAATGGTGGGCTTCATCATGCCTTCTAGGTCACGATACTGTAGCCCTTCAAGCAGCGGGAACGGGCTGGAGGTCTTGTTCGAGGTTTTGTTGTGCATCTTGGGCCTTTGCATCACTTTGTGTGTCTTCTTTGTCTAGATCATTTTCATAGGCTGCATCTAGTTCACTCAGGTCAATGTCCTGATCTTCCATGTCTATGGCGCCTGTGCGGATCTCACTCATGAGTCGTTTGGGCATGACAATTTCCACCAGCCACACAGGTTTTTCAACAATGCGAGCTTTTTTGGTACCAGGAATGTAGTCCGACGGATCATTGATCTGGATGGGAATCTTGATCTTTTGCTTTTTGTATGTGACCTTGCAATCAAATGGCAGTAGGCGTTTGCCGCCTCGGGGGTCGGGCATCATCTTTTCCGGCCACATGAATGTCACACCCACTGTGTATTTGTTGATATCCGGTCCGGCTACTAATTCACCAATTTCCCAGTTCTTGAATGCGTAGATATCCATTTCGTCCAGCACACGCTCAAAGTCCAGCAGCGTGGTTAGACTGCCATCGCTCATGTAGATATCACGAATGTTGTCGGCCACCTGCCAATAATCTTCGTGATTTTTAAACAGCTCTTTGTCGTTGATGCCGTGGATGTTTTTGCTTTGCATGATAGTTTATTTATGGACCCTGTGATCAGTATCCAAATCTTGCCTTGTAGGCCGCGTATTGTGCCTGCATTTGTGCAGTACTTAATACACCAGTCCAAACTTTGACCATGCCAATATTGCCGGCCGCGCACTCATTGCCGTCACTCTTGCTGTACAGTTTGAGTTGGTTAAATCCGCTGATGGTACTGCTGGTATTGGTGTATGTTGGTGTTGATGTGGGCTGGACTGTGGTGCTTGAATATATGTTGCCCACAGTCTTAGTAAATGTCACAAAATCTATGTGCCACACAGTGTCTCTGGCAGCACTGGTCAAATTAATAGTGACTCCATTAGAGAACCAGGCTTTGGGATAATTTGAATATCCGCCCATGAGCCAGTCTGGGCTTGCGGTATTGGAGTTTAACAATCGACCGTAATTAGCAGTAGTACCAACATTTAACTTGTAGGCCATCATCACTGTGTATTTTGTGGCAGCACCAATGTTTGGGCCACCAGTGATATAAGCGGCAATACCGTCGCCACTGAAATAGTTGCTGAATATACCGCCCTGGGTACCGGCCCACGTGATTCTTGCACCTGTGATACTGGTTGATGACTGTGACACACTGGCGCTGATGGTATACGTACCTGTGCTGCCAGTGGTACCGGTCAGTTGATTCACGATGTATGTATTAGCTGGAATTGAACCGCCGGTTATGGTCATACCTGTGGTGACAGTGCCAGTCAAGCCGCTGGCCACTGTGAGTGTTGTGCCTGTACTACTGCCAGTAAATGTTGCCACAGGCAAACTGTATGTCAATGTATAAGTGCCGGTGACATCAGTGGTACCTGTTGTGAGAGCAGGCGCCGCTGTGGTTGTTGTGATTGTGCCAGTATTAGTTAATAAATAGTTATTCAAAGACATATCCATAAACGGTGCGGCGGTTAATGGTAGTAATGCAACTGTACCCGACACAGCTCTCAGTGTAGTGGTTGGTGCAACAAAATTAGCAGTATAAATTCCTGTGCCTTTGATTATGCGGAAGTTTGAAATATATCCGGGCCAATAAGTATTAGCAGCCGCTGTCATGTCACGCCCAATACTGAGAACAGATGAACTATCATTGATATTATTGGTATCAGCATAGGTTGAACCTATTTGCGTTCCGTTTTGATATACACTTGTTTGACCACTAACTCTCGAAATAGCAAAATGTACCCAAGTAGTCAAGTAACTAGATAGTACACTGCTAAATGTAAAATTACCATTTTCCCAAAAATAAAATGTGCCGCTTTCTATGCTGACTGCAACTGATGCAGTTGGGGAGGTACCAACTGAGAATACTCGCGGAAAGGTACCTGCGCCGGTCTGATATTGCCACCATTCAATGGTAAAATCGCCCGTACCAAAGGCCCAATCAGTGCTGGCCGGTAATGTTAAATATTGGGTCGAACCGTCAAAACTGGCACTGGTTGTTATGCTGGTGCCAACTCGGCCGCCCAATGCGGCAGCATCTAGATTGTACACCAGCGTGGCTGGTGCATCAATGCTGTAACTGGATAACAACCCACCCATTATTCCACTCATTATGTCAGTCCTGTTCCGTTGATGTACCACACTGTGCTTGTGACCTTGACCGCAGTGGCCATGGCATTGGCTGATAGTGTTCTTGTGCCTGTTGAGCCTGTGCCTGCCAGATACAGGGTGTCTGACGTGATGGCAATGCTGGTGGCGCTTGAAGCCGGTCCGGCAATGAATGTTATGGCAGTGCCTATGGGGTACGCCACTGAACTGTTGGCAGGAATAGTAACTGTTTGACTGGCACCTGTGATGTAGACCAGTTTGCCAGCATCCACAATGGTCAGTGTACCTGTACCTGTTACAGAACTCACTGGCAGGCCTATGTAACCCACACCGTTGGCAGGAGTTGCTGTGGTAGGTGCCAGCACGTTGGCCACAATACCTGTGTTGGCTATGACCAACACGTTGGCATTGCCAGCAGTGCTGAACAGTATGTTTGCGCTGATAGTAGGAATACTGATGTTGCTGGTGCCATTGGCGTAGATACCAATCAAGTTACCGCCAGTGACATTGCCTGTGGCCGAGATCAATCCGCCAGTGCGTAAATTGCCACTCTGAACGTTGCCAGTCACACTGAGTACACCAACAGGTATATTGACATTGCCGGTTCCATTGGGGTTCAGGTTGATGTTGCCATTGGATGATGTATTGATCCACAATTCGCCTATGTCAACAATGTTACCTGTCAAGCTCAAGTTGCCTGCTGATGTGATGGTTCCTGTTGCAGATACGATTCCTGCTGTCAATAAGTTGCCACCGGTGACATTGCCTGTGCCATTAATCAAGCCAGGAGTTGTAATATTACCACCAGCAATGTTTGACGTTACGTTTAGATTGCTGACAACATTTGAGCTAAGACTCAGGCCAGCAGCATTTAGATTGCCGCCAGTGACATTGCCAGTGGCACTAACTAACCCACTTGTCAACACATTGCCACCAGTGATATTTGCTGCACTTGTGATAGTTGATGTTGCTGAAATCAATCCGCCTGTCAATATATTACCACCAGTAACGTTTGCACTTACACTTACTGTGGTACCTGTATGAGTAGTAGCATTGACATTGGCACCACCCAAAATGTTGCCACCTGTGACATTGCCTGTGGCACTGATTAGGCCGCCTGTGAGTATGTTGCCAGCTGTGACATTACCAGTCACTACCACGGCATTAGGAGTGACCACAACAACATTGGCTGTGCCACCAGAAGATATATTGACATTTCCGTTGGCTGCTGGTATGTTGACATTGCTTGTGCCATTTGAATAGTTGCCAACAAACTGTGCGGCAGAAAGACTTCCACCAACTGACACATTACCAGTTATGGTCATTGTTTCCAGCGTGTTCAGGGCAAAGATTGCGTTCATTGCCTTGACATAGGCACTACTGTTTACACCCAACGTTGTTGTAATACCACCTGCTTGAGTACCAGTTACTCTAACTTTTACTGTTTGATTGGTTGAAGGAGTATAAACCAACTTGCTGATTATGTTAAAGTTATGCTGTGCATAATTATAGTTGTAACTATATGCTGTGGCGAATGATCCGCTATTACCATCTAATGCTGTGTTGGTAGAAGCATCAACCCAATCATACTGAACATATGCATCATTGGAACTTCCACTAAAAGTCCAACTTGGAGTAAATGACAACTCATAAGTTGTACCAGCAACCAGTGTGTAAACACCAGTGCTGGTATTGTATGTGACTGAACTACCCACAGATTGGTCTGTTGTGTTTAGGATCACATCACCAGCACTTGTAAAAGTTTGGTTTGTTCCTGTTCTTGTGGTTGCTATGTAGTTTGTGGCAACGGTGCCAGTAGCAGTGGCTTGAACCGCTATGGCAGGATTGACCTGTGTGATTTCAATTGTGGCATAATTAGCACTTACAGAGATTGTATTAACTGTGGTTTGTCTTAGTTCGTATGTGGTGTTAACACTGGGTGTGACATAGACAGTGGCCACATTGGTTGAACCGATTGCCGCTGAACCAGTTACTACTTCACTGAATCCTTCTATACCAACATAAGCGGCATTGGTCACATCATACCATCTAAATGCGCCCCAGGTTGAACTTGAAGTCAATCGTCTAACAATGGCTTCTAATTTATAAGTATTACCGGCTGCCAGTGTCACCTGCGAGTTGCTGGTCTTGGTTATGATACTGCCATTGCTGGCATTTGTGGTCTGAAAGTTAACAACGCCATTTAGTCCCACTGATTGGTCAGTGGTGTTTTGTGCCAGTAGATATGCTCCATTGACATAACCATAAGTTGTTGGCTGACCGTTGACGATAACACTGGTGGCAACCACATTACCAGCAGTGACGTTGCCGGTGACACTCACTGTGGTTCCTGTCAAGTTGCCCACAAACGAGTTGGCTGTGGTGATATTGCCTGTGGCAGATACTTGACCGGCTGTGAGTATGTTGCCGCCTGTAACATTAGCTGTGACGCTTACTGTGGTGCCTGTATGTGTGGTTGCATTGACATTGGCACCACCCAAGATGTTGCCACCAGTGATGTTGCCAGTAGCACTAACAACACCACCAGTTCTTACATTGCCACCTGTGATATTACCAGTTGCGCTGACAACCCCAGTCACAAACGCACCTGTGGTGGCAAATTGCACAACGTTTGCAGTTCCGCCCACGCCCACAGTGATGTTGCCACCTGAGCTGACCACTGTGACATTACTTGTGCCAGAGTTGATGTTGGCCACTGAAGTGATCACACCAGTCAGTAGTGCGCCATTGCCCAGAATGTAGTTGCCTGTGACATTGCCAGTGGCACTCACTTGACCAGCAGTCACAACATTGCCACCTGTGACGTTGCCCACTGCACTGATGCCAATGTTGCTGTTCCAGGCCTGGGCGCTGTAGTTGTACAAGAAAGTGGCTTCATTGGTGTTGCCAACCACAAATCCAGCACCGTTGGCACTGATGCCTGTGGTGGCGTTGGCCAGGCCAAATACCAAATTAGTCGTGGTAATATTGGTAAGATTGTTGTAGGTCAAGTTGCCTTGAACTTGTAGATTACCAGTAACCACACCAGTTCCATTAATGGTCAGCCCACCTGCGGTAACATTGCCCACAGCACTGACATTGCCAGGAGCACTTAAATTACCAGTTTCATCAAATTTCCAAAGCTTCACAGTCGCAACATTACCTGAATCAGATTGTGCTTGTAGTATCACCTTGGCAAGATTGTCGCCGGCTCTGTTAACAGCGACAGCCGCATACTGACTTGCCGCATTGGGATCTACAGTCCACGCTAGTGCCGCAGAACCACTATTACCCTGTCCTTGAACGCTGAATAGCTTTCCAGAGTCTGCAATGATCTTAGGATACTGAACGTTTCCGTTATAATCAATTGATACACCAATAGGTAATGTTAAACTACCATCTGTGCCAAATGTCCATTGTGCTGAGTTTCCATTGGCATTATCGCTACCGATCACAACATTGCCGGTATTAGCCAGTTTTACATACTTGCCGTCATCACCAAAGTATTGGTCAAAATAAGCATTGTTGCCTGTATCAAGGTGTATGTGTGTGGCAACATCGCCACCACGCACTCGAATATATTGTAAATTGCCCACGCTTTCTGTGCCCGGAGCCAGGTACAGGCCACTGCCACCCACTTGATCACCAGTGCCTACCACAGCTTGATCGTCGAATGTGACATTGCCTGTGTTGCCACCACCTCCTCCAGCCGCAATCCAAGTTCCTGTGCCCGACAGCACATTGCTCACATTGCCATCTAGATTGATTGCAGCAACGTTGCCCAGGTTGTCAGCAATGATATTGCCAAACACCTGCAGTCCATCGTGTACAGACACCAGGGTTGAGTCATCGCTGGTGATGTTGTTGATCACAAGATTAACAGCTGACAAATTGCCACCTGTGACATTGCCTGTGGCCGAAATCAATCCACCTGTTAAGACATTGCCGCTGGTGACATTACCTGTGGTTGATACTGGATTGCTACCTAATGCGGCCAAGTTGGCCACAACGTCGGCATTGCCATATGTGGCGGCAATGCCAGTCAATTGACTTCCATTACCAATAAAAAAGTTACCAGAGACATTGGCAGTTGTGGTGATATTGGCTGCTGAAACCAGTGCCGACACAACATTACCTGACAAGCTGAGTCCGGTGGCATTTAAATTGCCACCATTGACGTTTGCTGCACTTGTGATAGTTGATGTTGCTGATATCAATCCACCTGTGAGTACGTTACCACCAGTTACGTTTGCACTAACTGACACAGTGGTGCCTGTGTGCGTAGTTGCATTGACATTGGCGCCACCCAGAATATTACCACCTGTGATGTTGCCTGTGGTGCTGACTGGATTTGATCCCAATGCGGCCAAATTGGCCACAACATTGGCGTTGCCATACGTGGCTGCCAATCCAGTCAATTGTGAACCATTACCAACAAAATAATTGCCTGTCACATTGCCCACAGCACTGACTTGTCCTGCAGTGGTAAGATTGCCAGTGGCTGTGTTCCCTGTAACATTTAGGCTAGTAAGAGTACCCACTGAAGTAATATTGGCCTGGGCTGCTGTGGTCACTGTGCCTGCTGTTGTGGCTGTGACTGCACTGCCAACTGCTATGTTTGACACATTGGCATCAGACACCACAATATTGGCCACCATACCACCATGAATACTACACTGATATTTGTAATTGCCTGTTATGCCATAAGGCACTTTCCAGTACAAGGTGCCCGCTACCTGACCCTGTGCTGCACTGTCAGCCAGCACTGTGCCTGTGGTGGCCACATGTGACAGGCCTGTGCTGTAGTTGGCACCAGCACTGTCTCTAATCAAGAATGGATGTCCAGACACATTTAGATTGAATGCCAGTGTCTGACCACTGGAAATATACAACACAGGATTCAGTGTGCTGGTGCCATACTGATCAAAAATATACCCAGATGAGCCACTGGCTGTGACATTAAGTCTGGTTATGCCCTGCAGATACAATTCATCTGTGGTCAACCCTGCTGTGTTGAAAGTTGTTATGTTACCAAAAGTCAATGAGCCCAGAGCTGAACCATTGCCCACAAAATAACCAGCAGTGACATTGCCTGTGGTTGACACAGGGTTTGTGTCTAATGCAGCCAAATTGGCCACAACATTGGCATTGCCATATGTGGCTGCAATACCTGTCAGTTGTGAGCCATTGCCCAGGATGTAATTACCTGTAATATTGCCACTGGCACTGAGACTTGTGAGAATACCCACTGAGGTGATATTGGCCTGTGCATTTGAAGTAACTGTGCCAGCAGTTGTGGCCGAAGTAGCAGTGCCTGCTGAGGTAGCAAATGTGGCGTTGGCCACTGTGCCTGTGACATTGGCTCCGGTGATTGACGTCAAGGCTGCACCATTGCCAATGATGTTGGCGCCGGTGATGTTGCCAGTGCTTGAGATTGTGCCTGTCACAACCATAGCGTTGGTGCCATAGTCAAATATAAAATTAGTACTGGCACCTGCATTGCCATTGGCGTTGTACAACACCTGAGTGTTTGAACCAGGCACTGTGAGGTTGCCAGAAATATTGCCAGCAAAAGTACCCACAAAATAACCAGCAGTGGTTATGTTGCCTGTGGTTGATATGGTGTTGGCTGTGAGATTGCCTGTGTATGTGGGCAAGAAAGCTCCCACATTGGCATTGCCATAGTTGGCAGGCAGCCCAGTCAGCTGTGAGCCATTGCCAAATATATAACCAGCAGTGACATTGCCTGTGGTTGATACTGGATTAGAGCCCATTGCTGCCAGGTTGGCCACAACATTGGCATTGCCATAACTTGATGCGGCTATGATACCTGTCAGTTGTGAGCCATTGCCCAGGATATAACCACCAGTGACATTGCCAGTGGTTGATACTGTGTTACTTCCAAAATTACTCAGCAATGTGACCACATTGCTGTCTCCATACGAAGTACCGCCTGTGACATTTATTGTGGCCACAGCACCATTGGCAGTGACAGTGACACCTGTGCCTGTGAAATTGATTGCTGTGGAATTCTGTACCACAATCACTCCATTGGCCAGTACTTCAATATAGTTGGGAATATTGCCAGGAGTGATATTGGGACCAACTTCACTGGTGTTTGCAGTTACAGATTGAATTGCAGATGCGGCTGTGTTTGATGGAGGCAGCACTGGCACAACAGGCGCAGTGCCAGCATTAGCAGACTGTCCAGCCCCCGGTCCTGGCGGCACAGCAGGCGGCGCCAATTCAGGAGGCCCCACTGGAGTTCTTGCAGAGGCAATTTGTCCAGTCGTGCCCGGCCCTGGTGGCACAGCGGCCGGAGATCGATCCAGTGGTCTAACTACAGCTGATGTTAAGGTACCAGTATCTACAGGGGTGGGTCCTTGTGTGGCCATTTTGTTGTCTTTCAGTTATGATACTGATATTTATCCGGACCAGGGATCAAACGTATCTAGTCTAGAAAACCGTCACCTGGTCAATATTTAGCAACCAAAACATTGAAAATACCACTCCGTTATTGTCAAATCTTGCACCGTAAATACCTGGCCCTACAGGGCTTAGGAGAATCACACTTGAGTAGACAAAGAGCACAAAAAGCACAAAAACGTATGAACCTGGAAGTAGCAAACACCATAGCCTTTAACTCAGCGCCGCGAACACACACTCGCCGCATTGACTTGATCCCTCGCACACGAAATCAAGAACGCTTGGTCATGGCTTTGCAAGATCCAGATCAACATATCGTAGTCACAGCAGGACCTGCTGGAACAGGTAAAACGTACCTGGCCATGCTGGCCGCTGTTAAGAATCTAAAAGAAGGAGCATGCGATCGAATAGTGCTGACAAGACCCGCAGTGGGTGTGGAGGGAGAGAGTCATGGCTTTCTTCCAGGCAACCTAGTTGCCAAAATGGAACCTTGGACTCGTCCATTACTGGACGTCATGCGTGAATACTATAGGCCACAAGAAATCGTGGCCATGATTGAAGATCAGATTCTGGAAATATCTCCTCTGGCATACATGAGAGGCCGGACCTTCAAAAATTCGTGGATCATCGCAGACGAAATGCAGAATGCAACACCAGCACAGGTCAAGATGCTGATGACACGCATTGGACAAAACTCCAAGATTGTAATAACAGGAGATGTGGATCAAGCAGACCGTGTTCAGGGCGACAATGGCCTGTACGATCTATGTGCAAAACTGACTCAAACGTCAGTGGCAGGAATTGCTGTGTGCGAAATGCAAACTCGTGATGTGCAACGCCACAGCATCATTGGGTCAGTGTTGAAACTCTACGCAGTGTAGGAGGTGATTATTGCATAGATTTCCCGCCAATTTTTAACTACAGGGTACGGGCACTCATGATTCATGTTGTGCCCGTGTTCCATTAATATACTCTGCAAACCCAGACGATGTCCTAGGTCCGCATTTTCCGGCTTGTCCTCAATCCAGTGGAGTCCTGATCCTGCATAAGGTTCCAAGGCCGAGTCTTTGTCTGCACCTGTAGCCAAACAAGTCACACCTTCGAACGCAGTCTTACCAAACAGTTTGCGCAGATTCATTTCACGCAGACGCTTGGCATTGACATCTGTGCTGAGGCTGGTGATGCAGTGAAACACATATCCATGCTCTTCATGCAGGCGTTTCACATAGAACATGGCATCGCGTAGCGGTGGCAAGAATCCAATGGCAGCTGATTCGTTGAACATGGTGATTAGTTTGCGACCTTGATCTCGGTCTATACCATAGCGTGTGCCAATGTCGTATTCAAATTGGTAACCGTCTTTTAATACAAATCCGTGTTCTTCCATCCAGATTGAAAATGCATATTCCCAATCAAGCAACACGCCATCTGCGTCAACTAGGATCAGGTTCTTTTTTTGTGTTGACTTCAACTTCGTATCCGTTCTCTTTGAATAATCGTTCTATTGTGGCAGCATAATGCTGATGATAATAACCAGCGATTCGGTCAAAATCTCTTGGCACTTGAGTACCTGCCATGTTGGCTTTGACGACTTCTAATTTTTTGAAGTCAAGTATTACATTGCAAGTTTGATGATCATGCATTTTCAAGTTTTTGGCCACTGTCATGACTTCGTCAATCTTGCCATCAGGTTTGGTCACGTAGGTCAAAAGTAAATATCTCACGGGATATTGCACAATTCAACAATGGTTGCACTCAAATTGATTTCTGCGTCAGCCACTGAGTTGTGATTGACCAGGCCCTGTCGGATGATCACAATTGCTTGATCCTGGCGCTCAGGAGTGGTACCCCACAGTTCCAAATTGTCATACATCCAACGAAACACGTCTTCGGCCTCCTCTGGTGTGCTGTTTTGACAAATCAGTGAGCGAGCCTGTCTGGTTTGTCCACGCTTGAACAAGTCCACACTGTCCAGTTTCCAATCACCTGCACTTTTGTCTGTGGCGCTGGGAGCAACCAGGGTGCCGTTGGTGCTGTTTTGTTGCAACAGATTCAGGCATTTTCTCAAGTCAGGATATGTGGCCTTGACATAGGTGTCCAGCACGTCCAGATCAAACTGCACATTTTCTGTGACCAGCACTGTGGCAGCACGAGCCGTGAATTCAGTGTGATCTGTTTTGGTGATATGAAAACCTTGCAGTCGGCTGTGTAATGGGGCAATGATCTTGTGTGGATAGTTGCAGGTCATTATGAATCGCACAGTTCTTGAATAGTCTTCCATCAAGTTGCGCAAGGCTGGCTGTACTGACTGATTGTTCATGTAATCAGCTTCGTCGATCAAGACCACTTTGAAGTCACCAAATGGCATGGTTTGACAAAAGTTGATCAATCGATCAATCCACTCAATCTTGCGACCTTCTTTGGATCCATTCACATACATCACATCATATTCATCCACACCCAATTCATTGATCAACATCTTGGCCAGGGTGGTCTTGCCTGTTCCGGCAGCACCACTCAACAACAAGTGTGGAATTGATTTGGCTAGAATCCAACTGTCTACTTGTTCACGTTGTGCTTGATCAACAAACACATAACCATCCACTGTTCGGGGACGATATTTTTCTACCCATAGCTCTTGCATTTTGTCACCTTGACTTTAAAACTTTCCACATCTGTTGTTGCTCTTGTTCCAACAGCCATTCTTCTTCACCAGAGAACTGTCCAATTTTGGACAACATCTCGTCCACAGCAAATTTTACACGATACAGGTCTTGTTTGCAAGGCCAGTTTACCCAACCTGTCATGTGTGGATCAGTTGCGCCATGGTACATGCGTTGGCATTCGTCAATCACCTGATTCACATTCCAATCTTTGGTCATCGTTCTTTTCGTTCAACGTGAATGGCATCTGAGAATGTGGCATCTGCAGGACGTTCATCTGCACTCATTAGTATGTCTTTGGGATCAATTTTTCTGATGGTTCGTTTACCCCCATCATCTTCGATATCCAGGCCACGGGTCCAACGCCCATGTGCCACAAGAATCCACTCGCCCACATGCACATCCTGCTGCTCTGGACCAACAGCATAAACCCTGCCCCACCTTGGACGGATACCTGAGCTTTTGCCATTGTCATTTAGTAATACAATACCGCCATTTGACAGTCGTTCATCAAAGGTCATGTCCTCCACAAGCACTGAATCATTTAGTGCTTGTAACCGGCTGACTCTGTGTGCTGAATATGCTGCCTTCATTAGTCTAGATGCCATTTGTGTGTGGATGCCTGAGTTTGTTGTCGATAATGTGTTTGCACAGGCTGGTTCTGCACTGCCACAGGCTGATTGCGATCGTTGATTACTTCGCCGCGAGCATTGACATTCATATTGCCAACAGCTCTGACGTTTTCATTTTGCAACATCAACTTGCCCATGTCTACCATTTTGCCTTGAGAACTTTTGTATATCATTTGTGTCATCGGAATCTCCTAAAATTGTATTTAACGCAGGAACTCTTGTGGGTCTAAATCATAGTACATTGAGTCAATTCTGTGTACTCCCAAGAGGTACAACACATAACTGGCCACCGAGCTGCCACGTCCCACACCCCAAATCATGCAGTTGGCATGTAATGTGTCCACAAGATATTTGAGATAGCGTAGCAAATCAAACAAATTGCGTTCCTGGAACAACAGCAATTCTTGACCACAGCGTTGTAGTTTGGCATCTGAGTCACACAGGCCTAAAATGTATTCAGCAATGTCCATGTGTCGGTATTCGACGGGCATGTGCCAGGCATTTTGTTTGATTGTATCAAATTCCGCCACAGTCATGTCTGTGAATGCGTATTCAACTAGTTCAGGTATCTGTTGCAAATATGTCACTGCTGCCGATAAATTCACATCTGGTTCTACCAGCATACTAGACAACTGTTCCACAGTGCGACCACGCATGATCATGTTCACAAGATCTGTCTCGTTGTAGATGATTTGTCCGTATTGATCAGTCTTCATTTTTTGAAAAATTAGCAAACACCACAGTGTTGGCAGTGGGCTCAGCAGTGTCTTCAGGCCAGGTCAGGCCATACTCAATCCAGGCATTGGGCACAACCTTGACCACATTGTCTCCCACATCTCCCACGTCCACAGTATTGTGTTGCACAGTGGACGCATGCCACCAACCTTCCACACGGAATGGTCCAGGCGAGTCTTCATCCTCGTCGTGTTGATACCAAACTGAGTCACCCAATGCGCTCATGAGGTCTAAACGTGTTACTGCCATGCGTCCTTCCATGATGGCGTTGAGTTTGTAGTATAGCATCATGCCAATGATTTGGTCTACCGGTTCTTCAGGCAAGGTGGTCACATTGATGCCCATGATCTGCATCATTTCGGCACGTTCTTGCAGAGCTTGATTGATGAACACAGTGTTGGCCAGTTCGCCATGCATGAACATTTTGAGTCGATCCATAGCAATGTTGGTGTTAACGGCATCCGTGGTCTTGGTCAGCAGACTCATGCTGATGGAATAACTGTTCAGTTGCAGACGGTCATCATAATAGATGCCGGCCAGGAAGTCTAGATCGTATTGTAGTCTAACGTTCATTGGATATTGATCTTGTTGTCGAAGTTGGCATCGCCTTGAGCCTTTTGATAGCTCTCTTGCAATTTTTGTTGATACATGTTTTGATAGTTTTCCATGGCCATGCGTATTTGGTTACACAAGTGACCATTGCCGGTCCGGGCAGCTATGCCCAGTTTCTTACTGAGTTCGCTGACCTGAGTGCCCAGCTGTTCCAATGTTAGATCATCAAGTGAGCCTATTAAAGGATGTTCCATGTGCTTATTTTACAATGGAAATCTCTGTTAGTCAATCAATTTGATCAACCCCAATTGCCCACACTGGTCACAGAACTGGTGCCCAAACTGACCAATCTGAAATAACTGCCGGCCAACACAGTGGGAGCACCTCCTGCAATGGCGCTGAATTGAATTTGCGGGGTGAGTGTGGTGGCAGAATTGGTACGAATCATACCACGCAATACCACTGTGATGTTTTGGTTGGTGTTAGTGCTGGCCGCAGTGACCACTGTAGCAGTGGCGGCTGTGCCGTAGATTCTGCTGACTGTGCCCAAAATATTGCTGGCAGTGCTGGTGGTTTCGGCAATGTAACTGATACCAGTAAGAGCACTGGTTGAGTTGAACAACACACTGAGTGTGCGACTGGTAGCGCCTGCACTTCTAGTGATATAGTACACAGCATCAAACAAATAAGTTTTTGTGGCACTGAGATCAATGGCACCATTGGCAGTGGAATTGAATACCTGTTGAGCTGTGGCCACATCACTGGCTGTGTAAGGACTGGTCAAAGTGATGAAATGCTGTGCGGCCAGCACGCCTCGATTGGATGATGGAGTAAAGTAGGCCACAGCACCATCATATTCCTGGGCACCGTTCAGTGGCACACTTAAATTTGTGCCAGCAGCAAACAGCACCGGAGCCTGGCTGGCAGTACCTGTTGTGGGATGAACAAATCCGTTGATATTGCCACCTGTGACATTGCCCGACACTGACACTGTGGTACCTGTGTGTGTGGTTGCATTGACATTGGCACCACCCAGGATGTTGCCACCTGTGATGTTACCAGAAGAACTGATTGCACCACCGGTCAATAAGTTGCCACCGGTGATGTTGCCAGTCACACTCAGTGTGGTATAAGTGGCTGATGTGAAATTGGTCAGTGCGCGATTTAGGTCAAATATGGTAATGGTTGTGCCGTTGTTGTAGCTGCCAAATGCAAATTCATAAGTGCCTGCGGCAGCAAATGTAATAGTGCCTGCTGAATATCCTTGCAGTCCTGAAGTGCCCAGCGACACCTCTGCTGGCAAGGTCACAGTGTAAGCAGGATTGGCAATAACGATCTGCAGTTTAAGATAACCGTAACTGCCTGTGGCTGGCCATCCGGAGAAACTCAAAGAAATTGAACCAGTGGTGGTGATGGTTTGATAGTGGCCAGATTGATAGTTAACAGCAATAGATCCCGATGTGCCACTCACTGTATTTTTCACTGCACTGAATGCTTGAATTTGAGCAGCATAGATCAAAGCATTGCCCATGTTGTTGTTCAAGGTTGTTCCTGACAGCGGAGCCTTCAATAGCACGTTGTTCTGCAGGTCTGTGATTTCAGCAGCCGCGTCTTGAAAGTTTACCTTGATATTGGTAAAATTATCTCGAAAACCTTGACTGTTGTTGTCTTGTCCGGCTACTGGATATGATCCATCGATGTTGTTGGGGTTGATAGCACTTGTCATTTATGATCCTAATTATTCCAATATATTAGCTTTGGGAAATACCAGATATTTATCCAAACGATCTGTGGGATCGTACATATCCACCGGCACTTCAAAAGCCATGCTGCCACCATCAAATATGGTTTCTGTTGTGACCACAGTGGGCACCGGCAACCAGCTGATACGTGTGTATGAAGGGCCCGGTGACCCTGGATAATACAAATAAGCTGATCGATATTCGTCTCCGCGTGTGACCTGTACATAGTCATTGAGCACAGTTTGCTGGGTCAGTGTCAATGTCACTACGGTGGTCACAGGATCCACTGAAATGGTCCAGATGGCCATGCGTTGATCTACTGTGCTGAAATCTCCGCCAGGAATGGTCACAGCTTGGTCAAATGTTTCGCCTGTAGCGTCAAAACCGCTGGTGTCAAAAGGGTGTAGATAATTTTGCCAGGCATCATCAATATTGTTGTAATCTGGATAAGTTTCTTGATTGACAAATATCAAGGTGTTGCCATCTATAGTACGAATATTGCCGTCTAGACCGCCTAAATTTTCAATATAATCCAAGGTACGCTCGTTCACATCAGCAAAGGCCAAATTGGTGCCTATGTCAACAGTGCCCAAGAAGATATAACTTGATGTGTCGAATCGATCAAATGTGGTAAGACTGGGATTCGGAGTCCACTGTTGTGTTTCAGTATCCCAGTTACGACTCAGTTTGCGATTCAAGATGTATCGATCAACCTTGAAGTCCACGCGATTCAACTGAGTACCAAAATATTCTTGCATGTAGTAGGCAATCTGTGCTGATCTATCAGGTTTGGTGTAGCAAATCACCCAGGCTGGAGTGAATCCCAACACTCGACCATTGCTTTGTTTTGAAGTCATCCATAATGGCAGCTTGGTACTGATTTGTCCCACAACGTCTATCACTTGATCTCGCATGTTCACAAGACTGTTGGGATAAACAGAATTAATTTCTTTGGTGGGATCTGTAGGATCCGTGATGGCATATGGTAGTGTGACAATTTTGTTCACACTTTGTCCTTGATTGTTCACCAGGTTGTCTTGAATTTTACTGTAAACAACTTCGTAGATCACGTTGCCGTCAGCATCAAGAGCCTGAGCGGTGTTGATTTCTCCCAGCACCAGTTCTTTCCAGTAGTGATTGAGATACAGACTTTCAACATAGCGTGCCTGAGTTTCTGGTGCTAGACCAAACACATGCTGATACACCACTCGACTGGACAGTCCAAAGTTGGGGTCGTCGGGTCTAAAAATATAATCAGGAACAAAAATTTCTTGATCGGTCAACAAACTGTCAATCAGCACACGATCATTTTCTGGTGGCATGGCCTGCACTGTGAGATTTTGATATGGTCGGTTGTAGACACGTATGACCTTGACTCGAAAAGTTCGAAAGGCCGATACCACATCTCGTGCGCCGGTGGCCTGCATCACTGGCACCAGACTGGCACCACTACCACCAAATCCTGCAGTTATGGTTATGGTTGCTGGAGCAGTATAACCTGCTCCTGAGTTGGCCACAGCGACTGATGTGATAGCACCACCACTGACTGTGACATTGCCAGCTTGTGCGGTGACCGCTGCGGCACCCACAGGAGAATTGAATTCTATCACTGGAGGACTCACAGAACTGTAGCCGGTACCACCATTGGCCACTGTCACACTCTCAACCTTGTACAGTGTCTGAGCTGTGTCTAATGCATAGGCATTCACCGTGAATACAAATGTGCTGTCAAATGTGGTTCCGCTAACAGTGGCATTGAGTACCACCGACTGAGTGGCATCAAAAGTGGTGGTTCCCATGTCAACTGCAAATGTGTTGAATGACACATCACCCACTATGTCTCCGCTGGGCAGCAGTTGCAGTCCTTGGGGCAATTCATTGTATGCGCCACTTTTGAGTCTGTAATTCAATTGTCTTCCGCCACGATTGACCGCTTGTACGTTCAACAAACTCACACTGCCATTTTCAATGCTGCCAAGATCACTGGCCGTGAGCCAGGTGACTTCGGCATCGATGGCTCCACTCACAGAGAGTATGAACGGATATTGACTGCTGACCACCACTAGTTCAGCTGTGAATGATCCCGACGCTGTGGTTAATGACACAGCCGTTGTGCTGTTGAGATTTGTGGCCACAGTAAATTGTGTACTGTTGATCACCTGGAGTACATAATAAATTGTGGTGTCGCTGGCGCTTAGTCCACCAACAGGGTTGCCAGAAAATTTAATGGCTGTGCCTGTGCCCAGTTGTGCGGTGCTATTGCAAGTGATGAGATTGGTACCAAATGTGGTGGCAGTGCATGTGATAGGCGTGCCAATAGGATCCCTTTGTCTCACAGTGATGTAAAAACTGTACTCTACCTGTGTGACGCCCTGATCTGGCACGTATCCATACAACCATCCAGATTTGGGATCAAGTGTGAGTCCTGGTGGCAATCCTGACCCTTGATTTACCGAAATACTATAACGCAGGTCAACCGTATCATAATCGTCGCCTACAAATTGATAGGCATAATAATTGTCTCCACGTACGGTGCCAAGATTGTTGGGCGCAGCGTTGGTCAAAAATGGCGGCCTAACAGTGGTTTCATCTGCGGTGACCGCGATATTGTCTGTTGTGATTGTGGTGTTGTCACCAGTAAGAGAATCTCTATTGTACACAAAGAAATTGAATGTACGAAGAGTACTGCTTTTGCCGTCGGTCACTTCCAGAGTGAATTGATAATTCTTGTTTATAGCAGCCACTATAAAATCATAAGGAAACAAATCTTCAGGAGTGAGATCATAGCCCACTGGTTGGTTTACATTGGCTGCTGGCTCTATATATCCATACAACAAGCCCTCGGACGACACAGTGACTCCACCAGGCAGTTGTCCTGACACCAGTCTCACAACTTCAGTGTCGCCGGGATCAGTACCAGCTAGAACAAATTGAAAATCTATTAGATCTCCGTCATAGTAGGTACCAATACTGCCTGCTGGTGTGACAAAATACGGTATATTGTTGCCGGTCACTGTGAGTGAAAATGTTCGATCTCTTATGCCGTCAAGCACATACACGCCGTTGACATAGTTTTGTGTGTAACTTCTGATGGTAAATTTGCTGGTTATGTTTTTTGACACTTGTAAAGGCACACCAGAAATGCTGGCCACAGCTTGTGGCACACCTTCAATAAGTCCGTTGTCGCTGATTTGAATGCCTGGCGGCACACTACCAGCTTGCAATTTGTAAAGCACATGTTGGGTAAACACAGTGTTCATGAGTCCCGTGCCTGTGGTCAATACAACAGGAGTGGTGGATCTTTCTGTGGCAGCAATACTGAATTGTGTGCCATTGGGTACCGACAGCACAAAATATCTCACAGTAGAACTGATACCGCCAAACACAGTGCCCGAAAATATGACATTGAGTCCAGGATAAATGCCCTGGGTGCTGCTGCAAGTGATAAGATTAGTGGTTGCTGAAGTGGCAGTGCATGTGGGCGCAAAGCTCAAGGGAGGTGTATACGCCAACAAAACTTGTTGATAAAATATGCTTTCTGGTATGGTGCCCAGACTGCCTGCAGGGGTGATCCACTCGGGTTGTGACATATTTTAAAGTATCACTGCAATAATGATTTTATTGCCTGGTTCAAGATTGGTTTCTAGAGACTTGGCAAACACAGCCTGTGCATAAGAACGATCTCGTCCCACGCTGTGTGCAAAACCTGCTTGGCTGCTGGTAACCAGACTGTCACCTTTGGTCACTGGGCCTGTTAGTTTGACCGGAACCTGCCCTCGCAAGGCCACTGGTATTCCAGCCATACCAGCGTTCATCAAATGAGCCGGTTGGGTAGATATTGCACCAGCCACACGTTCATCGCCTAATTCAGTGGTCACAGTGATCTGTTTACTACCACCAAATATGACCACGGTACCAGGTTCATAATTGTGATCTGATTCATAATTTTCAGCCAAGTCAGCGTATAGTGCGGTGGTAGCGGTGGCAAACAAACGATTGAAATAGGTGGCACTGGATCCAATATTGCCCACACCATTGCCGTTGGCATTCACAATGTTGCCTACTGTGACTGTACCAGTTGATACTGTCAAGTTGCCACCTGTGATGTTGCCAGTCACACTCACTGTGGTACCTGTATGTGTGGTAGCATTGACGTTTGCGCCACCCAGGATGTTGCCACCTGTGATGTTGCCAGTCACACTCACTGTGGTACCTGTGTGTGTGGTTGCGTTGACATTGGCTCCACCCAGGATGTTGCCACCTGTGATGTTGCCAGTCACACTCACTGTGGTACCTGTGTGTGTGGTTGCGTTGACATTGGCTCCACCCAGGATGTTGCCACCAGTAATGTTGCCAGTGACCGAAACTGTGGCACCTGTGTGTGTGGTTGCGTTGACATTGGCTCCACCCAGGATGTTGCCACCAGTGATGTTGCCCACAGCCGAAATAGTAGTTCCTGCTGTCAAAGAAGATGTTAGAGTCAATGCACTCACAACATTTGAACTCAAACTCAACCCAGTGGCATTCAAGTTACCACCTGTGATATTGCCTGACACTGATACTGTGGTACCTGTGTGTGTGGTAGCGTTGACATTGGCTCCGCCCAGGATGTTGCCACCAGTGATGTTGCCCGAGGCACTGACTGACACAGCACTCACGCCTGCCAACGAAATTACGTTGCCGCCAATCACGTTGCCAGTGGCCGATAATAATGAACTTGATAACACACTGCCGGTTGTGGAAATCTGAGCGGCGTTGACGTTGCTGGTCACATTCAATATACCGGCAACATTACCACTCAAACTCAACCCAGTGGCATTCAAGTTGCCACCTGTGATGTTGCCCGAAACTGATACTGTGGTACCTGTATGTGTGGTAGCATTGACGTTTGCGCCACCCAGGATGTTGCCACCTGTGATGTTGCCAGTCACACTCACTGTGGTACCTGTTAGCCTTGTGGCATTGATGTTGCCACCTGTGATGTTGCCAGCAGCTGAAATCAGACCACCTGTTAGATAATTTGCTGCTGTGCTATTGCCTGAACTGGAAATCAATCCGTTGTTCAAAACATTACCACCTGTGATGTTGCCTGTGGCTGAAATTAAACCACCGGTTCGAATATTGCCTCCAATGACATTGGCCGTGGCAGAAATCACCGTGCCAGTGACTGAATTGGTAGCATTCACATTGCCGCCGCCAACATTGCCATTGGCAGTGGTAGTACTGAGGTTGGCTCCAGTGATGTCATTGGTTGCTGTCATTGAGGCAGTTGATACAGTGCCCAAAGTAATTATATTACCACCGGTGACATTGCCAGCTGCTGAGATGCTGGCACCAGCTGAAATATTGTTACTGGTAATGTTTCCTGTACCACCCAGTGCATTGCTCACAGTTAAATTGGCAAGTGCGCCAACAGATTGCAACGAACTATTGATAACGTTGGCACTCAAGAGCGAATTTACCAACAAGGCAGCATTGGCACTGGGGTCGATCCCGCTCAATAATGCGCCATTGCCCACAAAATAATTGCCAGTGATATTGCCAGTGGCACTTATAACTCCAGTTACATTGACATTTCCTGTGGAACTGATGCCACCGGCCTGGACCAGTCCAGTTGCAGATAATGCACCTCCGGTGTTGAGATTGGTACCGGTAATGTTGCCTGCTGCTGAAATCAATCCACCAGTTAATAAATTTCCACCAGTGACATTGCCCACCACTGAAAGATTGGTCAACACTCCCACGCCGGTCAAACTACTCAACAAAACGTTAGCACTCAGTGTATTGCCTGTGAGTTGTGCAGCAGGCGCACTGGATGTGATCCCAGTCAGTCCTGACCCGTTGCCCACAAAAACTCCATTGGCAGTGATATTACCAGTGACTGAAATCACATTTGATGTGACTGTTCCGATCACTGTGAGCCCAGTATTGGCCACAGTCATGACGTTTGAAACACCGGCCACAGCAAATGTTATTGTGGAACTTTCGTTGACCACAATGTTGCTGTTGCCAGAAGCAATACCGCGTATGCCCCCGGTGTTGTAAAGTTCCGTGAAATTGTTGTTGGTTTTGGTAAACGCAGTTCTCAGCGGATCTCCAAGCCCGTCGTTGGCAACAGGTCCGATGTTGATGATTTGTTGGGCCATTTTTTCTATCCTAGATCCATTATTTACCAGCTGTGAATCAAGAATTTAATTACCAAAAACACAGGCTAAATACTGTGAATTGGAGTATTTAGAATGTCATATGTGATCAATAACAGTCGTGGTAATATCATAGCGGTAGTACCCGATGGCACAGCCAATACCACTGCTGTCAGCTTGACCCTGGTTGGGCGAGCATTGTCAGATTACGGACTGTACGAAAACGAAAACTATGTGTATCTGTTGGAAAATTTTGCCAATCCCACACCTCCAACTTCGGCCATACTGGGTCAACTGTGGTACAACAGCAGCACAGACACCATCAACACATACAATTCTGCCAATGCTTGGTCACCGTTGGCCAGCCAAGATTATGTACAGGCCCAAAAAATCAGTCCTGTGTTCACCGGTGTTCCAACTGCGCCCACTGCTGCCGCAGGCACAGCTACCGCTCAAATAGCTACCACTGGGTTTGTTGCAAATTCACCTCAAATAAACTCACCTCAATTTTCAGGCACACCCACAGCACCCACAGCGGTTGCAGGTACAAACAACACTCAACTGGCCACCACTGCGTTTGTTCAAGTAGAAAAAGTCAGTCCTGCTTTTTCAGGCACACCCACAGCACCCACAGCATCACCAGGTACTGCCAATACTCAGATTGCCACCACTGCATTTGTGCAAGGAGAAAAAGTCAGTCCTGCTTTTTCAGGCACACCCACAGCACCCACAGCGGTTGCAGGTACTGCCAATACTCAGATAGCTACCACAGAATTTGTGGCAAACTCACCACAATTTGTAGGTGCACCCACAGCACCCACAGCATCACCAGGTACTGCCAATACTCAGATTGCCACCACTGCATTTGTGCAAGGAGAAAAATTTAGTCCTGCTTTTTTAGGCATACCCACGGCACCCACGGCACCCACAGCAACTTCAAACTCGCAAATTGCTACCACTGCGTTTGTGACTAGTTCGCCACAGTTTGTAGGTGTGCCCAGGGCGCCCACCGCTGATTTTGGAACAGACAACACACAAATTGCCACCACTGCATTTGCACAAGGTATAAAAGACAATACTCAATTGACTGGTGTGCCCACAGCACCCACTGCTGCCACAGGCACAAACAACACACAAATTGCCACCACTGCATTTGCACAAGGTATAAAAGACAATACTCAATTGACTGGTGTGCCCACAGCACCCACTGCTGCCACAGGCACAAACAACACACAAATTGCCACCACTGCGTTTGTAAATAATGTTGCTGGTTCTCTTGGAACCATGTCCACACAAAATTCCAGTTCAGTGGCCATCACTGGGGGCAGTATCACTGGCATCACTGCTTTGGCCATTGCAGATGGAGGCACAGGAGCCAGCAATGCCGCAAATGCCAGAACCAATTTAGGCCTTGGCACTATGGCCACGCAAGATAGCAACAATGTGAATATCTCTGGGGGAGCAATTTTTGGATTGACCACTTTTCTTCCCATAGCATCTGGCGGAACAGGAGCCAATACTGCGCCCAGTGCCAGAACCAATTTGGGACTGGGAACCATGTCCACACAAAATGCCAGTTCAGTGGCCATCACTGGGGGCAGTATCACTGGGGGCAGTATCACTGGCATCACTGCTTTGGCCATTGCAGATGGAGGCACAGGAGCCAGCAATGCCGCAGATGCCAGAACCAATTTGAATCTGGGAACCATGGCCACACAAAATGCCAGTTCAGTGGCCATCACTGGAGGAAGCATCACTGGTATCACTGCTTTGGCCATTGCAGATGGAGGCACAGGAGCCAGCAATGCCGCAAATGCCAGAACCAATTTGAATCTGGGAACCATGGCCACACAAAATGCCAGTTCAGTGGCCATCACTGGAGGAAGCATCACTGGTATCACTGCTTTGGCCATTGCAGATGGAGGCACAGGGGCCGGCAATGCCGCAGATGCCAGAACCAATTTGGGTCTGGGCTCAATGGCAGTGCAAGACAGCACTAACGTCAACATCACTGGTGGTAGTATCACAGGATTATCGTCAACCATTCCCATAGCATCAGGTGGTACAGCAGCCAGTACCGCTAGTGGTGCCAGAACAAACTTGGGCCTGGGCTCAATGGCGGTGCAAGACAGCGCCAACGTCAACATCACTGGTGGCAGTATCACAGGATTATCATCAACTATTCCCATAGCATCAGGTGGCACAGGAGCCAGCACTGCCGGTGATGCCAGAAACAACTTGGGTCTAGCCTCGGGTGCTGTGACCACAGTGGGCACCATGGCCACACAAAACAACAACAACGTCAACATCACTGGCGGTTCGATTACTGGCATAACTGATCTGGCCATTGCTGATGGGGGTACAGGAGCATCTGATGCTGCCACTGCCAGAACAAATCTGGGTGTTCCCGATGCTGCCACAGTCAGTATTACCGGCGCAGGAGGACTGACTGGCGGAGGCAATTTGACTGTCAGTAGAACTATTTCTATAGCCAATAACAGCAACGGATATGGCACAAGATATGTGTCAACTGGCAACCCCGCAGGCGGTAGCGACGGTGATATTTGGTATCAAATTTAAATGTCAAATATAATTAGAGCAATTGGTTATACTGGGTATCTTCAGAGGTTGGTTATA